CCCCGTGTTTCACGGTTAACCACCTTTCATTGCGGGTTTACCACAGTATAATCTGCCGAAACATCCGGCATCGTTATATTTATCGGGAAAGAGATTTTTGGGTTACTTAGGTGTTAACCCGGAGGATAATATCCGTCAACACCTAGCATTACCACAACAGGCTTAGCTGGTACTGCTCCTGTAAATTGTACATAGGTTCCAGTATTAAAATTAAAGGTAAGGAGTGTTCCTATCGATACTGATGCAGTAACTGGTTCACTCAATTCAACATTTGTTGTACCAGTAATTGTGCCAATTACAGTTGTTGATGAGCTGATTCCAGCAGCACCAGTTACGGTCTGGCCAGGTTGTACATTTTGTACGGTATCAAGATATAGTACAAACGAAGATGCACTAGTAGTTGCTGTAGTAGTTGCTGTTACTGCACTAGGATCAACTGTTAAATCATAGTTAGTAAACGGAATTTGAAAAACGTTATCAACATATACTTGAATATTAGCAGCACCACCTAAAGTAGCAGCAGAATAAGAAGGCGAGTAAGTTGCGTTTAACGGGCCAAATATATTACTATAATAGTTTCCGCTGCCTAAATTCTGAACTGTAATTCTTGCAGGGCGAACTGTTCTAATTCTTTCCCAACCAATTCTAACTCTAGTTTCTAAATCAAATAATTGAGTGTTATGTCGTATCTGACCGTTAGTAGTGTTTGTGGGACGTTGTAATACTGTACCGCCGGGAAGTTTAAAACTCTGTGTAGAATCTGAAATTAAACGACCATCTGCTTCAACAGCAAAATTATCATCTTGCGGATTATGAGAATCTATTGATTTTCTTTTGTAAAATTTCATAGTTATTAGGCCGTTTGTACATAACTTACTGTAGCGGTGATAATTAAATTCTGACTAGCTTGTGCTTGAATACTGTCACCGTCATTAAGAATAAATCTCTCCGTGTCCATACTGAATGTTTCTCCAGCAGGCAAAGATATTTCATTCATAATCATATTGGCATCACCTGCTGCGACTGCCGCCGGCACTGCCCAAACTGTTACTGTTGCATCAACAGATAAACTTGTATTACATAAGATAATACAAGTGATTGCGTTTTCGCCGGACCCAACAAATACTTCTGTTTTTGCAGTTGAGCTAAGTTGCGAATTTGTGATTGCCATTTTTAATCCTTAGAATATAATTGATAGTACCAGAGCTTTTCTTGCAGAAATTAATTCGCCGCTAGTTGGAACTAATGTACTTGGGTTTTCAAAGCCAGAATATTTAATACCTGTACTACCAGCACCTACAGTTGACGTAGTGTAAATTTTTACAATACCTTGTGCAGGCTGAGGCGGAATAGATGAAACTCCTATACCAATACCATTATTTACAACTACTGTGCCGGTGCCCGATGTTTCTAAAACTAGATCTCTGTTTGCTGAAGCTGTTCTTAAAGTATTGCCTGCAACAATTAATGTGCCTAAAGTAATTACAGGAACACCTGCTAGTCGCTGAACTATCATTGTAGACACTCCGTCAATAACAGTAGTAATATACCCCGGCTGGATATTATTATCAGTTATCGTAATTCTTGTGTCGTTTTGTCTTAATTCTAGTGCTGTTAACGCACTAGTAGCAGTACCTCTTAATGGAGTATTGTCAACGTAATATTTGTTTGGAATATCGTTGTCATCAGTTACTCTTAGATGATAGTTTTGTTGGCCGGCGACGCTGACAACTCCGTTGATTCCGGCACCTAACAAGTTTAGTTTATTGTCGTTGTTTGGGCCGCCGCCTGCTAATCGAATAGAACTGACTTCAATTGCAGCACCTCTATTGGCAGTTTTAATTGCCCATATACCGGTGTACTGTGTTGCTGTTGTTGAAGTTGAGCTCCATGCACGTTCTTCAAAAAGAATAGATGCACGAGTTGCAGTACTGGCATTGCTGCCTCGATCAATTACAAATCCTGATTGTCCGTAGAATGGAGTATTTGCTTCTCCGAAACTTACGCTAGTTCCGGATTCGCCCGAGTTCAAAGTAATAATGTTATCTTTAACTACGGTATTAGTTGTTGCAATATTAGTAGCAGTACCCAATACATTTAAATTGCCAGTAATAACCACTGTGCCAGAACTCACACCCGTATCTAATGTAATGGTGCCGCCCGGGGCAGTTGCCAATTTTAAATCGCCAGAATATCTAATTACATCGACGGCCATGAAAAGTTCCTTTATCGTATTTAGCCACAAATAAGAAAAGGGCCTAAGCCCTTTCCTATATGCTTACTTTAATTAAGCGTTAGCTAATAGAACAGTTGTTCCAGTTGCTGCGGTAATGGTCCACTGTGCCCATGCACCGTCTTCAATCAAGAATGCTGTGCTAGAAGTGACCTGCTTTAGTCTTGCTTTCTTAGCATGTAGTTTGATAACACGATATGTACTGCCATTCCAATCAGTTGCTGTTAGGTCAGCTTCACCTGCTGCGTTAGCTGCACTACCGTCTGCTACTAAACGAACAACACCAACACCTTGTGAGTTTTGAACAACATACTTGTTATTGCCAGCTTGACGAATAACGTCAGACAATAAACGGCTGCTTCCACCTGCACCGCTTAGATAACCTGCTGCACCACTTGCTGGAAGATATGCGTACATTGCTAACCCGTTTTCACGAGCTGCTGCTGTTAATGCAACGTGATAAGTTGCAGTAGTTCCAGTTGTTGCTGGACTAACTGTAACAGTAACACTAGAAGTAGAAGTATAACCGCTACCGCCATTGCTGACGTTAAATGCTGAAACTCTACGATCGGTACCGATACTTAAAGTACCGCTTGCGGCTTCTCCACCTGCAATTTGAGGTGTAGAGCCTGTCCATGTATAGTTTGTAGTTGTAGAATATAATGTACCAGTTGTTAAAACTGTAACTACATTAAAACTTTCACCGCCTACGCCTTCACCATCTAGTTGATAGTTTCTGTTTGCAAAATATTTTTTATGAATTGGACGTCCCATTTTGTTTTCCTTTATAAAATGACGTTCTAGGTCTACGCAGAGGGAACTGCATAAGTTTTTTCTAGTACTATATTTAACAGAAAACGCCCCGAAGGGCGTTTTTAATTTGCTTTTTACAGCAAGTTTGATTAACGGAAGCTAACGTTAGCAGAAGTGATTGCCACTTTGCCTAGGTAGTCAGCAGCGTTACCCAAGCTAGAAGCTGTGTTTGTCAACTCGACGTAACCGTAACGAGTTAAGAAACCAACGACTGGTTCGAATGTAGCTGGATCTAAAACAACTCCAGAGCTCATTAGAGGGATGTAAGGGCAATAGAATGCCGCTGCATCTGCTTCAGATGGGCCTTTGTAACCAATTAAACACTGGTTGTTGTCGTCTGTGTCGCTTAGGTAAGCGTCAACATAGATCTTCATGCTGTTATTCAATGTACCAACAAACTTAGTGTTTGTAGGTGCTTCGAATGTGCCTTCTGTAGTACGAGCAAACGCACTAGTTGTAGCACTTTGTAGGATCGTTAGAGCCTGGTTGCTGATAACAGCCCAGTTTGCAGAACCACGACGTGTACGCTGAGCAATCAAGTTAGCAACACGGTTGATCTGAACAGCTAAAGCAGCGTGTTCGTCACCAACGAATGTAGCAGTACCAGATACAGCAGCTTGGTCATAAGTCTGTTCAACTGAACCTAAAGCACGTAGACTAGCTAGAACTTCTTGGTCAATTTCAGCAGTAATTTCTTGTGCTAGAGCAGCCATGATTTCTGCTTCGATATCAATGCCGTGCATTGCTTGTGCATCTTGTGCAGCCTCGAATGTCCAACGAGCGGATAGCTTACGGCTCTTCGCTTCAACTGGAGCTTTCAAGATCTGAATGCTCATACGCTTACCAACTTGGCCTTCTAGGACCGCAGTTGTTTGGGCTTTAGGTGTTGCGTTAACTCCGTTACCAGAGTAAGCAGCAGCTAACTTGAATGGGCTTAGTGCTTCATCACCAGCTACTACGCTGTCACCAGACGATGTGTCTGCATAACGTACACGTAGAGTATGGATCTGTGCAACTGGGCCAGTCATAGGTTGAACACCAACGATTTCGTTAGCGATAACTGTCGGCATAACACGACGAATTACCGGTAGAATAACGCGGTTTAAAGTCGCGATATTACCAGTGCTTGTAGCTCCTGCTGTTGCAGATTCAGCCAAGTACTTACGAGTATTCTCTAAGCATACGCTCATAGAAGACTTGCGGTTACCTGATAGGCCTTCAAGCAGAGCTTCTTTGGTCTCTGACCATCTTTCATTTAATAATTGTGACATTTATGTCTCCTTGAATTTAAATTACTTTAGACCCGCGAGTTTGCGGATATCTAAAATGTTATCTAAGCCTACCTGTGGCTGTTTTGTTTCGCGATCTCCAGTTATTTCGGTGCTTTCAGAAAGCATTTCTTTAGGCTGTTGTTTAGCCTTTGGTGCAACTTTCTTCATACCACCTTCCATTACTGCTGGTAGGTATTTGTCAAATGATTCATTCAGTTTTGCAGTCTGTACAGACTCTAGCAATTCTTTCATGATCTCTCTTTTGTCAGCACTTAGTGGTGCTAACAGTTCTGCCATTACTTCTTTACGAGCAGCAACATCTCGGGCAACACGAATTTCGCGGTCCTTAGATTCTACTAACTTTGTCTTTTCTGTAGCGGCATTTTTTGCTTCGGCAAGCTCAACTTCTTTCTTGTCGATAATCTTTAACAATTTTACTGTTTCAGATTTTTCGTTAAGATAGCTTGAGCTATACTCTTGTGCAAATGCTTCAAATAAGCGGCGTCCAAATGCATTAGAACGAGCACTATCGATATCTTCTTTCAATTGCTTGATTTCTGATTTCAATGTCTTTGTGACTGTGTTCTCTACAATTTCGGAACTACGCTTAATAAATCTAGTCTTGATCTCATCGAATTTGATTTTTGCTTCGCTTACTAGTTTAACTCTCGCTTCTGCTAGTTCACGTTTGTCTTGTGCAAATTCATTGATTTCACGTGCTAAAGCTGTTACAATGAACTGCTCTAACTTAGTAAAATTCTCAGAGACCTTTTGACGATCACTTTGGAATTCCACCAATTCTTTTCCAAGCTGACTTAGAACGAACGACTCTAGTACTCTAGCGTCTCCGGACATTTTCTGGTGATATGCAACCTTAGCTTCCGCTAATGCTCTTTTATCGCCAGCAAGTTCAGCCATTTCTACGGCCAATCTCTCGCTAACCATCTTGTCGAGTGCTTCAACCATAACAGTCTTATCATGACTGTATTTTTGAGCAAACTCTTCACGAAGTTCAGCAGTTAATTGGTCGCGATTCTCTTGGATCTTCTGATTAAATGCAGTTTCAATCGAAGACTTAACGTCTTCTGACATCATACCACTCTCGACCAGCTGTTTGAATGCGTCCAACATTGCTATGTCTCCTTAGGCTTTTAAGCCATTAATAATATTAAGCATCGCCTCGCGGAGATGCTTTTGTGCCTTTGGATCTTCTTTAACCTCTTGCCCCACCCTAAACGCTCTAACCCCACCACGACTATTCATCAGGTGTTCATAGATTGGAGTAGGATAAGCTCCTGGAGCAGAAGGCTGAGCAACAATATCAACAGTAATAATTTCAAATTCTGCTACTTCGCCAGTGCTGTCATTGACATTTCCGCTGCCACGACTAGATACGCCAAGTTTTACGCCTGCTTCGAGCATAGTACGAATTAAATTGCCCATCGGTGTAGGTAAGATTTTCATCTTACTGTAGCCATTAGGACCGTCCATCCACATATCAGTAATCATGTGTGACACGCGGTCCAAATTTACTTTTAAGTCATCAGGATGATCAACTTCACCTAAGACACTATAACCGTTTTGAATCTGGTCATTTAGAGTTTTTACAGCGTTAGTAATCTCTCCGACAGGATAAACCCGCTGATTTGCATTTCGAATGCCGCCTTGAATGGAGATGCCTTTTAGATAAAGGTTCTTCCCGTCCTTGTCGTCAGATTCTAAAACTACTCTAGCCTGATCAAAACTTAGTGTTTCTCTTAGGTATTGAATTTGCTTCATCCTAATTTCCTATTATTGTCTACGGTCTGCTGGAGACTTGGTGTATGCTTGACCTTCGCCAGCACCCCTCTTCTCTGCTCCGTGTCCTGCACTGTTCTTACCAAATGCATCACCTTTGTAGCCGCCTGGCTTATTCAAGTGATCTTTTGTGAATTCACCTCTTTGTCCACCAACTAGGCCTTCACCGCCTTTAATACCAGCTTCTCCGCCCTTACCACCTAAGATGTTATGTGCAGATGCTGTTGTTGTTGGGCGTCCTTTTGGATTTTGCAATCCTACGCTCTTGGTGTTTGTGCCGCCTTCTTCGCCACGGCCTCTTTTATCAGCACCGTGACCTGCAGAAACAGTTTCTACGTATTCACGCATAAACTCGTCGCCGCCTTCTTCGTCGTCAGCTTCTTCGCCTTCTTCGTCGTCAGCTTCTTCGCCTTCTTCGTCGTCAGCTTCTTCATCGCCAAACATGTCATCATGTGCTGGCTCGCCCTTTTCGTCAGCCATCAAAGCTTCGAATTCAGACTTTAGTTGTTCTAATTCTGATTCTAAATCAGAAATGCGTTGTTCTTCAGAACCACCACCTTCAGCACCTAGGTCTCCGTCCATATCGGCGTCGCCGCCCATATCGTCCATTCCGCCCATAGCGTCTGGATCGGAAACATCAGAAGCGAATTTGTCACCAGCGTCACCGCCGATTTCAAGTGTAGTTTCTTCTTCTAAATCATCTCCCATAGATTCGTCCATTTCCTCATCCGAGTCCATGGCTTCATCCATCTCTTCATCTTCCTCCGCCTCTTCGGCGATCATGTTTTCATATATTTCTCTAGACTTCTCTACAACGATTTCATGGAATAATTCATTCGCCTTATCCATTTCCTCGTTGACTAGAAGATCTAATAGTTGTTCAAACTTGTTAGACATTGCGGGTTTCTCCTTAAATTAGATTGGCAAGGCTGTCGATGTATTTACAGCCAAGGTGTAATAGTTATGTGAAATAGGCCAAAAACAGTCAGTTCTTGACAAAGACAGGAGAATACGTGCCTGAGTTGAAGTGTTTCAACAGAAATATTTATTGATTAGACAATCGAATTATATGTACAGTTTACATTGCAGCCGCTTCAGGCGGTGGGGCTGCATACATAATCTTAACAAACTCTAATTGTTCTTTCTGTTCTTTTACTCTGGAGTCTCCTGCTTTTCTTAAATTATTAATCATTCCTAACGTTAGTCTAGTCTTGCGTAAGTCTTTAGACTTAAGAACACTGATATTATCTTCAAGAGGATTATATCTGTCATCTTGAGACATGCCTTCGTTTTGGTTAAAATAGATGAATTCATTAAGTAGCATGTTGATATTTATCCAAATTATGCTGCGGGAGGAGTTTGTGCAGGTGCTGTGCCAGCAGCGGGCATTCCGCCAGCAGCTTCTGGACCGCCAGGCATTCCTTCAGGTGCTTCGCCTGACTGACCTAATTCATTTACATCGCTATCCATGCCGCCGCCTGTGATGCCTGCACTACGAAGTTCTGCATTTGCATTAGGTGCTTTTGCACTTAATCCGTTTTCTTCTTTCCATAGCTCTTCGTTTTCTGCCATTTCTTCTTGGCTTAGTCCTAAGAATCTTTTTAGTGCAAAGCGTTTACTGATATGCGGAATTGCAACAATACTGCCAAAACTGGCAATACGTGCCGTATCCATTTCAGTTTGTCGGTAGGCAGCAAAGTTTTGCGGGGGATTAAATTGTAATTCAAATACGTTTGGATCAAAATTAATGCCCTTACGCTGCATATAACCTTTGAATTCTAAATCAAATACTTCATTTAAATTACTTTGGAGTCGTTCGCAATACTTGTTGAATCGTAATTCTTGAATGTAGGCTGTTCCAACTCGACCATCATTAAAGCTAGATCCCCCATCGTCAGGCCCTGTAGGTAGATAACTTGAAGGTATGCGTAGAGCACGAAACAGCTTATTAGTAAAATATCTAAGATCATCAATTTCTCCTAAGTTAGTACCGCCTGGAAGAATTTCAACTTTACTGCCGCGACCTTCTGAAGTCTGCGGGAAAAAGTAGTCTTCGTTGATACTTAACGGGTTGTAGCTACTGTCAATAACAGTCTGTCCACCTCCAGTAACTGAAGGAATTCGTCGCTGATTAACTTCGTTTTTAACACGCTCAACAAAAGACATAGCAAGGTGACTTGGCATATTACCAACGTCAATATAAAATACTCTACGTTCAGGAGCACGTTGAACTCGATAGATAATAATGGCATCTTCTAATAATTCTTTTTGTTTGTAAACTTTAAAGATACTTTCTAATAAACTATTTCCAAAAGGAAAATTGTTATCCATACCTTCGCTCATACTCAAATGCACAACATGCTCTGCATCAATTGCCCACTGGGTTTGATTAACTCCGAAGCGGTTTCCGATATTTGTAGGATAAGTCCCGGTCATGCCTTTTCCACCACCACCGCCACCCGAGTAAGGTGTAGCTGGTCCTGAGTTAGTTGCACCCGGAGCAATTTGTGTTGTACTTAGATTTACAAAGTTTGGATTTAGATCACGAATAACATATTGCTCAGGCTCTTTACCTTGGCTTTCGTTAACAATAATTTTGTCAACTTTGCCTGGATCTACATACATCCAAGCATTTGTTTCTGGATCACGTATAAAGAAACTGTCGCCGTATTTGAATGCATTGCGAACAATTTTAAAAATACGATTCTGAAATTTGTTTAACTTAGTCCACTGTTGCAGATACTTTTTAATAATCTTAATTTCAGTAGGAGTTGCTTGATCTTTAAAGAAAACTTCAAACGGTGTTCCGTTGTCATCATTTAGCTGACAACAAAACTCTGCTAAAATATCTAAGGCAGCATTAACTTCACTGTCACTGTCCATTGTATCGTATTGACCATAACGCTCTAAACGATTAGGATGTCCCGAATATACATCGGGAAGATAAGAGCTGTAGTTTAATCTACTACCGGTTGGGCCGTCGCCGCCGCTGCCGCTAATTGGGCTCAGTGTTCCAGATGTATTAACTGGTGTGAAGTATTTTTTCCAAGACATAATTAAATTAATAGATTCCCGTTTAGACCTCTGATAGCATCTAAGTTTCTTCTGGAGAAATCTGTACTATCACGCATGTAGGCTAGCATTTGTGCTGTTTGCTTATTTAACTGTTGCAGCTCTGTTAACAAATCTTTAGAAGGTGCATCAACTGCTGTGTCTGTTTTGGTTTCACTTTTACCAAATATCGATTCTTTAATACTAGCAAACATGTCTTCACCCGGTGATGACTTAGTTTTTTCAGTTTCCATTTGTTGCATTGCTGCTGCAAATGAGCTTAATTCATTAGATATAATTGATTTGAAGTCCGGCATCTTCATATCCAGATTAACGGGGATTTTATTACCATCGGGTAACGGAACAAACGCTTCGTTCTTTCCTACCTCGGCCGCTTTTATTAGCTGGCCGCCTGGTTTGGCTTTAACAATTCCGCCATCGGCTGCACCCGGAATCGAACCAGAATCATATCCAGTACTATTGTATGCAGCACTATCTGCATCGGGTTGATTTTTTTTACCAAACAAACTAAAACTATCCCAAGCCATTTGTAACAGCTTACCAAGTCCTTCTGCGATCTGCTTGCCAACTTTTTCTCTACCCTCTGGAGAGAATAAGTCCTTGACAAAATTAACAACCATTTCTAATCCTGCTTTGATCGCCGGCATATTTTCTTTTGCAAACTGTATCATTTTTTGAGCAAGATCTTGTATGACAGGTGTTAGTTCTTTTATAACAGGCATTAGTGTGGCCATGAACTCGGCACTTAAATTCTTAAATGCCTGTTCTGTTTCGGCTGCTTGAGCCGCTGTACTTTGTTCTCTTGCTTTTTGACTTGTTGCAATCTCTTGTTGTAGTTTATCAAAATCTTCAGCACTTCTAACCTGCTTGCTGTTTAATAAATTTGCATTTTTTTGTGCCTGCATTGCAGCTTCAGCATTTGCACCGCCCGTCATACTCATTGCAGCCATTTGTTCTTTGCCAAGATTCTTAGCATCTTGAGCACTGCCAATCATTGCTTGACTATAGGACTTGTTTACATCTTTAAGACCTTTACTAGTGTCTTTAACAGCATTGCCCATATCTGCAACACCTTTAGCAGCGTTAGGCAGTAGTGCAGTGAAACTTTGTGCAGCTTCTGTCATTGGAGGCAACCCCATTAACTGAGATTTTAATGCATCTGCTGCACCTTTACCACCAACAGCTAAAGCGTTTTGCATAGCGGCTGTGGCTTTCGCACGTCCTTCTTCGTCTAATGTCTGTAGATAAGATTCGTATGCTGCGTTTGCTGTTGCTTCTTGTAAAGCCTTTTCTTGTTGCTCTCTACTCTGACCAGTGATACTGGCCAGCATATCTAACTGTGTCATATAAGCACCGGCACTTGCTGCCAATGCTTTAGTGTTCTTCATTTCTTCGGCAGTTCTACCACCAGTCATCTTTAAGTAATTTGCAGTACTACCATTTATGTCATCAATAGAATAACCTAGAGCACGTAGATTTTTACCTACATCACTGTTACGAATATCTTTAGATAAGTTAACAAAGTTCTTAGCACCGTCATTAACAGTGCCGCCCATTTGTGCAAACAATTTAGAATTTTCACCAACTAATTTTCCAAAGCCTTCTAACGATGTGCCCATTTCTAAAGCAGTTAATCTAATGTCGGCTAACTCACCTCCTAAGTTCACTCCTGCTTTGGTAATTTGACGATATGCTTCGAGCTCTGCTTCCTGCATTTCTACCAATTTTTGGAACAACCCAGCAACTGCACCTATACCAAAAGGTAGATCTTTAAACGCACCGAATACATCACTAACTGATCCTTTACCGTCGAGCATCTTGCCCGCAAGGTCCATTAGATTCTTTCCAGTCTGTACCCCTCCTGCAACTATATCTCCAAGTACTCCGCCTAATAACATTGCACCTTTAGACAACCCGCTAAACGCTGTGCCTAAGACCTTACCTGCCACTGATCCTGCTTGTGCAGCAGGACCCATTTGTTGTAAACCTTTGTTAGCTGCGGCAATAGCCTGAGGATTAACTCCTGCTTGGCCAGCTGTGCCCGATAACTTTGAAAGTGCAGACTGCTGACCTTTTAGGGCCGCTAGTATGTCTTTTAAGGTCGCTTCTGTGGCTGCATTATCTAGTGCAACATCTTGATCACCTATTCTACCGGTTACGTCAGCCATTGTTATTTTCCAGGATTCTATGCGTATATAAATAATACACAGAGTTTTACTAGATTATTTATCGGAGAATCAAAACATGGTTACACCTCACAAAATTGCACCAAACCCGTTAATGGCACAAATGCGTCAGCCAAAAATTTATATTCGCTTGCCTAGCAACGGAGAGTTTTGGGAGAACGGCAGTTTGGAGCAAACTGAAAACGGTGAGTATCCTGTGTACTCTATGACTGCACAAGACGAGTTAAAACTAAAAATTCCAGATGCACTGATGAATGGACAGGCAGTTGTTGATGTACTTCAGCACTGTGTTCCTAACATTAAGAATGCATGGGCAGTTCCTAATATTGACATGGATGTGCTGCTGATTGCTATTCGTATTGCTACCTATGGTGAGAAGATGAGTGTGCCTATTAAGCTAGGATCTGAAATTGATTATGAGTACGAACTAGATCTTCGACTGGTAGTTGATCAGTTAATGAACAATATTGCTTGGGATCCAATTGTTCCAATCAATGAAAATTTAATTGTACATGTTCGTCCTATTACCTATAAGACTATGACACAGGGTGCTTTGCAGACTTTTGAAACTCAAAAAATTATTCAAGTTGTCAATGACGAAAGTGTAGCGGAAGAAGATAAAATTAGAATCTTCAAAGAAAGTTTTGCTAAACTTAACAAGTTAACACTGGGTGTTATTACAGAGTCTATCTTTAATATTGAATCATCAAATGGTGGCACTAGTGACCGTAAACATATTCAAGAGTTTATGGACAACGTAGATAAAGAAATCTTTGATAAAGTTAAAGGGCACATTGATATTCTTAGAGAGCACAATGCTATTAAACCTTTAAAGATTGCTGTTACTGACGAAATGCGAGCAATCGGAATTACTGACGAAGAAATTGAAGTTCCGTTGAACTTCGATCCATCAAATTTTTTCGGTTAAGGCTTTTGTCTCTTAGCTTAGAAGAAATTCAAAAGCTAAGTGAGTCGATGGAGAAGGAGGCAAAAGCCTTAAAGAATCAGATCTATCAGATGATGTGGTTTATGCGTGGTAGCATAACCATATCTGAGGCTTTTGAACTTGAGGGTGAGGACTTAGAAATAATTGGTAGGATTATCAAAGACAATCTCGAAACTACCAAAAAAACAAGACTGCCGTTCTTTTAAATTATTTTACCTAAGAAGTTACTGTAGAATTCAACGCTTTCACGTTGAACATTTTGTTTGAATACAGGATTACCTTGTGCATCAGCACCTGCCATTGTTGATCCACCACCGCCCTGTACATATTGATTAAATCCGCTTTGTGTCTTTGCTGCGGTGCCTTGTTTGGCTTTTAATCTAGCTTTCAATGCATTTTGATCTTTAGTTGAAAGTTTATCTGCTGCCGGAGCAGGTGCTTGCCCTGCTGGCGGAGTAGTAGCTGCCGGTGCTGCCGCCGCTGGTGCTTCAGGTGCTGCTGCTGGTGCTTCAGGTGCTGCTGCTGGTGCTTCAGGTGCCGCCGCTGGTGCTTCAGGTGCTGCTGCTGGTGCTTCAGGTGCTGCTGCTGGTGCTTCAGGTGCCGCTGCTTGCCCACCTTTTTGCAATGTTGTTAATAATTGTTTTTTGCTTGCAGGATCTAATTTGTCAATTTGTGCTTTTAAAGAAGCAATAGCCGGATTTGCTGCTGGCTGTTGAGTTGCTGCACCACCTCCGTTTCCGCCTTGACCCGCTGCTGCCGGAGCTGCTGTTGCACCTTGACCTGCTGTTGGACCAGCTTGTGTTGGTGCAGGTTGAGTGTTTGCTGCTGGTTGCCCACTTGGTTGGCCTGCTGCTGCTGCGGCAGGTGCTGCTGTTGTACCTTGTCCTGCTGCTGGTCCTGCTGCCGGTGCTGTATCTCCTGCGGCACCTACAGTTGCTTTGCCTGCTTGATATCCTTTCTTGGCAGCATTCCATGCACCTGCTACACCGCCTGCTACAGCACCTACGCCTTTAGCTACTGTGCCTACTGCATTGCCTGCCATAGATCCTAACTTGTTTAAAATTGGACCTTCTTCAATAGGTTCACGAGTTTCAACTAATTCTATAATTTTCATATGTTTTTCCTGATCACGCTTGGACGTAAGCTAAAATTTCTTTTTGTTCAGCAGCACTTAAATTTGAAATCTGTGCTAACAATTCTTCTATATTTACCGTTTCGCCTGTAGGGTCTGCTGATGTAGAACTAACTTCAATTCCTAGATCAGCAAATGCAGTTGCTACCAGTTGTTTATCAACTCCTGCACCAACTAAAATCTGTTTAATTTCTTCGCTGTCCGTAGGGCTTCCTGCTTTAGTCCACGCTTTTTCTAACTTGCTAGCATCTACTTTGTTGCCCGTGATGCCAAACAATTCGTTTAGTTGTGCTCTGTTTAAGGACTCTGCTACTGGTTTAGGTGCAGTTGGCGGAGTTTCACCAACTCCTGCTGCTGCTTGCCCTGCTGCGGCACCGCCAACAGCCGATGCTGCCTGTGTTAGACCTTTGATCCACTGCAACAGGCTGTCATTGCTTAATGCAATATCTTTTGCAGCACCTGCAATATCTTTCATTTGTGCTTTATAATCTGCAGAATGAACTAATCTTCCAAGTCGTTGAAGTTCAGTAAATGCTGTAGTATCTCCATTTTGCATAGCATTCACAGCCGATCTAATTCCCGATGCTGCATCCGCATCAACAGTTACATTAAATCCCTGTGTCATCTCAGTATGTTCCATGCCAAACGAACTTAACTTTCTTGTTGCCTTGTAACTTATTTGTTCGAGTCCGGTATCACCAATTGGAATAGATTTTTCACGCAGGCCAGCTGCCCACTCACCAATACCTGCCATTGCGGCTGCGGTAATGCCTGCAACAATGCCTGCTGTTGCTCCACGACCAATCGCTGTACTGGCTTTCTGTCCTTGAAGTAAACGATCAGCAATATTAATAATACCAGCAGCAATACCTGCACCTGTACCCACAGCCAGGACACCTGCACCAATACCGCCTGCTAAAGCAACTCCTAATGCTGCGGCGGCAGAACCCGCAATACCTAACAAGAACTTGTGTAGCTTAGGATTGTTCTTAGCAAACTCTCCGTACTTGGCCAACTTAGCTGCCAGTTCCGGATTCTTTGCAGCAATCTTTGATTTAATATCTTCAAACTTCTGATCAAACGCTGCTACAGGACTGCTACTTTGTAACATTCCTCCAAACTTATTAAACCAAACATCACTAATTTTATCTTTTGCACCCTTTAGTGCATCACCTGTCTTACCTAATGCACTACGGCCAGCACCCTTTTCGATAGAAGTGAATAACTGCTTTACCTGTTCAGGATCCATGGCTACTTCACATAGCACCGGATGTATTTCTCGTTCCCAGGTTTCAAAGTAAGCATCACCACAACCTAGGCTTTCAAAGATACTAACTCTTTGATTGCTTTCAATCACATCTAATTTTTTGATAAGTGCTGATATATCCATTATTATTTCCGAAATATTATTGTATATTTATAATGAGCTTACGCTCATTTGCTTCTTCGCTTACGCTCGAAGCAATTTAGTTATATGATATATGCGTAGCATTTAAATATTATCTAGATTAATCGGTCACACTTAGCCCAGGCAAGGGCTAAGAAAAAACTGCATTATCTGAGTAGCACAGTCACATAGTGTTAGAACTATTAGCATTTCTGCTAGCGTAGGCGGTTGACCGATACCTACTCGCTCTGTCTTATTTCAACGGCGGCTTACAAATATACACTATCATATTTGTAAAGCGTGGAGTTTCTGTTATTACTCCATCCTTGGGCCTTATTTTAACTCTATTCAAACAATCAAACCGCAGGCATTTTGCGATCGTGGTCCGGTTAGGATACTGATTGAGTGCTTACTTCAGCGGTAAGACTTCGGATTCCTGCGACACGATGTCCAGGTTTCTACTGTTCGGCACACGATATTAGCCTGTGCGAGCTATAACTGAATTAAGTTGCCTTAAAGTTTGGATTTAATGTGTGAGCCATGTACACGGACAGAAATTTGTCCATTGTAATATTCGTCGGATTCTAATACTTTGCGGTCGAATTGTTCTCGGGCCTCAACGTAAGATGTTTCTGCTTTGCTTTTACAGTAATGTAATATTTCGCGGGTGAATTTGTCTTTGCCTAAAGCGTCTATGTCTTTAGATAGTTCAACGCTGGATCCGTAGTATTCCTGCCAGTCGCTGTCAATTTTACTTCTAATTTTCTTTTTCTTCTTGGTGCCGTTCTTTAACTTTACAGTCTTGTAGGTCGTTTTACTAAATTTTGCTAACTTTTTGCCGATATAACGGCGACCTGTGACTGTATTAGTAATGCAATAAACAAAACCAATACAGTCTTCAGGTAATTCTAAGACTTCAGCACTCTGATAAGTCCAGTTGTTCAATTACTTTGCCGCCTTGGCTTCCTTGCGAGCATTCTTTTCAGCAGTAATTTCGTTACGGCGAGCCTTTACAGCCTTGCTCATTTCACCTAATGCCTTGCGAGCACGAGTACCAGCAGCACTGTTACCTGCTGTAAACTTTGCATCTTCGGCCATGTATGCATCAAATGCAGCTTGTAGTTCATTTTGTGTTGACATTTTGTTTTTCCTTAAGTTCTTTTCTTTTAGCTTTTGCTTCTTTCTTTGCCTTGAGCGAAGCCTTGTACTCAAGTCTTTGGCCTTTCAAATACACCTTATGGTCTCTTTGAAACTGCATTACAACTTTTCGAAGTTGGTTTAGATCATTTTCTAAAGCTATAATGGCATGCCTAACTTTCAATGCAGATGTCTGATTTGGCTTGTTTTGCAAATGCATATTAGCATTATGCATGGTTACTAAATCGTTTACAACCTGCTTGTATAGTTCTGTGTACTTGTTTAGCATTATGCTTCTACGTAGTCGACATTATTTGAGTAAGAAGTAAAACCGTTCTCTTTAATAACTTTCAAGACGTTGTTTACTCGTCCTACTAGCTCATCTTTGTGTGAGATTAAGTATATATTCTTATTTCTTTCACGTGCCATCTTCTTTAGAACAGCTAAACCAGACTCTACACCTGCCGCATCCATGCCCGCATCAATCAATTCGTCAATGAATAATAGATTAATGTGTTGATATAAGTTTTCCCATACATCACGGAATGCCCAACTTAGACTCAAGATGAGTCTATTTCGTTCACCTCTGCTGAGATTATCGAAGTCTAAGTCCTGTCCTAGCTGTGTGATTTCAACATTTAGATCGTTTTGGAACACAACTTGATGCGGTAATCCCATCTTGCTGATATAGTAGCTCAATCGCTTATTCAAATGTGCTAAATTTTGATCAATGATCTTCTTACGTATGAAGCTATCTTTGTTTGTTAACAGTTTTAATAAGAATTCTTGATGATCTTTTAATTTTGATAACTCGTTAACAGTAGACCAGTCAATTACCTGAATCGCAGTTTTCTTCAATTCTGCAATTTGCTCGTCGTATGGGTTTGTTTCTTCGGCTTTGGCTTCTAAGGCACGTTCTAACGTTGCTAGATTGTTTTTATGTCCTAGTGCTTCTGCTTCAGTATCGTAAAATGTATTAGGCTTATGTAGGGTGTCTCCGTTACCTATCTCAGCTAAGGTCTTTTCTAAATCACCAGAGACTTTATCAAAGTATGTTTGTGCTTCTGATAGATGTTGTACAGCAGATGTAGACATCTCTTCGTGTTTATGATCGTGCAGTTCTTGATCACATGCTGGGCATGTTTTACTTTCTAACGATTCAACCTCACGTAGATATTTGTCTCTAGCCTTTTGTGCTTGTCCGACAGCTGATTCTAACGTGGCTCTTTGTTTGTTTAAGTTACGAATCTTTAAATCGTGTTCGTTCCATAGTTTTAAATTTATATGGGCAATTAGTTCAGCTTCGATATCTACAGCTTCTAAATTTATGATAGCTTTACCAAGGCTTTCTAATTCACTAGTGTATTTGTTACCCCATGCGGAACTTTTAATAATCAAACTATCAATACTTTTCTGAACATTTTCGTTTGCAGTTTTAATGCCTTCGATTTTATATGTTTCTGATTGAATAGAGTCTTTGACCACTTTAACTTCTGCTTTTAATCGTTCTGCTTTTTCAGAAAGTAAAGTAATGCCCAGTAATTGTTCAATAACTTCCCGTTGATCAGCAGCCTTCATACTTAAAAACGGCTCAGTATACGTGTTGAGAGCAACAAGATGCTTGAACATAGTATGACTCATGCCTAGCAATTCTTCAATGGTCTTCTGAGTTTCTCTACTATCTCCTTGACTATCGTCGTCATCCTTGCTTTTTTGTTCTTGATTGTTAACAAAGAACTTCAGTACGTTGGGTTTACGCCCCCGCTCAATTCTAAAACTTTGACTATTAACATCAAATTCAACAGTAACCAGCATGTGCTTTGCATTAGTTTTGTTAATTAGGTTTTCTTTTTTGATGTTTGTTAAGGCAGTTCCGTACAATGCATAACTTAATGCATTAATCATAGTGGTCTTGCCAGTTCCGTTACGTGACCCGCTATCATCTCCGCCTAAGTCAATGTTTTCGCCTAGTACTAGTGTAAGATGCTCTTTGTCAAAATCAACAGCTTGAGTTTGATTTCCTACGGATAAGAAATTCTTTACGGTTATATTTTTAATTTTGAACATTATAGATTATTATAGATATCTAGTAGAACTTTTTTATCGAACGAATCGCTTTCGATTGCGACTAGTTGTTCTGTCACGATTTGATCAACACTTTCAAATTTTGAGTCAGCAGTGTCTTCAGTTACGGCATCTAGATTATCTTTGTCTTGAATTAAACTGATTTCTCGAATGTCATGTGCTGCAACAAATGTTTCTTTGATAAAGTTTGCTTCTTCAAAGCTGATATCAATGTCAAGATTAACTTTTAAATACATCTTACTCTTCATCAATGTATCTTTTTCGTCAAGTAATCGACTGAGTTTCAAGCTACGGAACTTGGGAGCGTCCGGCCAAAGTCTATATTCTGGCTTTCCTCCCCAGGACATAAACATCATTCCTCTGTCATCGTCCCACGTATCTGAGAAATTATGTGGAAATGCGTTACCGATATAGACAATTTTATCTCGTTGCTGACGCTTGTGGAAGTGACCGCTAAACACATAGTCTTGATGTTTAAAGTGTTCTGCTTTTAGCTCGCCGTGATCGGGCATTTGAACCATTGCATTCATATAGAATAGCGGTAATTCAAAGTGTCCAAACATGTATTTGCTCTTAACTTGACTAATAGTTTTCCACTCGTCGCCAACTAACCACGGTACTAGGGTAACATCACCTATGGTTGTTACTTTTTCAACTACAGTGACACCGGGAATGTGCCGACCAAATGACGAACTGTGAATATCACGCTTGTCTTTATAGAATAAATCGTGATTACCTGGAAACCAGTAGAACTGCTCAAAGGCAGCACCTAGCTTTTCTAAGCACCGCATACTGGTATCTAACGTAATTAGATTGATAGAGTTGCGGTTGTGATGCCAGTCACCGAGAAAGATACAGGTTTCGCACCCTTCTTTCTCAGCTTCTGAAATAAACCAATCTACAAAGTCTTCACAATCTTGATTATGTGTAGCACTGTTGGACTTGAGTCCGAAATGTATGTCTGTAAAACATGCAACTTTCTTGAATAACTGCATTAATGTGAGTCTCCTACTTGATAGTATAGCAGATTATTGTTATGCAGATCAAGCCCCTTCTTCTTCTTCGATGTCCGGTTCTTCTGATTTTGGCTGTCTAAAATGTTTATACAGCTCTGCTTGGCGAGCAGTTTCTTCAGCAAACTCGTCTCGGTATTGTCGAGTTGAGCTAGGAGTTAATCCGTTGACTTCTAGCATATCGTCTCGAATGTTTTGCATTTTCTTTTCGATATTGAGTACTCTGGTAAAGCTATTAGTCACTGCGGCAGTGTAATATGCAAACGGATTCTCAGATTTAGACTCGTCAAACTGTAGACCAATTTGACTTAGTTGTAGAATTGCTTGCCCACGCATTTCTTCGTTGTAAGTGTACCCACGCCAATTAGACCTTTGTGCATATCGTTCACTTAACTTGATAAACATCTTACCTAGATTTTCAGTAATGCGGCCGTGCTCTTTTGAAAATGCACCTGTGTCCACGGGACCTTTCCAGTGACTCTTTCCTACGCACACTAGTTCGTCGTTCTCGTTGTATTTCCAGTGCTGGAAAGGAGGAAAGTTAATCTTGTCGTGAGCATCTGCGGTGCTCTTAACGGTCTTTTTCCTACCAGGTGCAGTTGGAATATGATCAAAAGTCATTACTCTAAACACTAAGTCTATTTTTGGAATAGTTTTATAGTCAGGAGTACATTCTGCTAACTTTATTTTCTTATCTCCCGCAATTCTTGCCTCAGTGAATGCAATAATTCCTAATCGTTTTGCACGATTTCTTTTTGCTTCAGCAGCCGTTCGAATATTGATCTTGTCAACATTTGGTAAAATCAAATCATGCTGATTATATTCTGGACTGGTAAAACTTGAAAAAGTATTCTTACTCTTGTGAATTTCTGCTAATAAATCTTTATTATTAAGGTACCGGACTTTGCGACCAGTTGGTGATATTGTTATGGACATCTATTGATTGTCTCCTTTTGTTAAGTGTAGCATTTTAACTACACCGCAGTCAACCATTAAAATGGTGTTTTATTTATTGGGTTAAATACACTATAGGAGATATTACGATGCCGTGGAGAGTACTACCGTCTGGTGAAATGTTACAAGTTACTCAAGCAGAATTTAATGCTTGGAATACTGAAAACGGCTTGCCCACAACTGATCAGATGAAAACTGGCACCGCCTATGCTAAAACAATAGCAGTAGATGCACAGGACAAAGTAAATGAAGCCCGCCAATCTTCAGCTAGGTCTTCGCGAGCAATAGAAACTTCCTTGCAAAATCAAACTCAGGCTGACGGCAAAGTTTTTCAGAACGAAAGTACTACTAGATTTTTAGAAAGACAAAATCAAAGAACGGACATAACACCAGAACAACGTGCTAGGAACGAAACTAGAATTCAAGAATTAACTGCGGAAAAAGAACAACTGGCCGCAGATGCTGAATTAGCTCGAGTCCAAGTTGCTGATACCTTAGACGGTAAACAAGCAGCCGAAGCAGAAAGAAAAGATGCAGAATCTAGATTTGAAGAAACAAAATCTGCCTACGAAGAAGTTAGTGACTTAGAAGATAAAGAAATTCGAGACGTGATAATGAGTGACGATGCACTAAATTATACCGCAACTATTAAAATAACAGATCCTGATTTAATAAATGACTCTGAATCAGATGCAGAAACTGAAGCAAAGTACGCAGACCCTAATAACACACCCAACGAAGATCCTTTCTTATTGTCAGGCGACGAATCATCGGAACAAACTGATGATTTTGATCTGTCAGATCGATATGCACCCGATGACTCTTCAGATGAAACGTATGCAAAAGAAAACAGAAGCGGAGTTCCAGTTGGTGCCGAACGATCTAGGTCGATAACAAAGGCGTCTGCAGACTGGGCAGAAACAAAAGACCTTCGAGCTATACTAAGAGTTCCGCAATCATATCTTAAAGGACCAGCGGCCGGTCCGGGTAAAATTCTAAATGACTTTGGAGGAATACTTTTTCCCTACACTCCTACCATTAGTTATGATAATCAAGCACAGTACGGTTCAGTGAACCCTGTACATAGTAACTATACACAATATTATTTTAAAAGCAGCCAAGTTGGGCAAATCACTATTAGTGCAAAGTTTACAGTTCAAAACGAAAAAGAAGGTAAAGTGTGGCTAGGCATTGTACACTTGTTAAGGTCCCTGACTAAGATGCGTTGGGGCAAAGATTCTAACGCAGGAAGTCCGCCACCAGTTTGCAGATTAGAAGCATACGGTGATTATGTTTTAAGAAATGTTCCCGTAGTAATTTCTAGTTTTAAATTTGATTTACCTGATAGCGTAGATTATATTTCTGTTGGCGGCGACTATAAAAACAGTTTAGTTCCTTCTATTACTACTTTTAACATTGGATTGAATGTTATGTACAGCAGAAGAGAAATGCAAGACTATTCAGTTGATGATTGGATTGCAGGAGACCTTAGAGGTCAGGGATATCTATAATGTATTCAAAAACAAGTCCGTATTTTACAACCAATGCCACTGGGTCTTATCTTGACTTACTAAGTCTTAGAGATATTCCTGCTCAAAGTGATGATATTCTGTTCACAGTAACTCAACAATATTCTAATCGTCCTGATTTATTAGCGTACGACCTTTATAGTGATGCTAATCTTTGGTGGGTGTTTGCTGTGAGAAATAAGTCAGTTATTAAAGATCCTGTCTTTGATATGATACCTGGACAAAAAATTTACTTGCCTAAGTTGTCTACTATTAATTCTATATTGGGATTGTAATATGGCATCAGCTACTACCGTAGTTTTTAAAACAAAAACTGAAACTATTTCTCAGCCTTCTCCTACTGGTGCTCGTACTGCTAGCAATACTCCTGGAGAAACAGAGAATGTTCTAAACAGATATAGAAACGTTACCTATAACCTTACATTGGCAGCACTAACTGCTGATAATTTAAAAGATCCTAGCGGCTACAGAAATAAAAAATTAAAATATGTAATTGCTTCTTCAAAAGGAAAAGGTTCTAAGGCAATCTCAGAAGACATCACCGCCAAGCGAACTGATATCTTTGAAGATAGAAATATTGAAGAAGATGGTAGATTTTTAGGGTCAGAAAAAGTACTAGCAGGTACTAAATTAGATTTCAGTGCTAAAGAAATAATTCAAGAATTTAATAAAGTTAGTCCTGGAAAATTTGATCTTTTCATTGATGGACTAGAAGTAGAAACCTTACTAGCACCTAATAAACAAACCGGCCCAGCCATTGCTACTAAAGTTAAGTTTGAAATATTTGAGCCAATGAGTGCCAATGGCTTTATCGAAGCTTTGCATGTATCTGCTCTGGCTGCAGGGTGGACTGGATATCTTAATGCATGTTATGTAATAAAACTTGATTTTATTGGCTATCCTGACGATGTGCCCGGACCTGTATCAGACTCAGAGGTAATTAATGCCACTCGCTACTTTCCAATTAAGTTAACCGGCACTGAGATGGAAGTAACAGAAACCGGCACCAAGTACAGAGTAAGTGCAGTTCCTTACAACGAATCGGGTTTTGCAAACCCCAATACCATTTATACAGATATCTCGTTTGGTGGAAACACTGTTAAAGAAGTAATTGAGAGTTTGTTTGAAGGAATTAATAAGAGTACTCGAGAACGTGCTGCAAAAGAAAAAACAGCCGAAGCAGCAAAAATTATAGATGAGTATCAGGTATTTTTTCCTGCAATGCCTTCTGCAGGATCTAGTTTAAAAATTGAAACTACTGATACTGCAATTTCTAAAGCAAACATTAATGAACAACTTCGATCAAATGCTGTTTACAAATTTCCACCCATTGAGAAAAGTCCTACAGTGACATCACCAGCAGGCGGTCGCGGTTCAGGATATAATGATCCGAGAAGAACTGACGCAGGGGAAATTCCTAAACGTTACGACCCTCAGCAGAATCAAATTCAGTTTGCTGCAAACTCTAATATCCACGAAATTATTGAAGCAGTGATTCGAGATAGTTTATACTTTGAACAAATATTAAAAGATGTTGAAGCTGCTAAGAAGTCAGACGGAATGATTGATTATTTTCAAATAATGATCAACACCGTACCTGGCCCAATGGACACTACTTTTAATCAACAAAGATTTATCTATCAATATATAATTTGTCCGTATCGTGTACATTATTCTAAGTTGCCCGGACAACAAAATGCAAACTTTAATGCAGCTTCTATGAAAAATTATGTAAAGAGAGTTTACAATTATCTTTACACAGGTAAAAACATTGATGTTCTAAGTTTTAGATTAAATTTTAATAATTTATTCTTCCAGGCTGCTAACCCTAAAATGGGTAATAATGATAAGTCGGACACTAGTCAGGGTGCTGGTGCATCTAATGATCCGGTAGTCAAAGCTCCTAACAACGGTGCTAAAGATGCACCGAAAGATCAAAATGATAGAGCAGCGGGCCTTCCTGACAGTGAAGCAGGATCTACTAATGCTCGCGGACAGCCGATACAACAGAATCCTTACTATCAAATTGCATATGCTGCCCACCAGGCCATATTAGAAAGCGTTAATATGCTTACTGGTGAGATTGAGGTCCTGGGAGATCCTTTTTATCTTGCAACAGGCGGGATGGGAAACTTTTTGCCAAGTTTAAAAGATACTGCAATTACCACTACTGGAGAAGCCAATTTTAACAACGGTCCTGTGGTAGTAAAAATTAATTTTAGAAATCCAATAGATATCAATGAACAAACTGGCCTTGCTGAATTTAGCAAAACAGCAGTGCCTTTCAGCGGAGTCTATCAAGTATTAAAATGCCAAAGTACATTAAGAGATGGTGCATTTAAACAAAAATTAAACATTATGCGATACAACGGTCAGATCACAGACGGATCTGATCTTAAAGAAACAAAAGCACAGCAGTCGATACAAGATAGCAAGCCCGGCGAACAGCAAATAGTTGACCGTGCACCAAGTGATGTTGCACGATCAGGTATTAAACCCAACGAAGCAAATTTAGCCGGATGGATTGATCAAGGATTGCCGTCCGTTGGCCTGCCTGGACAATTTGCCAACCTCTTAGGTGCAGGAAATCAAGCATTAAAAACAGTGACCGGTGCGTTAGGTCCTGGAGCAAATGTACTAAATCAAGTAAGCAATCTGGCAGGAGGCTTAGGCATCGGAGATGCATTAACAGGCATCAATCCTCTATCTAAAGGAATACCGATCAATGTAAGTTCACTAGCAATATTAAACGGTAATCCGTTAGCCACAGCAGCATCATTGAACCAGGTAGGAAATCAACTTAAATCTTTAGTTCCCGGAAACGTTGACGGACTTATTAATGTACAGTCGGCACAAGATGCGTCAAGTATTTTGAATAGAGCAGCAAGCGGTGCATCGTCAGTAGTTAACGGAGTAGCAAAAGGTGCAGAAAGCCTTGTAGCATCTGCAGGTGCAGGAGTTAGTAATCTATTAGATTCTGCTAAAGGATTAGGAGACACTTCTGGACTTGTTAATAATGTTCAAGGGAAATTAGCTAACTTAACTTCTGGTGGTATCAGCAGTCTAACACCGCTACAGAAATCTGCGGTAATGCAAGATGCGATTGATAAAGGAATCCCAGTTGATCAGGCTTTGAGAAACGCACAATTATTTGGAGTTAATGTTGAAGGATTTGAAACCAACTCTAGTGCAATGGCAGCGAAATTAGGAATTGATACTTCACAGTTGTCCGGCCTAACTGGCAAATTAGATAGCAAAGTAATTTCTGAACTACAGTCTGTTGTAAAAGAGTTGCCTGACAATGTTAATTTGACATCTGTTAAAGAACAGGGCATTATTCTTGCAAATATTGGCAAAGATGCACTAAAGAATATTCCTGCAATTCCTCCAAAAGTAATAGCACCTATTGCAGAATTACCTACCCCTGCAATGTCAGACACATTATCTGTGGCTGAAAGATCTAAAGTAATTAATCATGCAATTGCAAATGGCATACCTGTTGATCAGGCATTAAGAAATGCATCATTATTTGGCGGAACAGGCAGCATACCTAGCCTAAATGGATCTGCACTAGGATCATTAGCTGCCCTTGGTAAATCTTCAGCAGACATGCTAACTGGTAAAATTTCTTCAATACAACAAGGTATATCGGGAGTTGTGGGACAGAGCGGTAGATTACAAGCCGGCCTTACCACAGCAATGGGCATTCCGGGGTCAGTTGAAAGTCAACTATCGTCGGTTCAAAAAATGTTAGGTAACCCTGAATCAGGAGTAACTCAATTATCAAATTTAGGAAAAAGTGTTACTGCACAGTTTGGAAGTTTATCAGCAGCTTCTGCCAGTCCCTTAGAGAAGTTCATGAACAACTCTGTAAATAGCCTAAACGATCCAAACGCTCCGCCATACACAGGAACTGACCCTATCGTAAGAAGAAGGTTAGGTTTGCCTCCTATAGAAGAAGCATAATATGAGTATTCAAACCCGCAGAAGACAAAAATTACCACATCCCGGGCCTTGGCTAGGAGTAATTACAAACTACCTTGATCCTACGTACATGGGCGGCCTCGAAGTCTCCTTGATTAAGTCTACTCAAGGCCAAGTTACCCTACAGAATGAAACAGTGATTGTTCATTATATGACTCCTTTTTACGGTGTCACATCTATTAAACACGAAGGTACAAACTCCGCAGATTTTAATGATGTTCAAAAAAGTTACGGTATGTGGTTTGTTCCGCCCGACATTGGCACAACGGTAATGTGCATGTTTATTGACGGAGATCCAAATTCTGGTTATTGGTTAGGTTGCGTACCTGAGACATTTCAAAATCATATGATTCCTGGTCTTGCAGCAAGTCAGACCGTGGCAATGACCGCTGAACAAGAAAGAAAATACGGCACTAGAAATGTACCAGTGGGCGAATTTTTAAAGAAAGGTAGAGATCTTTCTAACCCCAAACCAGACACATATACAAAACCTATACATCCTTTTGCAGATAGACTGCTAGCACAGGGATTACTTACTGATACTATTAGAGGTACTACGACTAGTGGTGCCCGACGAGAAATTCCTAGTGCAGTATTTGGTATTAGCACACCCGGCCCCCTTGATCCAAATGGAAAGAAAGGGTACATTGGATATGAAAGTATTTCTACTGCACCGGTAAGTAGATTAGGCGGAACACAATTTGTTTTCGACGATGGTGACCAAAACGGCCAGAACGAGCTAGTAAGAATTAGAACTAGAACAGGGCATCAAATCTTAATGCACAACAGTCAGGATTTGATCTACATTGGTAATAGCAAAGGATCTGCGTGGGTAGAATTAACCAGCAACGGTAAGATTGATATCTATGCCGAAGACTCAATTAGTATTCATACTGAACAAGATTTTAATTTTAGAGCAGATCGAGATGTAAACATTGAAGCTGGTAGAAATATTAATTTCCGTGCTGAAAAGAACATGGAGACTAATGTTAGCGGACACTATTTTTTAAGCGTTGATGAAGAGACGAGAATTGTTTTTTCAAAGACTAAAGATGAAACTGTGGGTGCGGCTTCTAAATTAACCATAATAGGTGATTACGAAACATTATGCGGTGCAAGTATTAAGGTCTCTGCTGAAGGCACAATGAATCTAGCGTCTGAAGGAAATATGCGTCAAAGTACTGGTGCAAGTTTCCATGTAGGTGCCGCCGGAAATTATTATGAAAGTGCTACGGCAATTCATATGAATGGCCCGGCAGCAGAAGCAGCAGAAACTGCCGAACAAGCAACGGTACCGCCCGATCTTCCACTATACGCACTGCCTAACAGACAAAAATCAGCTGGTTGGGAAAACGGCCAATTCTACAAAGCTTCTCCTATTCGAAGTATTATGCAACGTGTTCCTACTCACGAGCCGTGGGATCAACATGAAAATAATAACCCTAAACAGTTTAGTCCCGACGCAACAGATAATACCTTACAAAGCAGGGCAAGCAGTGGCGTAGCTGATAATCCAAATATCGGAACACAGAAGCCTGCTAACGATGCAGAATCTATTCCGGGAACATGCAGTCCTGAATTTGCAAAAGATATTAGAGACTCCGGTGCATCCTCAGGAATTGCAGCAATTAAAGCAGCCTGTGCAAAATTTGGATTAACAAGCCCGTATGCAGTGGCAGCGTTGCTGGGCATTGCCGGCGGCGAATGCCGTTGGAGACTAGTTGAAGAAAACTTTAATTACAAGACTGATAGATTGTTGCAGGTCTTTCCTAGTGTGTTCAAAGGTGATCGAGCACTTGCTGACAAGTATTCAGGTAACCCTAATAATACTTTACCTGAATTCTTATACGGATACCAGACCGCTAAAGGTCGAGGTCTAGGCAATACAGAAGCTGGCGACGGTTCAAAATTTATTGGCCGAGGATACATTCAGCTTACAGGACGTGGTAACTACAGCAGATACGGAACACTAGCAGGTCACGACTTAATTAACAATCCTAAACTTTTAATGGATCCAACAATTGCTGCAGAAGTTAGCGTTAAGTATTTGCTTGACAGAGTTAAAATGTCTCCGTCTGATCCGGGTTATTTTGCAGCCGCATGTAAAGCTGTTGGGTTTAACACACCTGATATTAAAGCAAAGAAAACTGGGTTTTATAATTGTTTCTTGGCACAGCTACAAGGTAAAGTTGTGACGTCTAGTGATGGCACACCTATTGTCGATGGGTCAGGAAACCCTGTAAGAACCGGAGTAAAATAACTGAATAAATAGAGTTATGGCCTACAAAAATATAGTTATAACTCCTCCAAACCTTAAAAATGTAACTACTACTAAAACTAGTCAGTTCTATAAAGGGTTCAGTACAGTAGACGATACAACTACTAATGTCAAACTCTACGACTATGAATTGATCAAACAAGATATTTTAAATCAATTCAACACTCGTAAAGGAGAAAGATTAATGAATCCTAATTTTGGTTCAGTAGTCTGGGATCTAATATACGAGCCGTTAACACCTAATGTTAAGCAACAGATCTCTGCAGACATCGATCGGATCCTTGCATCTGATCCTAGAGTAATTCCTACTCTAGTAAACATTGTTGAACAAGACTACGGATTTCTTTTAGAAATTACATTATCCTATAAAGGTACTGATGTAAGTGACGGTATGATTTTATCTTTTGATAAGCGTGTCGGCTTGGCAGGGTAATAAACTACGTGGTTTATTTTTCCAATAAATATGCAATATTAAGGTAATTCGGTTTATGATCCCGTCAACAAATTCAAAACTACTGGTCGCAGAAGACTGGAAAAAAGTATATCAATCTTTTAAGAATTCTGATTTTAAATCTTACGACTTTGAAACTCTTCGTAGGACAATGATTTCCTATCTCCGCGAAAAGTACCCAGAAGATTTTAACGACTATATTGAATCTAGCGAATATGTTGCACTGATTGATCTCATTGCTTACCTAGGACAGAATTTAAGTTTCCGTGTTGACCTTAATGCACGTGAAAACTTTTTAGAAACAGCACAGCGTCGTGACAGCATTTTACGTCTAGCACAGTTGATCAATTATAATGCCAAGCGTAACACTCCTGCTAATGGATTTTTAAAACTAACAGCAGTTTCTACAACTGATAACGTATTTGATGCTAACGGCAGTAATTTAGCAAACACTGTGATCACCTGGAACGATGTTAGTAACACTAATTGGTACCAACAGTTTGTCACTATCATTAACGGTGCTATGCCCGGATCTGTTACATTTGGTAAGCCCTATGATAAAAAGACAATCAACGGCATTCCTACAGAACAATACAAGTTAAACACTGCAAATTCTGATGTTCCTGTGTTTGGCTTTAACAAAACAATTGGCGGCATTTCAATGCCTTTTGAAATCACTAGCTGCGAATTTACCGGCAAGACACATATCTATGAGTCAATACCTAAGCCAGCTGATCAGTTTAGCTTTATTTTTAGAAACGATAGTAAAGGCAGTGCAAGTGCTAATACTGGCTTCTTTGCACACTTTCGTCAAGGTACATTGAACTTAGCTTCGTTTGGTGTCGATGCACCTGTGCCGAACGAAATTGTTGGCATTAATGCCAGCAACATTAATGATAACGATGTGTGGCTATGGCAGCTCGATGCTGACGGAAACTATGACACAAGTTGGTCTAAGGTTCAAGCCCTGAGCGGGAATAACGTAATATATAACAGCTTGAGCAATCAAGAAAGAAATATTTTTGCAGTTACTACTCGACAAGACGATCAAATTGATTTAAACTTTGCTGACGGACTGTTTGGAAACTTGCCCAAAGGACAGTTTGTATTGTTTTACAGACAGAGTAACGGATTAAAGTATTCTGTTAAGCCTGAACAAATTAACGGGGTCCAAATTTCTTTACCTTATTTTAATAAAATAGGACAAAAGCAACAGCTATCTTTAACATTCAGTTTACAATACACTGTTAATAACAGTGAAAGTCCTGAGTCAGATGCTAACATTAAATTGAAAGCACCGCAGTCTTTCTACACCCAAAATAGAATGATTACTGCCGAAGATTACAACATTGCACCGTTAACTGCGGGTGCAGATATTGTTAAGATTAAGAGTGTTAATAGAATTTCTAGCGGAATTTCTAAGTATTACGAACTAAGTGACGTTAGTGGAAAATATTCCGGAACTAATATATTTGGCGAAGATGGTGCGTTATACCAAGAAGATAAGACACTGACATTAGAGTTTTCTTACTCTAACAAAAACGAAATTTATGCAGCAGTAATTAACAAAATTATTCCTATTGCTGAATCTGCAAGCATGAATAATTTTTACCTAAACTACTGGCCGCGTCCAGCAGTATCTGACCCTCCAGCAGTATGGACTCAGTCTACTAAAAGTACTAATCAATCTACTGGATATTTTAAAGATGGATTAACTGGGGTAGCTCTACAAACAGGTATTTTTGCTGCCAGCAATCTAAGTTATTTAGAGCCCGGTGCTCTTGTTAAGTTCGTTCCGCCACAAGGACAATACTTTTTGTCAAACGGAAACTTAACAACAATAAGCGATTCAACTACTAAAGATTTTAAATGGGTTAAGACATCATTAATCATTGGTGATGGATCATACGGTGGCCAGGGCAATTTACCTGATGGCACCGGCCCTATTATTGTTACACAGAATATTCCTTCGAATGCTATTATAAGAGAAATTATTCCTCCTTTTGACAGTGTATTCAGTTATTCATTACAGACTGATATTGTTAATCTTTCCTTGGCCAAAAGAAATTTTGGTCTAAGTTTTGCAGAAGACACTCGCTCATGGTATGTGATTAACGATACCGACCTCGACTTGACAAATCCTTTTACTATCCTATACCAAAAAGATTCTTCAAACACTAATAAAGATGCCAGCTGGTTATTTGCATTTACTTGGACTGGAATAGGCTACGAAGTAAAATATAGAATCACAGACTATATTTTTGAAAGTGAACGTGACACTTCGTTCTTCTTTGATTCCACAACAAAGAATTATGATTTTACAAAAAATACTCTTGTAAAAGATCAGATTAAAATTCTTGGAACTAATCCGTCTCCTGTTAATTACGGAAATGCTATTATTTCATTAACATCAACAGGTACTGGCGGCAGTGTTTCTGGATTTAACATTATTAATCGAGGCAAGGGTTACGTCTCTACTCCTCAAATCACTATCACTGGCAGTAGTTCTGGAGAGTTTTATCCTGTGTTAAAAAATGGATCAGTGGACCGTATTATTGTAGTAAATTCAGGTTCAGGGTATAACACACTAACTTCAGTAGTGAGTATTTCTTTTTCTGAAACACAGTATTCTACGTTACCGCTTGGTACAGACTATGGTTGGCAAATTGATGGCAATATTGTCGAAGCAGACGGATATATTGAACCTAAAAAAATTCAAGTATCTTTCTTAGACGAGTACGAAGACAATCAAATTGAAAACCCAGATGCGTTCACTGACATTGTAGCCCCTGCCTCATTAAGTCCTCAAACTGGATTTAAAGATAAGTTTGTCTATTTCAAATATGCAGATAACAACTTAACATATTCAATTGTTACTGATGCAGAGATTCTTGCTTATCCTACGGAAGAAGATGTTCCGCAGTCAGCAAAAGTTGAAGGGCAGTTATTTTATTTCTACGATAAATCAATTAACGTTATTAAACATTATGCAGAAGCAGCAGAAAGCTCGTATATATTACAACCTAGTTATTTTGCAAAGCCTGGTAGAACAGGGTTAAAATTTCAATATAGACATAACAGTGGCGACGATCGTAGACTAGATCCTAGCAAGACTAACTTAATTGATATATTTGTTCTTACACAAACATACGACACTACCTATAGAAATTGGTTAACATCTGAGTCTGGTGGCGAACCTTTGCCTCCTACTAGTTCAGAACTTGAAGAAAATTATAGCAGCACCTTAGAACCTATTAAGGCAATTAGCGATCAGTTGATCTACCAACCAGTAAAATATAAAGTATTGTTTGGAACACAGGCAGATAGAAATCTTCAAGCAACATTTAAAGCAGTTAGAAATAGCACAAGAAGTACAACAGAAAACGAACTAAAATCTAGAATATTAGCAGGCATTGAACAATTTTTTGCACTTGAAAATTGGGAGTTTGGACAAACATTTTATTTTAGTGAGTTGTCAACATACATTATGAATATAATGTCTCCTGATATTACTAACTTTATCATTGTTCCAAAAGCAGATGTACCATTTGGCAGTTTGTATGAAATTGCCTGCCAAAACAACGAAATTTTTATCAACGGTGCCGGCGTAAGTAATATTGAAATTATTGATGCTATCACTGCAAATCAAATTAAAACAACAGCAACTATTATCAATAGTACATTGGGAGTATATTAATGTCTGATGAATTGAATCAGGTGGAAGACAAGAACACACCGAGCACTAGAAAAAGTGTTAATCTATTACCGGTGCTGTTTAGGACAGATAAGAACAGCAAGTTCTTAGCAGGTACTATTGACCAGTTAATACAGCCCCCTCAATTAAAGAGACTTGATGGTTGGGTGGGTAGTAAAATTACTCCAACATATGATCCAAGCAAAGATTATTATATCGAGTCTAATCTTAAAACTAGACAAGATTATCAATTAGAACCTGCATTAGTAGTTACTAATGATATTTTAAAAATTATCAAATCTACAGCATATGATGATTTAATTAATCAACTTGACTTTGAAGGTGCAAATACTTCGAGACTAGACAGGCTATTTGATCCGCAATTCTATTCATATGACCCTCACATTGACTGGGATAAATTTGTTAACTTTGAAAAATACTACTGGGTTCCTGCGGGCCCAAATTCAATCTCAATCTCAAACCAACAGCGAGAAGTTGTTAGTACATATAATGTAACTGACACTGCTGACGGTTTTAATTTTGTGTTTACTCCTGACGGCCTTACTCCGGCCCCTCAAATTACTCTATACAGGGGAGTTACTTATAAATTCAATGTTAAGAGTTTAAGTACATTTTGGATTAAGACTTCTAGAATTATCGGGAAAGAAGCCCCATTCAGGGCTAGTACTAACAACGGTATTTCTGAAGGTGAAATAACATTAACCATTGATCACACAACTCCTAAAGTTCTTTACTATGTTTCAGAAACAGAAATACTTAATGGCGGCGAGTTTATCATCAAAGATATTGAAGAAAACAGCTTCATTGATGTAGAGAAAGAAATTTTAGGGAAGAAAAATTATAAGTCTTTCTCCGGAGTTGAATTTACTAACGGGATGAAAATTAATTTTGTTGGCCAAGTATCTCCAGAAACATATAAAGATAAAGAATTTGTTGTTGAAGGTGTAGGTACTGAAATTAAATTAGTTGAATTTGATTCTCTAATTGCACCAGAACGCTTTTCTACTGTATTCGATGAAAGATTTGATAGCGAGAGTTTTGACAAATATGCATTTGACCAATCTATCAATCTTCCTTTAATTCCTGAATATATTACAATTAACAAATCCAGTAAAGATAAAAATCCATGGAGTCGCTACAATCGCTGGTTCCACGAAGATGTCATTCGATTAAGTGCAGAACTTAACGGAGTACCGGTGCTGTTACCATTTAGCGATAGAGCAAAACGACCAATTGTTGAATTTGAAGCTGATATGCAACTTCATAACTTTGGCAGTTTTGTTAAAAAGAATGTGCAGTTCATTGATACTATTACTACTGATGTATTTTCTACAGTTGAAGGTGCGGTTGGATATTACATTGACGGTGAAGAAGTTGGTCAAGGTGACCGAGTAATCTTTACGTCTGACTCTGATAATTTTGTTAATAATAAAACTTATATTGTTAATTTTGTAAAAATTGGAGAAAAATTTAGAATCAGTTTAGACGAAGAACTTGACGTTACTCCTCAGATAGGCGACTCGGTTGTCATTACTAAAGGTACTGTTAAGCGTGGTGAAAACTGGTGGTTCAATGGAACTAATTGGGTATCGAGCCAACAAAAGACTGCATTAAATCAAGCACCGAGATTTGAGATTTATGATAATAACGGTGTTGCATATAGCAGCCCAGTGTACAAAGAAATTTTCTTAGGATCTAAGATCTTTGGTTATAGTATCGGCACTGGCGTTGCAGATTCTGTATTAGGATTTTCTTTAAAATACAAAAATATTTCTAATCAAGCATATTATTTGTTTGAAAATTATTTCATGACTGATGTTAATTTTGTTGTCGACGGCAACAATTCTTACTCAGTTCCGGTGTCCAACGGCTTTATAAAAAGGAACGTTAATAGAAACGACTCCGTTTATATCAATGTGTGGACAGAATCTGCCGGATATCAAATTCCTATTATTCAATACACAGTTGCAGATTCTGTAATTACTGAATTGGAAATTACTGCGGTTGAAAACGCCGGATATCAAAATATTGAAGTAGATGTATTCGTCAACGAAGATAAAAAAGTTTTATTGGACGAGTATACATTATATGCATCTGGTAGAAGATATTTTGTAGTTTTTAAAAATCCAGTAACAGTCGGAGACAGGGTACTTCTTAAAGTTAAAGGGACTGGAAAGCCCAGTCTAACAGGTGCATACGAAACCTCTTTAGGATTTACTAATAATCCATTAAACGGACCCATTTCTCAATTTACCCTTTCTGAATTGTCTGATCACGTTAAGACTATGATTGATAGACATCCTAACTTCGTTGGAAGTTTCCCAGGGACTAGCAATATTAGAGATATTGATCAATTGCCTAGTTACGGCACTAGATTAATCTGCAACAAAAATCCTCTTGCATTTGCTGCATATTTCATTGCCAACGACAAATATAATTTATTGTCTGCAACAAGAACAGTAGCACAACATTACAATCAATTTAAATTAGGGTTGATTGATCAAATTACAAAACTTAAAGGTAATTATACTTCGGCGAAAGCATTAGATATTGCATTATACAATATGAATGTGAATAAAGAAGTATCTTTTCCTTATGCACTAACTGATATGGTTGCCTACGGTACTGATTTAGTTTCTAGATCGTATCCTGTAACCGACAGCAGGAATAAAAATTATTCATTAGCGTCAACATTTAATTTAACTGAATTGTCTTTGAGGTCTGTTGTAGTATACAGAACAGACACTGCTGGTAACGTAGTACAATTAGTTCACGGATCTGAATATGAATTTGATCTAGTTGATTCATCAGTCAATATCAAAATTGATTTAGTCAAGGGAGACGTTATTACTGTTAATGATTATCCTAGTACTAGGGGGTGCTATGTACCGCCTACGCCAACTAAGTTAGGGCTATATCCTAAATTTGAACCTAAGATTTATCTTGATGACACTTTTGCAGGCGAAGCTAGAAATGTTATTCAAGGACATGACGGCAGTATTATGCTGGCCTTTGATGACTATCGAGATGATATAATTTTAGAATTTGAAAAACGAGTCTTTAATAATATTAAGATTAATTACAATCCTGAATTACTAGACATCAATAGTATTCTTCCGGGTGCGTTTAGAACTAACAAATATAACCTTAAAGAAGTTAATGATATTCTTTCTAGAGAATTTTTAAAGTGGGATGCTTTCTACGGATTTAATTATTCCTTTAACACTACTGCTACTGAAGATAGAAAAACTTGGAACTATAAAACAGGCAAAGATTTAGTTACTAAATTGCCACTTCCTGGTAACTGGAGAGGTATCTACAAATATTTCTTTGATACAGATCGCCCTCACACTCACCCTTGGGAAATGTTAGGTTTTCCTATTATGCCTAAATGGTGGATTGATGCATACGGACCTGCACCGTATACCAAAGGCAATACTATTTTATGGGATGATATTGAAAAAGGTTTTATTAGAGAGCCTAACAATTCCACAGTTAATACAAAATATATTAGAACAGGATTGTCTAGAATACTACCAGTTGACGATAACGGAAATCTTTTAGACCCGGCATCAGCTAGTATTGCTACTGGACTAGATTATCTTAGCACAACCGATAATTGGAAATTTGGGGATATTGCTCCAGTTGAAGCTGCTTGGAGAAGAAGTGCTTTGTATCCTTTTGCTGTACAGATTTTAATGTCTTTAGCTCAACCTGCTAGTTATGCAGCTATGCTATTTGACACTAGTCGAATAACAAAAAATCTTGCAGGACAATACGGCTACGGTGAAAATAAAGAATTTGTCAGCTTTGATATTCTTAAATTATATCAAGATGTTCTTGACGATCAGGATACTCTTGCCGCTGGGTACAGTGTGTTTTTAATCGAAGCAGGTAAACAAAAAAACAGAAAGTATCTATCTGAACTTAAATCTGAATTGAATTTTATTTCCTTTAAACTAAGTCATAAATTGGGCGGATTTGTTAATAAAGAAAAATTTAAAGTTATTGTAGACAGTGTAAGTCCTAACAGTGTTAGCACCGGAGTTGCATTAGTTAACGAAGATCACGAGATATTTTTAGACAAAAGTAGTCCAGTTAAAAGTTTAGGAATTAGTGGAGTTATTGTCCAACGAACAGAAAAGGGCTACTCTATTAGAGGATACGATACAAAGAATCCTTACTTCAATTGCTTGATGCCAAATTTCACAGCAACTGATCCTGCAATTACAGTAGGCGGAAAATCAGAAGCATATGTAGACTGGGCGGCTTCTAGTGCAAATCCTATGACCGGGCTTGATACTACATCAGTTAGTACAAATTCTGGATATAGATATTACAAACAAGGGCAAGTAGTTAGATATTTAGGTGGATTCTATCGAGTAAAGATGGGTCACAATTCCGGAGCAGCATTTGACTCTGCTAAATTCCAACCACTTCCGGCATTGCCAGTTATAGGCGGAGTATCAGTACGCCGCCCTTCTAAATTTAGTTCAACAATTACAGAAATTCCTTACGGTATTGAGTATGAGAACCCTGAAGATATCCATGCAGTTCTATTAGGTTATAGCAAGTGGCTTGAAAGTCAAGGATTTGTTTTTGATGAGTACAACAAAGACCTTACAGAAATTTTAGATTGGACATTTAGCTCTAAAGAAATGTTATATTGGACTACCCAAAAGTGGTCAGTCGGCAGTGTAATTACTTTGAGTCCTTTTGCAAACGGTGTTAAATTTGAAGATACAACCGCAGTAGTTGACGGATTAACTAATGCATTTTATGACTATAGTGTTTTAAAAGCAGACGGTACTGTGCTTTCTAACAAGTCTATTTCTACTTCAAGAGACGAAAACGTTTTTACAATTAGAACGGTGAATACCACTGACGGGATTTTCTTTGCAAGACTAAATCTAGTACAAAAAGAACATACCTTGGTATTGAATAATTCTACTTTGTTCAATGATGTGATCTACGAACCAGAGACTGGATATAAGCAACGTAGAATTAAGTTAATGGGCTTTATTACTGGCGGCTGGAATGGCGACATGTTTAGTCCCGGCTTCATATATGACGAAGCACAAATTTCTACTTGGGAAAAATTTACAGATTATTCCACAGGTGATGTGGTATTCTATGCAGGCAATTATTATTCTGCAATTTCAAAAGTTTTAGGTGCAGCTGAATTTAATTTTAACGAATGGTCTGTGCTAGGAGAAAAACCTGTAGCAGAACTTCTTCCTAACTTTGATTACAAAATTGGTCAGTTTGAAGATTTTTACAGTCTTGATATTGATAACTTTGATGCAACCCAACAAAGTCTTGCACAACACCTTGTTGGATATAGTCCAAGAAGTTATCTTGATAACATTTTTACTAACGCAACAAGTCAGTATAAATTCTATCAAGGTTATATTAAAGAAAAAGGTACTAGAAATACAATTAGCAAATTGGCCAAAGCCAGTATTATTTCTCAAGGCGGATTTGTAGATTTCTACGAAGACTGGGCATTTAGGATTGGTAACTATGGGTCATTCCCTACTAACGAAACATTGGAGCTTACTTTAAATGAATTGCAATTCAAAGAGAATCCACAAATTGTTAAATTTGTTGAAACTGAACCAATCATATACAGTGAGTTTATAAGCTATCAGACTCCTGAAAATATTGCTATTAAAACGAGTGATTACTCTAGTACACCTTTTAAAACAACTAGCACTGCCCTTTCTGACAGTGTAGCTATCTTACCAACTGCTGGTTATGCTAGACTTGATGATGTTACGGCTACTGCCTTTAACAAAGACAGTCTCCTTGACATTGCTAATAACAGAAGTCTAAAAGATGGAGACACTGTGTGGGTTGGATTCCTACCTAACGGCAACTGGGATATCTACAGATATACTCAGATTTCTACAAGAATTGTAGATGTAGATGTCTACTCTCCAGGGTCTAGTTTACTAGTAACAACTGATTTTAGACATAATTTAGCCATTGGCGATATTGTCAGTATCAGTCAGTTTGACGGTCAAGTTGACGGAGTGTACACAGTAGATCAAATTATAGAACTTAATCAGTTTGTGGTTTCGTCTGTTCTTACAACATTAACAACTCCGTTTTCTCCAGCAATAGGATTGTTGTTTAAATTTGTCAGCTCAAGACTCGGACAGTTTGACGATTTAGAAAATTCTATATTACTTGATAAGATTGGAGTTGATGAAAAGATATGGGTAGATGATCGACTGGGTAAATGGGCAGTGTATCAAAAGACAGATAATTTTGCCTCAACAGAATTTAAATCTCCTTATGTTGCCTACACACTAGGACAGAATCAACAGTATGGTTATAAAGTTGCAGGCAACTCTGCAGGAACAAAACTAGTAACCAGTTCTCCTAATTTTTACTACTCAGCCGATGGCCGCTCGCTAGATTTTGGAAAAGTTTATACCTACAAAATCAATAGTGGACAGGCTTTATTCTCTAGTGCAGTGTACCCAAATATTTCTATATCAGACACGTACTTCACAGGAACTAATACTTCTTTATTTGGGCAATCAGTTAAATTTGACGACGATAATGATTTAGTTTTTATCGGATCACCGGGCACTTCGTATATTCGACAAGTTACTGCAACTAACAAATTCAGCACAGTTAACTTAACTACTGCAACATCAAACTTTTTAGAACAAGGATTTGTTAGAATAGCTAGAATTGATTTTGACAACGATGAAATTTTATTTAATGCAGCAATTAGCAGCCCTCAGCCGCAGTCCGGTGCAAACTTTGGACATGCTATGCATGTTGGAAGTATTTCTTCAACCTCTAAGGTACTATTTGTTTCAAGTCCTGATCACGATGGCACTGGTGCGGTCCATTATTCTGTATTGAATGTAACTACCAGTTCTGTCAGTATTGCAGCTAGTGCAGATACAAATGCAAGGATTGCAGTTAGCGGACTAACTGCTAACAGTAAATTTGGTAATGCAATTACTGGCAATGCTGCTGGTACTAAAATTGCAGTAGCGGCCCCCGGATGGTCTACTTCAACTGGTGCAGTTTTTGTTTACTCACGTGCAGTCTCTGGAACTTACACTAATGTCCAGACAATTACTTCTTTAGATGATGCATTTATTGGTATTGCAGGACCCGGAACCGGGTTTGGCGAAAGCATAGTAATGAGTGAATCCGGAGACTATTTGTTTATTTCTGCAACTAAAGCAAGTGATAAAACTACTCGTTCGGGTAAAGTTATTGCAATGAAATTAACCAGCGGGCAATATGTAGTAGAGCAAGTTATTGATAATCCTTATTTAAATAATGGTTATGATTTTGGTAGTACCATGGAATTGTCCCCGGACAATAAAACGTTAGTAGTATCTTCGGCAGGTGCAAGTCACAGACCTTTTGCTACATTTGACAGCTATACTTCTGCACTTACTGGCAGAGAAAAATATGTACTAGATCCTAATAGTAATCCAAAACCATCAAACACTACGTTTGATTCTGATACAACTAATTTTTATTCTGTAATTAAGAATTCTGGTGCAGTCTTTACCTTTGTAAAAGAAAATGAAAAATACATTTTTGGTGAAGAACTTTTCAATCAGTTATCAATTGCTGGCCAACTATACGGAAATAGTGTACATGTACACAACTCCGGTGTTGTAGTAGGTGCACCTGGCTTAGATAGGCAACAGGCTCAGATTGGTGCTTTATATTTTTATACAGCTAAATCTGATTCATTGAACAGCTGGAAACTTATTAGATCTGAGGAAGACCTTGTTGACCTAAGCTCAATTAAAACAGTTAAAACTATCAACACAAAAGATCAGTCAGTGGTTGATTATTTAGAAATTATAGATCCCTTAAAAGGTAAGATCTCTGGCTTTGCAGATCAAGAACTTTCTTATAAGTCTTTATTTGATCCTGCGGTTTATTCTATAGGTGTTAGCGGTGTTGTGACTAACACTAACAATAACTGGTTAGACGAACACGTTGGAAAATTATGGTGGGATCTGAGCTCAGTCAAATATGTTTGGTATGAGCAAGGTGAGTTAGAATTCCGTAGAAATAGTTGGAATACTTTATTCCCTGGATCAATGATCGATGTATACGAGTGGGTAAGAACATCTTCTCTTCCTAGCCAGTGGAGTGCTATTGCTGACACTAACGAAGGACTAGCACAAGGCATTAGCGGCCAGCCTAAATTTATTGACAATTCAGTCATTTCTGTAAAACAAATTTGGAATCCTGTTTCTAACTCGTTTAGTAATGTCTATTATTATTGGGTTAAAAACAAGATTACTATTCCTGAAGGGGCATCTAGAAGACTAAGTGCATATGATGTTGCAAGTCTTATTGCAGATCCTAAAGCAAAAGGCGTTAAGTTTGCATCTATGATTGCAAACAATGCGTTCATGTTAACCAACATGGGCAGTTCTATTATCGGAACTGATATCAATTTGTCAATTGATATAGATACAACCGGAAAAGAAATTAATAAACACACTGAATGGTTGTTGCTGCAAGACGGAAATGCATCTAGTGTACCTAATACATTAATGATTAGAAAACTAATAGACAGTCTATTAGGAAAAGATACGGCAGGTAACTCAGTACCAGACACAATGTTGTCTGATAGATTAAAGTATGGAATTGAGTTTAGACCAAGACAAAGTATGTTCAAAGACAGGATTGGTGCTTTGAGAACATTAGTTGAATATACCAACACCGTATTGAAAAATAACAACATTGTTGACAGTGTAAACTTTACCAAGTTTAATGCTAAAGATGAGATTCCTAACCAAGTATTAGGAACTTATGATGTATTAGTTGAAGACTTAATTGAACGAGATTTTGCAGTCAGTACTAGAAATCTTAAGAGAGCAGAGCTAACCTGCCAGGTAAGAAATGGTAAAATTATTTCTGTTACAATTATTAATCCGGGATTTGGTCACGGTACATTAGAAAAAGTTTTAGTTAACTCTAACCAAGAAGCAGTCAACTATGTTGGTCCAACTGTGGCTATTGACGGCAACGGTAGTGATGCAAAAATTGTAACTGAAGTTAATATTGTTGGCGAAATTGTTAAAGTCACAGTAGTAAATCCTGGAAAAAATTATACAGCTTCTCCAACATTAACTGTTAGACCGTTCACAGTAATAGTAAGAACAGACGACACAGTAAATGGTCGCTGGAGTCGTTACGAGTGGGAATATGATCTTAAAGTATTTTTAAGAAAGTATACTCAATCCTACGATACTGCTAACTTCTGGAAATATATTGACTGGGTTGATACAACTTATAACCCTGCACAAGATATACTTGCTACCATAGATGCACCGTACCAGCTAGCCAGTGTATCTAGTATCCCTGCTGGCAATTATGTTAAAGTAAGAAACGGCGGCGACGGCAGATATATTATTTTAAGAAAGCGATTGTCTACAGCCGGTGTCGGAACTTATAATGGCTCTTTTGATTTAATCTATCAAGAAAATGGTACTATTAAATTAGACGAGTCTATCTGGAATTATAAAGCATCAGTATACGGATGGGATCAAGTATCCGGATGGGATCAGACTTCTTGGGATCAAAATCCTGCTAAAGAAACTGAAAACATTATATACGGCTTACTTGAAGATGTATTTGTAGGTCCGTTAAAAGTTTACTATAACAGACTTTTCTTTAAGCTGATCAAATATGCACTAAGCGAGCAAAAATTCTTAGACTGGGCATTTAAAACATCGTTCATTAACGTGTATAATCATGCTGGAAGCCTGGATCAACGACCTGTTTACAAGTTAAACAACGAATCTTATTATCAAGAATACATCAACGAAACTAAACCGTACCATACTAAGATTAGGAATTTTACTAACAATTATACTGCAACAGACGTTACAAGTGCAGTCATTACAGACTTTGACCTACCGTCAGTTTACAGTCCTAGTCAAGGCAGATTTATTCCTGTCACATTTGGTAGAGCAGAGTTGAACACGTATCCTTGGAAATCTTGGCTACAGAGTTATTCGTATTCAGTTAATGCAATTGATGTGTATGACGGCGGATCTGGGTATGAATTACAACCACTGGTTGAAATTACTCCTCAACCGGGAGATACTACCGGTACTGGTGCCAAAGCTATTGCATATATTGCACTTGGTAAAGTAAGTCAAATTGTTGTTACTGACTCGGGTTCTGGATACACTGCTACTCCTATTGTTAAACTAATTGGGGGCGGCCCAACAACTCTTATTCCGGCAAGAGTATCTGTAAGAATTACTAACGGTGCTGTTAGATCAAATTCTATCACAATGAAATTTGATAGAGTATCTGGATACAACGAAATTACTACAGCTACCGCATTTGATTCTTACACCGCAACAGGTGCTAGTCGAGAGTTTGATTTAACATGGGCTCCTAGCCCTGATAAGAATAACATCACAGTTAAAGTAGATGGTATCCGTGTGCTGTCTGGAGATTATACAGTTGAGAAATATTCTGAAAAGTTTAACGGCTATTCTAAACAGTACGGCAAAATAGTACTTGCAGACATACCTAAAAAACTATCAAAGATTACAATTGAATATAAGAAAGATCATTCTTTATATCATGCAGTTGATAGAATCAGAGATTACTATGCACCGGTATCCGGAATGCCGGGCAATACTGCAACCATGTTAATGAATGGCTTAGAATATCCCGGAGTAACAATTGATACACTACCGTTTGAAGTTTCAAAAGGTTGGGATACTACCCTGTTCGGCGACAGTAATTGGGATGACTTTATACCAGAAGTTGGTGCGTATGAAACTAAAGGACCGAGAGTAACTGCTACCGTAGCAGCAACTACCAGTATCAGTGCTGGGTCAGTATTGTATTTTACATTAGCAACTAATAAAGATATTACAGGAGTTCGTATAGGATCTACAGTTACTATTGCAACAGTAATTTATACAGTAACTTCTTCTACAATAGATACTGCAAATATGACTAGATGGGTATTGCAGTTAGGTGCACCGGTCGGAGTAACGCCCGGTGCCTCTTTATCATTTGTAAATCCAAATCCATTAGTTTACACTTTGCCTTTTGTTCCGACATTGGGACAAGGATACAATGCATATATTAAGTATTCTGGTACTAATAATTTTGTAAGAATTGATACTACTGCTACAGCATTTGTTGGCAACGGATACGTTAGTACAATTACAGTTCCTGCAATTTATAATTCTAATGATAGAGTATTGTTTAGGTCTACTTCGAGCGACGGCTCTTTACCGGTTGTTGATTTAGATTTAGATACCTACATTAATCCTAACGGTGCTACTAGCCCGGGATGGTACTATGATAACATCAATGGTATGATGGTACCTACTAAGTCTGATGACTTGGAAGATATCAATATTGATGGTGATAAGTTAATCAGTGCAAACAACAGCTACGGTCCTGAAGAAAATCTTCCAGGCAGAGTTTCTGACAGTCTAGGAATCAACGTCTACACTTATCCTACAGCGGGTGCAGCATTAATGATTAACAAAAAATATTTCAAAGATGCGTTCACTAGCAGATATCCAATTGGATTTACACCTCCTAGTAATGAATCTGTTGAAGTAATGTTAAACAACAGATTGCTATCATACGGTGTAGATTATATTTTAGATTATCAAACTAATGAAGTTGTTTTCTTAGCAGACCCGTATGCAGGTATTCGTGGACCTTATTTTAATCCTTCGGATGTTTTGCCAAGGCGTCAAGGCACAGTAATTGAAAGTAATGCAGGTGATGACACATTTACCGGTCCGTACCCTCTTGGATTTTCCTGGAACATGTTTGGAACATTATACAATGAAGTATATGTTGGAACCAACGGCTATTTAACTTTCGGAGCCGGTGATAGTCAATGGACTCCTCTAGTACTAGGGCAACTAATAGCACCTGCGATTTATATTGAATATTGTGACTTGTGGCAAGACTATGGTATTAATCCTAGTACAGGGCTACGGAATACTCCGCTATCAACTGGCGAAACTCCGGGTCTATTCTTAAGCGGTGGCGAAGTAGGCAACTTTGTATACTGGAGACTGCGTTTTCAAGGTTCTCATTATAATCAAAGAACTTCAACTACAACAGTGCCCGCATACCAATTTGAAGTCACGTTATACAGTGATGGAACAAATCAGTACATCGAAATGATTTATGAAAATACATGGAGGGGGGCAAACTTCAACGGCGACCAAGGATTCATTACTGGAGTTGCATTGGGCCGTTCTGGTAGCACACCAGGTACCGGTATTCTAGTAGATGATGCTAATATTCAAAATAATACTAGTCATGTATTTTATAGCACTAGCAATGGTGGTAATTGGCAATATGCTGGCCGAGGAAGCTTTGATCCATTTAAGAATCAAAATCCAGATCCAGAATTGTTATCCATTACTACTATGAGCGTCGGTGGCAAGAACTTGCTAGAAAAAGCATCAGTTCCTATTACATATGCCAGTGGCCAGAAAGTATTTGATTTTGCATCTAGTTTTGCAGATATCAAGAGCAGTTATGTAACAATTAACGGAGTTAAACGCACTGATTATGCATTATCTGGTCTAGTTAAGGGAACTTCTGGTAGAGTAAAATTAACATTTGATACTAACTTAGCAATTGGAGATACTCTGCAAGTTTGGTTTTTTGCCAGCGATCACAAAGCCTTTAGCGAAATTAAAGAACAAATAATTGCAGCTACTTCGAGTACTACAGTGTTCACATTAACCTCACCTCCAGGAAATATTCAACCATTCCATAGTCAATTAATTGTTGAACGTAACGGTGTACGTTTAAGTCCGCCGGATACAGTTTATTATTCTGCGGCAAACGGAGTTAGGACATTCTCTCTAGATCAGCACATTGATTATCCGCAAGGCTTACCTGATAGAGCTAAATTAGAAGTTTATGTTAACGGCATCCGACGAGATTTTGACACCACAGTTAGATTAAATCAAGATGAAAACTTGGTAGAATTTAACACTCAGGTGTTAAACAATTCTGACGTTGTTGCTATTACACTGTTAAGAGATCACGATTATTATGTTACTGGATCGACATTAACACTAACTGATCGAGTTGACGTTGCTAGCTCCAGTACAATTAAAGTTACAACTTTTAATAATCACGATAACAGTTTATTTAGAAGAGAACGTTTCAACGGTAATTATGCAGGCATATTCAAATTAAGCAGAACTGTGGTTAACAGCAACTATGTTTGGGTTGAAGTAAATGGTCGCCCGATTACTAGAGAAACTGAATTTAAAATTGGCTCTGACAACAGAACAGTTATCTTGAACGAGCAATATAAATTAAAATCTACTGATACAGTAGTGATTATGAGTGTAGTAGATCAAACAAGTGAAGCACTTGTTGGATATAGAATTTTCCGCGATAATCTTGGTAGAACACATTACAAGAGAATTAGTCAAGAAAATTCTACTCAACTTGCAGCAGACTTACTGCCAACTGACACTTCCATTACGGTAGAAGATGCAGATGTATTAACATTGCCTAATCACAACAACAATCGTCCTGGCGTTATTTTAATTGACGGAGAACGAATTGAATTTTATAAAGTAGAAGGCAATAAACTTAGCTGGTTACGTAGGGGAACATTAGGTACAGGTATCAAATCTTTACACAAAGAAAGTTCTATAGTGTTAGATCAAGGGCCTGAGCAAAATATTCCAGTAGTTGAATATAAGAAACAAGATAAGTTTACTATCAATAGCACAACTAACACAGTACTAACATTGACAAATATTGTGTTTGATGGCGGAGTTATTAACTCTTATAATCATGTTGACGTTGTTTATCAAGGTAGAGTACTGCGTAAGCCGTTATCTGATACTTTCACATCGTTGTTTAACAACGGAGTAAAGGTTGTTAAAAATACAACTTCGACTTATCGAACTACTGATGTTAGTGTTGCATATGATTCGGGAGAAACTAATTCTTATAACACTGCAAGTACAGTTTTGTTGGCAGCTGAATACAGCATTACTACTGCAACAAATACTATTAATTTAAACTTTACTCCTAGAGTAGGGTCAGAATTAAAAGTAATTCAAACAGTGTCTCAAGAGTCCGGAATTGAATATTCTGACATCCATTCTAGAAATGTTGAGCAAGTTAAGTTCTTGTTGGAGAGACCATCTTTCCTACCAGATAAATATTACTATGGTCAGAATACTGCAACAGATCAATACCTAATCCTTGAATTTGGGGATACATTAGACAGTGAAACAGGAGATCCTTTAATAGGTTCATAATATGGCAAGAATATCGCAACTTACAACTTTAACCAACGTAACGGATCAAACAATATTTCCGGTTGTTTCTAGTGGGACAAATTTTCAAGTAACATTTGCAAATTTTAAACAACAGATCCAAGCCGCTGCACAAGGTAGTACAGGCCCGCAGGGATCGACTGGTGCAACAGGACCAACTGGTTCAACTGGAATTGGGTCAACAGGAGCAACTGGAAGTCAAGGTGCTACTGGACAAAGTGGGTTGAATGGAGTTGACGGTGCAACGGGCCCGCAGGGATCAACTGGTCCGATTGGTGCTACTGGATTTAACGGAGCAACAGGACCTACAGGATCTACTGGTGCAGGATCTACTGGTGCAACTGGTCCTTCGGGTCCTGAGGGTGCAACTGGAGAAACAGGCAGTGGCAGCACAGGTGCAACCGGAGTTGGATTTGTGCCCCTCTTTTCACTAACTACTGCAACAATCAGTTTGAACACTGTAACATTTATAACTCACTTATCATCTAGTACCGTTGCATATACTGCAAGTTCTAGGGTAAGGGCAACAGCTAGTTCTAGTACAGACCTTACCTCAAACTTTGACGGTATTGTTGAGAGTTTTGTTGGAAATCAACTTACTGTTAGACCATTAACTAGCTTTGGCTCTGGTACTTTTACCAATTGGACTATAACTTTAGTTGGCGGTCAAGGTACCCGAGGTGCAACTGGTCCTCAAGGAGTCCAGGGAGAAATTGGTGCCCAAGGGTATCAGGGATCTACAGGGGCTACAGGCACACTAGGTTCTACTGGTGCTACTGGCCTAAAAGGTGATGCAGGAGACCCGGGAGGTGCAACTGGACCAATAGGTAGTACAGGTGCTACAGGTGCAACTGGCATTCAAGGCGTTAACGGTACTACGGGTGCAACTGGTCTTCGAGGCGGAACGGGTGCTACTGGTCCACAAGGATCAACTGGACCTGCTGGAAGTTTTGGCGGCCTAACTGTTAACTATAGATTTAGCACTGCGGTAACAGATGACGATCCAGGTAACGGTAGAATTAAATTTGACAATCAAACTTTGCCTGATGCTACCTTATTCTATGTCGATGACCGGGATATTAACGGTGTTGATCTTCAGAGTTTCCTACGAACAATTGACGATAGCACAAGTCCTTTAAAAGGTCATTTTAGAGTTGGAGTTGCTAATACTCCTAGCACCTTTGCAATTTTTACAATCACTGCAATTACTGAAGAAGATGGTTATTTTAAAATAGACTGTGCCCATGTAGATGGTGCATTTAGATTTGATGATCAAGCTGAACTTATTTTAACATTTGCTAGAACTGGTGACATTGGTCCTACTGGATCTACTGGGCCACAAGGTGCAACCGGTCCTGGATTTGCAGGATTAATATCAACTAGTACAGTTGCTATCGGAACATCCACAGTGACATTTGTTACTAACAAATCTGCGATTTCTGAATCTGCATTTATGGGCGGCAACTACGTATTTGCGTATGCAGGATCTAGTGCAACAATTTACGGGCAAATTGTAAGTTTTACAAATAAAAACCTCACACTTAATCCAATTACTACAGAAGGAACTGGTACATACAGCAGTTGGTTGTTTGATCTAACAGGTGAATTAGGACCTACTGGTCTTACAGGTGCAACAGGACCAGAAGGTGCAACTGGAGCTACCGGACCTCAAGGTTCTACTGGTGCTACTGGCCCTACTGGGTCTACTGGCCCTCAGGGAGATCCAGGCGGTGCAACAGGACCAGCAGGTGCAACAGGACCAGCAGGTGCAACAGGACCAGCAGGTGCAACAGGTATTTTTGCAGGATTAACATGGACATTATCTAGTAACGGCACAATTGCCTATACATTTAGTGGTCCGGGAATTATTACCGGCAATACAGATGATCCTATATTGTATCTTTACAAAGGATTTACGTATAATTTTATCAACAGTACTGGAGCAAGTCATCCATTCTTAATTAGAGTGAGTAACGGTGGAGCTGCATATACAAATGGAGTGACTGGAAGTTCTACAGGTACAACTACAATCACAGTTCCTATGAATGCTCCTTCTACATTGTATTATCAGTGCGGAATACATGCATCAATGGGTAACACTATTAACATAGTATAAAATAATATTGGATAAGTATGAACATGCAAGACGAAAATAAATTAAAGCAGCCCGAAACTCCGGCTAAAACTCCAGACGAAGTTGGCGGTATTAGCCTTCAAGGGCACATTAAGATCTTTGATCCTACTACTAAAGAAGTCTTTGTTAATAAACGCAATGCTATCCATTATGAAAACTTTAGTCTAGCACTAGTTAACAGTGTTGGAAATCAAGGTTACGGTTGGGTCAGTAAAATGGCATTTGGAAACGGCGGCAGCAGAGTTGATCCTACCGGAATTATTACATACTTGACACCTAATTCTGTTGGTCAAAACGCAGCATTGTATAACAAAACCTATGAAAAATCAGTTGATGCTGCTAGTTCATCTAACTTAGATCCCACAAGAAACTTTATGGAATCTAGGCATTTAGTTGGTGCAACATATAGCGATCTTCTTGTTAGTTGTTTATTAGATTTTGGAGAGCCTAACGGTCAGCTAGCATTTGATAACAGTGCAAATTTAGACGGACAATTTGTATTTGATGAACTAGGACTAGTAGGATATGATTCTACTGGAAATGAATTGTTGTTAACCCACGTTATTTTTCACCCTGTACAGAAGAGCTTAAACAGAATGATCCAAATTGATTATACTGTTAGAGTTCAAAGTATTAGTGGAGTAGGAGCATAACATGGCCTATACAGTTTATTTTTCTGATCCTACAAAGTATAGCAGTGCTATTCTAGTTGATGATGGTCTTCCTGGAAATCCTGGAAATAATTATTCTACTAGTCTAACACTAGTTGGAAAAAATGCTTCAGGCTATGCATATGACTTTGCCTCTAATTTCTTACACTTGCTAGAAAATCATGCTAACAGCACTCCTCCAAATAATCCTATTGAAGGACAGCTTTGGTACGACAATGCTAATTACAAATTAAAAATTAATGATGGTACCGCGAACGGTGCAAATTGGAAATCAATTAACGGAGTGTATCAAGAGTCTTCAGAACCCCCAGAAGCAGTTACTGGTGATATCTGGGTAGATACAACTACGTTCCAGTTAAAAGTTAAGAACGAAAACAGTGAATGGATATTAGTAGGCCCGGCAGTTGACGGCAGCAGTAAGTCTGGACCAATTGCAGAAACGGTCTTAGATACTGTAGGTGTTGGTCATAAAATTATTGCAAACTATGTTGACGGCAACATTGTAGAAATTATTAGTCCTGAACAATTTACTCCACAGATTAAGATTGACGGGTTTGAATCAATCAAAGCTGGTCTCAATTTAACAGCAGTCAATTCTGCAATTTTAAATTCTACTGCTTATGCAGCACAGAATCTTATTGTAACTACACCTACTCGAGGTGTTATTAGTGGAAATTATTTTGTTCGTAATGATATCGATACATCTATCAATGGAGTATTGAACGCCAAGAACGGCTTTACATTAGGAGTTGACCCTACTTTCTTAATTCAAAAGGAAGGCACATTTAAAAATAAATTTGTCAACAGTAAACTCAATGGAACATTTGCATTTCAAGTTGTTGATGAAAGTGAAATTTATAACGAAATTTTAACTATCCAAGGAGAAAATAAAAGAATAGGAATAAACACTCCTAATCCTCAATTTACTTTAGATGTTACTGGTAGTGCTAGATTTTCCGGAACTGTCACAATTACTACTAATGCTGACGATGCATTGACTATTTCAGGTGCAGTTGCATTTGGTAAGAACACTTCGTTCAGTAGTACTGCAACATTTAATTCAACATCTACATTTTTTAATGGGATTAAAATAGGAAATACAGTTACTGATACTTCTTTATTCTCTAAAGAAATTATTCAACCAGCAGTTCACAATGTTTATACATTAGGATCTGTTACCAAGTCATTTAAAGAAGTACACAGTGCTGTATTTAAAGGAACACTTGATGGAACATCCACAGTAGCAACTAGATTAGCATCTTCTGCAACGTTTACAATGGCCGGCGATATATATAGTGCAGGTATTACCTATGGCGGAACAAGTGAAACTAGAACTTTTACAACTCAATTGCAGGCTAATGCAATTACTTCAAGAAGCACAGTTACCAGTGTTGCATCAACTGATGAATTATTAGTAGCTGTTAAGAGTGTTAGTTTTGTTTCAATACCTGCTAACGGGGGCTCTGGTAGCGGCATTGCATTTGATATTACTCGTCAAGCTGCTGGAACATATATTATTGACAGAGTTGCAAATAGCGGAACTAACTATCTTGCTAACGATGTATTAACAGTTCCCGGAACATTGTTAGGCGGCGAAAACAATATCAACGACATGTCGATAACCATACCGAGTGTTAATGTTTTGGGTAGTGCCCCAACAAATACTGCATTGTTTACAGCAGTTTCGGGTACAGGAGTTACTGGTCTAGCTAAGGCTAGTAGAGACGCTTTATTGTCCAGTGTGTTAGATTTCTTAATTCCGCCTGGTACAATTATGCCATATGCCGGAATTGAAAAACCAAATCCTGCAACACCTTTAAGCAAAGGATGGTTATTTTGTGATGGTGCGGTTGTTGGCCGCACAGACTATCCTGCCCTATTTGCAGCAATCGGATACACTTATGGTAAGACATTAGTTAACGGTCAGTTTAGATTGCCCGATCTACGAGGAAGAACAATTATTGGTTATGATAACATGACCAACGGACTTACCAGTAGTGGAGGAACTGCAAATAGAGTAGTAGGAGCAAATACACCTAATAGTTTCTTAGCATCCCAAGGAACAGCACCTCGAGTAGTTGGCGGATCGACTACTGCTACTATGACTGCAACTTCATTCTCGCAACAGTTTCCGTATCCGACTCCGGGCTTTGGCGGAACTGCAACAGGCATGGTAACTACTGTAATGAATCCGTTCCATGCTATGAATTATATTATCAAGGCCTAATAAGTTATGTCATATACGATTAAATTTACAAACGGAAAAACATTAGCAGTAGTAGCTGATCAATCAATTGACGACGTGTCAACTAGCATAACTTTAGTAGGTAAGAATGTTAATAATTACGGACAATATGTTAACGCTAATTTTGTTTCGTTACTTGAAAACTTTTCAAACTTAATTGAACCGTCTAGTCCTGTTGTGGGACAAACATGGTTTGATACAAGCGAGGGTCGACTAAAAGTTTATTCAACAGGCACATTCAAACCAGTTGGTGCTCCGATTATAAGCACAACTGAACCAGCTGGAGTAGTCCGCGGCGATTTGTGGGTGGATACTACTGACAATTTATTAAAATGGTATGACGGAACAGTTTGGCAACTTGCTGCTAAACAATATTCTGACAGCGTAGGTAAAGAAGGGTGGTTCGTAGATACAATATCAGACAGTTCAGGTTTCGATCACGAGCTGTCTATTTTCTATAGCCAGGGTGTTCGTTGGGCAGTGATGTCTACATCAACTATTTCTCTTCAACCTGAAACATTAACAGCAATTGCTTTAGGTACTAGCACTATTAGATCTGGTCTAATGATTAACAGTGCAATTGGTGCTAAATTTTATGGTGTAGCAACTAGTGCAGAAAGTATTCAGGGTGTTAGTCTTGATAGTGTATTAAGATCAAATTCTTCAACAGAAATTACTGGTAAATTTGATTTTGTTAACGATAACGGTATTTCAGTTGGAACAAATTCAAATGTTGAAATATTAGTTGACAATACTGGTGTAGTTACTAGTGTAATCCGTGGCACAATACAGGGTGAACCTTTAGAAATTAGATATAATAGTGTAACTACTGGTACTGATGCAGTGGCAATTCATATTGATTCTGATAATGATCGAATTGGAATTTTCAAACGAAATCCTACAGTTGATGTAGACATTGCCGGAGATGTAAATATTTCTGGAAACTTAACAGTACTTGGTACACAGGTAAGTGTAGAAACTACATTTATGCGAATTGAAGATAAAAATATCGAACTTGCAACTGGTCAAACTACTGCAACCGATGCTTTTATTGACGGCGGCGGCATTACACTGCATGGTACTACTGACAAACTTTGGGTGTTTAACGATTCGTCTGATTCGTGGCAATCTAATATTGGCATTGACACTTTAACTACTTCTGGATCTTATAAAATTGCGGGGGTTCCTGTATTAGAATGGGCAGGTGCTGCTGACTACAAATTAAGTTCATCAGTTAAGTTTGCTCCAGGATTAATTAATTTACCAGTTCTTCAAGGACTGACTGTTTCTAGTGTTGTTATCTACGATAAAAATATCACAACAGTTTCAACACCGTTAACTGATTTATATTTAACTCCGTCTAGTGGTTACGTTAATTTAGATAATTCTAACAAGATTGTTGGCCTAGCAGCCACAATTGACCTTGACACAGATGACACCGCAGTGTCTAAGGGATACTTTGAAGGACGACTTGCTGGTGCATTAGGTGGTTATAGTGCTAGAAAGCCATATACATTAGCCATCGATATAACTGATTTTGACACAGTAAATGAAGATATTATTGCAATACTAGATGTTACGTTGCCAGTTGACGGTTTTGGTGATCCTTATTATGTTCAGCCTGACGGTGCTAGATGTACTATATTATGTACCAAGTATGAAGCTACTACTGCAACATATTTGTTGAATAACTTAAACACTTCTACCGTTAGAAAATTATTTAATATTGTTACTGGAATCGATTACACAGCAACTTCAACAACTACTTCGTTTATTAATACAATAACAAGTACATCTACACTACTAGTTACCGACTTTGAATTAGCAGGTAATGTAACAATTGCTACTCCTATGCCTCGTATTGTTAGAACTGTAAAATTGTTTGCAGTTATTGCAGGTTACTGGACATTTATTGAAGATGTTGATACTACATATCTAACATCTGATAGTGCATCTACTCTAACTACAGGATTAAAAACTTTCACAGTTAACAAAAGTAGTTCTACAATTTATAGCTTCCCAACATTATGGGGCAGCATATTCAGTACCGGCACTAGCATAACAATTAGAGAAACTGATACACAGGTTAACTACCTACAGGGAACAATTTCTGAATATTCAGGAACTAACTTAACAGTTAATGTAACCGCTGCATACAATACTGCAACAACATCAACATTCACATCGTGGATTATTAGAAGAGACCTATAACGGAGAGCAACTAGATGCCTTATAATTTGAATTATTTTGACGGGAGAGCTTTTATAACCCTTGCAGACGGGGTAGTCGATCAGCAGGCTTCTTCTAGTCTCTATTTAATTGGTAAAGATGTTACTAGTTATGGTACTATTCAAAACGATAACTTCCTTTGGTTGACTGAAAATTTTGCAGGAACAGTAGAACCTGTTAATAAAGTACAAGGGCAACTTTGGTTTGACAAATCTATTAGTGTGTTAAAACCAAAAGTATACGACGGTGCAGAATGGAGAACTATTGGAATTGTTACCTCAGGTGTAACCTCTGCAACAAATGCAACACTTGGTGATTTTTGGTACGAAACTTCTGCAGGACAATTGTTTATTAAGAACACGCTATCCAATTATTCATTAATTGGACCAGAAGCAGTTCCTGGATTTGGCACTACTAAGTTTGTGTCAACTAAAGTTATTGATACTGCCGACGGATTGCATGCCTGTATTGTGATGTACGCCGATGGCATAATTTTAGGTGCAGTGTCTAATGATGACTTTGATGTTAAATCTACTGAAGCAGTATACCTTGCAGGAATTCCACATGTTGGTAGAGGCTTTAATTTTGCATCTGGTGCAAGTATTAGTTCCGACGATATATATTTAAAAGCAGATGTTGCTGAAGTAATTACCGCAAGATGGTCTTTTACTAATAGTAGCGGTATTGGAATTGGTACATCTACTATCTATTCGAGCGAAGCTGGCAATTTAACATTACAATCTACAAATAGAAGTGTTGTGGTTAATGCATCTGAATTTAGGCCGGGAAGTAATTTAACAACATTAGGAAATTCTTCAAATAAATTTGCTAAAGTTTACACAAGTGAAATTAATGCAGGTAGTAGTATAACTTCTGCAAATTTAGTTGGTAAGTTTATTTTAAGTTCTAGTAGTAAAATTGAACCAGGTACTGATGGTACAATTAGTTTTGGTGCATCAAATGCCCGCTTTGCTACTTTATTCTCTAAAGGATTAAATTCTGGAGGAACTACTGAAGAAGGCACCATTACTGGTGCTTGGAAATTAGGTGCAGGTAGTTCTCTTGATGTGTCAGGCGGCTCGTTTATTTCGGCTACTTCGGATGCTAACACTGTAACTGCAATAATTAATGTTATTTCACCAAAATTATCAGCAGGTAGTCCTAGCACTAACGGAACATTTGTAGGCCAGTGGTCGTTTGGCCCAGGTTCATCTTTAACATTACCAATTGGTACAACATCATACTATGCTGACATTGCAGAAAGATATGCAAGTGATGTGCAGTATGAATCTGGAACAGTAGTAATGTTTGGCGGGACATCGGAAGTGACTATTGCAAATGTCCACAGCACCGCCGCAGTTGCCGGAATTGTAACAACAGAACCTGCACAAATTTTAAATTCTGATTTAACTGACTCAGTTGCAATTGCTTTAGTTGGCCGAGTACCTTGCAAGGTAACAGGCAATATCACTCGAGGTAATTTATTAGTTGTGAGTCATATTCCGGGAGTCCTTACAACTTCGCTATTCCCAAGTCCGGGAACAATTGTAGCGAAAGCAATGGAAAATTATAACTCTCCAAATGTGGGAGTAATTGAAGTAATGGTAACAAGAGGCTAATGAATGTCATATATTATTAACAAATCAAACGGTGCAAAATTAGTTACTATCGAGGATGGATCTATTAACGTTTCTGTTTGTGATCTATCTTTAGTTGGTAAAAATTATGCCGGCTATGGCGAATCTATCGCAACTAATTTTGTTAAACTTTTAGAAAATTTCTCAAACAGTAAACAACCACCTAAACCAATTACTGGTCAAATTTGGTACGATAGCACTAATAGAAAAATTAAATTCTACAATGGTGCAGAGTTTAAACCAGTTCCTTCGTTACAATCATCAACAGATTATCCCACTGATCAATATAAAGGTGATCTGCATTACAACGAAACTGAAGGTAAACTTTACTATTATGATGGTACAGGATACGTTTTAATTGGACCACAACTAACAGGCAAATCTGCAATTAACACAGTAACACCTGTTCTTCTACAAGAATCAAACGGGCAAGTACATTATGTACTGAAGCACCAAATTCAAGATCAGTTCGTTGAAACAGACCTTAAAGATATTGTAATTGCTTCAAGGGCTCAATTTGTTCCAACATCTGGAGATTATTCAGATTATCCTATTATCAAAAGAGGATTAACATTACCCGGAACAAACAGTTTTGGAGTATCTTACAGTTCTGGAAGTCCTGAAGGTTACTTACTATGGGGCACAGCTTCTGACAGTATTCGATTAAACGGCAAGGAGTCTAGTGATTTTGTCACATACGAATCTCCTATTTTTACAGCACAGGTACAGGTTAATAATGTCAGTGGAGTTAACATTGCACAAAATCAATTAAGATTATTTTCCAATGTAAACGGTGCTCAAGTTACTTCAAGTTTATATAGAATTAGTTTAAATGTCACTGATACTAACCAAGAAATTATAAATGTTGTTAACGTTGATGCTAGCGATAATCCAGCATTGCTTGCAAGTAGAACACTGGGAACCTTGGTTAATATTGGCAGTGCTTCAAATCCTTTTAACATCATATACGGTAACGAGTTTAATACAGCGGGTGCTGACTTGGCAGAAAATTATCTTGCAGATGCTCAATACGAACCGGGCACTGTACTACGTTTGGGCGGAACAGCAGAAGTTACTATCTGTGCAAGTTACGAACATGAAGGTATTGCAGGCATTGTATCTACTCAACCTGGGTATCTACTGAATAGAGATTTGGTCAACGGAGTTGCTATTGCACTTAAAGGCCGTGTACCTTGTAAAGTAAAAGGACCAGTTAAGAAAGGTGATGTACTAGTTTCGTCTAACATCCCTGGACATGCTGAAGTTCGTAAGTACGGACATAGAACAAATCCAATGGCAGTGCTAGGAAAGGCACTCCAAGACTTTGACGGTGAAACAGGCGTTATTGAAGTAATGGTATATTAAAAAAGCCCCTTCCGGGGCTTTTTATGCTTCAGTAGTTTCTACTTTTGAAGTTTTCTTCTTTGGCGGATCAATAGTGTCTGCCTCTTTTCGTAATCTTGCAGCCTCTTTAAAAAGTGCATCTGCTCGGCTACGCATTTCTGTAGGAGACAACTCTACAGGTGTGCTGTCAACGACAATTTCGTTTTCTTTGATTTTGTCTTCTCTAGCTCTGTCCCATTTAGTTTTTACAGATTCCTTTGCAACAGGACTTGCTGGTTTCTGCTCAGTTGATTCTGTAATAGATAATTGATCAATAGTAATACCTTTTTGGTCAGCAACTAGTTGATTTAGTTCACTTAATGCAATTTGATTCTTATTATCAAATACCATAGTGACCATGTTGGTTGCAACTTTGGTCAATAGTCCATTACGGTGTAAGAATTCCAACATGTTGGAACCATCTGGGAACCTGCGTACAGCCAGTACATCTGCAAGTTCATTTGCTTGCTGACCGGACTCGCTTTCAATTAGACTCATAAGAGAATCGTGGAATGCATCAGGTAATGCATTAGTACCGCATACTAGAGCACTGGTAGCTTCGCCGGGCAGTGTTCTAAACACAACGGCTAACTTTGCTCCGTTGTTCTTCATTTTTCCAACATGTTTCATATTTTATCCTTATTCTGGTTGAGCAGTTTGCTCAGCAGCCTCTGGTGCTTTCTGTGCAGGTACAACAGCAGCCAAGAAGGTATCTAATTTATTAAATACACCTCCAACTGCGGCCATCTCGGCTGCTTTGAATGCACCGCGAGTTGCGGCAATATCAATAATAGATCTTACATTTTGTAGATCTGTAATTGTTAGCTCAGGGGCTTGTTTTTCTTGTTCTGACATTTTTAATCCTTATGCAAAAGTGGACAGGCTAACGATAGCATAGATAGTTCTTTTGCATCTTCAACACCTATCTCGATAGCAGTAGTTAGCTTATTATCATCCACGATGGTGCATTTTCTGACGCAATAACGACTATCCAAATTAAGATAAATCCATTTATCTAGCTCTCTAATATCGAGCATTTTTTTAATTTGGAGCTTGCTAAAATTAGGAGGAATCCGATCCAATCTCCTCATTGAGAGAACATTTAACGGATTCACCCTTCCTTTACTGATAGCCATAATATACCTACTTTATTTATAATAGGCAGTCTGGCCGAATGGAGAAACAATAGATTCAGTACCGTGGATCACAAACAGTGTTTCACAGTAGTTTTCGTCGCCCCAGCTACCGCAAGGATATCCGTCTGTAAACATAATAAAACGCTTAGGCTCAATACCTTCTTCTTTCATGAAGTCCCAGTTGGCATCAAAATCAGTTCCACCGCCACCTTTAACATCGTAGCTCATAATTTCGTCAGCAGTGTCACCAGTGAATTTTGCATAGTTATAGACACTGGTATCAAAGCACCACAGATCAAGTTTAAAGTCTTGATACTCGTCCATAATGCCCTTAACTTCACTTAAGAAGTCTTTTGCCATAGAGTCCGAAATACTACCACTCATGTCAATTGCAACAGACACATCGATAGTTTCTTCGTTCATCATACCTGGCAAGATAGCACCACAGTGCTGTGACTTACGATTAGGACGCTGGAAGCTAAAATTGCTCTTAATGATACTTTGGATATTCATGCGGAGCAGTTGACGCCAATCCATTTTAGGCTCAGTGAAGTCTTTGATAAGACGTTGAACACCTGCAGGAATACGGCCGGCACCTGCTGCCTGAGCAGCCGCTACCATTGCTTCTTTAATCTCGTCTCGGATAGCTTTCTTTTCTTCAGCAGTTAGTCGAGGACGACCTTTACCACTACCGTCTACTTCCTCGCCATCCTCGCCTTCACTCTCTCCATCGCCTTCTCCGTCCAAGTGCTCGTCGAGTAGTTCGCCGAGCTGACTTAGATCAATCTTTTCAGCCTTCTCGTATAACTCGTCATAAATCTGTTCGTAACTCCAACCGCGGTATTTGTTGTCTTGGAAGATTTTAATAAAATTAGGCACTTCCCCAATTTTCTCATCTTTGAGAATCTGATTGGCTGCATAATCTGCGGCAATGTTTGACAGTTTAGGATCTCGTCCATCACGGCGGCCCATGTGATCAAAAACGTTGTGAAGAACTTCGTGTGCAAATCCAAACTCTGCCTCTTTGGGTTTAAGTTTATTCACAAAGTCTAGATTGTAATAGAAATTACGTCCGTCTGTTGCTAATGTTGAACACCATTCTGATGCATCAATTAACTTCATACGTGTGGCAAGATTACCAAAGAACGGATGACGGAGCAACAGACCAACTCGTGCGGTGATCAGTTTATCTACAATTTTTGCCTTTTCGGCGGAAGTGTATTCTTTTGCAGGTGCAGTCTTTTTGACTTTTTCTGCTTTCATAACTGTTGACATATTGTGTCCTTTTGTTGTCTATGTATTATTATATACCCAAAACTGTTAAAAGTCAAGCAAAAAGGGCCCCGAAGGGCCCAATTTTAACCTTCCATTGCTTGGATAATGTACTTGCCGTACTTGTCATGGAACTTGTCAAAGTTCTTCAACTTAGACGCATCAAACGGCAGTTGATAGTTAGTCAACGCAACCTTTGCACCCATAACAACCAATTCAGTTGGAAAATTATCCATCATAAATCCAAAGAAGTTATCTGCCATACTGTCCCACTCTTTGACTTTCTTGCGATCTGCTTCTTGAAGCTCGTAGCACATAGAAGTTGTCAAAGAATACATAGCGGAGATTTCTTTGATATTGATCTTAGTAACCTTGCCTGACAGAATGTCTTCGGGCTGTGGCATCTGTTTAGCAACCTTGCGGTGTGCCATAAACTTAACAGCAAGACCTTCACCAATAGCACCCGACACTAGGTCAGTCAGTGTACGTTCATCCAAGTCGTCGTCAATCAACAGATCGGATACAAAGCTCCAAGAGCGAGGTGTAGCAAAGGCACGTGAACTAGACTTTGGATCAAAGTCATACAGGTCTTGTTTGGCAAACGAGCAGTATCCAACAACCTGTTCATGGATACGATTCTTAGTAGCCCACATGAGCCAGTCTTCGAAATCTGTACGGAGTTCTAAGTGCAAGAAACGGTTAGCCAACGGAGCAGGCATACGATAAGTAACACCCTTGTCAGTTTCACGGTTACCTGCGGCAACAATTGAAACACCATCTGGCAATTTGTAAGTACCAACTCGGCGGTTTAAAACTAGCTGGTATGCCGCGGCCTGTGTAGCAGGTGCCGCTGAATTCAATTCATCCAAGAACAAGATTGCAGTAGATTCTGGATCAGTGGGCAGTTCTGCAGGAGGTGCCCAAGTCATTGTGTTGGAAGTAGAGTTGTAATAAGGAATACCTTTGATATCGGTAGGTTCCCAAAGTGACAAACGAACGTCAATCACTTCGCGATTTTGTTCATCGCCAATTTGTTTAACAATATCGGACTTGCCGATGCCTGGAGCACCCCACATGAATACTGGACGCTTAATCTTTACGCACTTGCGAATAGACTTTTTTGCTTCGTTAGGAGTGACTGCACGATTACCGCTGAGAGCTTCTGCCATTTTAAAACCTTAAAAAATGTGTTGAAAATTTGTACGCTGTATCGTTAGCGTATGTATTGATTATACAGGCTTTTTAGTCAGTTGTCAATGGTTTTTGCTGTTGTGTTTTTGCAACACTCATAGCTTTAGAAAGGCCGTATTTTTGAATATTTCCGGAAAATAACACTAATTGCACAGCCATCTTTTCTCTATATACAAAGATAGCTTTTTTGGTTAGATAAAATGGACAATCAATAAATTGATCCATTTGGATAATTAACCGATTTGTCCATTCAATTTCTTTTGGGAGATCAATTTGATAGCATTTGATGTCAGCAAGTTGCATCCATTCTTGCCCGGAATCAGTTAGTCTTAATCCGCCTGTTGCTTTTTGTCTAGGATTCATCCAAAATGCAGGCAGCATTTTTTTAACATACTCGTCGTGATGAGGCTTTCCTAGTGTTTCTAAAACGTATTTGACTATTTCAGTCCGCTGATTCATTGCCTAGTTTTTCACCAGTTGTGAGTTTATAAACGGAGAAGTCCTGGCAATTAAACATTTTGTTCAGTCGTTCCGCTAGATTGTGTGCATGTCCGCTGTTGGAAAAACTAACTTTTTTATACTTTGGACCTAGGTCTTGTGCTACTATGCTGGTAGTTTTTAAGTTGACAGGCCTGTCTTTATAAAAAACTGCCCAAATGGCATCAGCTTCCAATACCTGTTCAGTCTTGTAATTTTTTTTATTTGTTAGTTCTAATAATACTGTAGGTTTAGGTCTGCTCATGATGCGTACATTCTCCGTTATATACGCATTTATTTAGTTGGGACTTATCGAAATCCGCCCCCGTCCATTGAGACCTGTATCACATCTTCTTGACTAGGTTGCTGTACAAAGTCTTCTAATTTTCCCACTAGTCTAGTCATAACAACCGCAAGACTGTCTGCTAATGCAGTGGCTTCATTTATGTCTAGAACTACAGTCTTTTGACCTGATTTCTTTGCAATACGAGCCTTTTCGAGATAGTTTTCGATGGCTAATGTGTTAATTTGTTTCATTTTCTTTTTTACTTAGAGTAGTGAGCATCTGTTTCATTTCAACTTCTGTTTTAAAAGGTCCGTGAAATGGATATCGATCTAATGTAATTAGCTTAGGACAAAAACTTTTAACCCACCCTTTGCGGAATTTAATTACATAGTGTCCTGCACAATATTGACTTTTACTTTTTGTACTCTTAGCATAGATAGGTAATCTTTTTCTAATGTCGTATACTGATCCAAACGGCCTTGATCCACACGGAAAATCATAAACTGCATATTCTGTAGTTTCAGATTTTACAGATTTAACAACGTCAAAAAATACAACGCCTAGTTTTTCTTTGACATCTTTTACTGTGCCTATGGCAATTTTATTACCGTTCTTTAAAATAGAATACGAACTGCGTTCTTTGTTCAGGGTACCTACTTTGAGTCCGTCTCTTTCTAATAGCCAACTTTTGTTAGGTATTAAAGGTTTTGCAATAGTTGTCATTTTTGTCTCCCAACATGTATCTGTTTTATTTTTACAAGTGTCTTCAAACTGACACGTTACTAGTATATCTTGCATTAAAAGGCTCCGCATAACTTTGTGCTTGGTCTGTAATTTTTTGCAAATCATAAGTTGCACAAAACTTCATAAGTCTAATGCCAACTTGCGGAACATTCTTTTCTGCGGTAATTGCAGTGTTAATAGTTTCGGTAATGAGATTGCGAATCTCTTCTGGCTGTTCAGTCAAGTCACACAATAGACGATTTCGATTATAATCATCTAGCACTTTATGTTCAATGCCTTCGTGGTCTACCCACTTCTGCAACATGAGATTGTTCCAAGAATAGCCTTTAGAATTACGGTCGGCAAATGCTTCACGAAGCCCTACTTTATTTTTAGTGCCTTTTTCACGCACACCGGGATATGCACTAAAGATATTGTCGCTAGTGTCGCCACGCATACATTTCTCAAACAATAGCCATTCTGGATCAGGTTCAGGTTTTATGAGTCCAGTTTTCTTGTCTTTAACTCGTTTGCCCTTTTCATCAAAGTACCCCTCGTGAGTAGTAGTTACTTGACTGACACCATTATATTGTTTCACATTGGGTGCAACTAATTGTGCAAAATCGCCATCTGTCGAAATGATAATATGCTGATCTTCGGGATGTGCTTGAATGAATCCTGCAATAAGATCATCTGCTTCTAATCGTGGATTTTGCAACACAGTACAGTTAGTCTTGTTAGTCACAAAGTCTTTAAACTGATCAAACGTTTCCCAAAATACGCGGTCTTCCTCGGCTTCTCGAGGACTCTGTGCCGCACGAGCTTCTGTACGTTGACGCTTGTAAGGAGCATAAAAGTCCTTACGCCAGCTACGCCCCTCGAGGTGAAAGATAACATGGTCACCTTTAAAATCACGCCACGCCTTGCGTACACTGCTGAGAATAGTATGCAGACTCATGCCCACTTTGTCTTCAAGACCGCCACGTACTACATGTCGAGCTCGGAAGAATGTATTTGCAGTATCAACGTGAATAAATGTCTGTGCCATTAACTAACCTCAACTTTCCCATTACCTAAATTGTTTACATTTACAAAGCCACTGCCTCTACGTTCCATATCTACACCTTCTTCGGCACCTACGCCTCTGCAAAGTTCTTGGAACCATTTATCTACAATGGCCTCATCTGTTTCGCCAGTATAACCAGCGGACCTTAATTGTAACACGAAATACTCATTCCAGTCAAGTTCAAAGAATCCGTTACGCACGTTTTCTTTATTGACATGAGTATCCAATACAGCTACCCAGGGCTCTTTCTTTTCGTTTGCTATTTCTTTTGGACTGAGTTTTGACAACCGTTCTAATTCTTTAGCACGTTCTGCTTGCTCAGTTGCTTCTTTAGCAATTTTTGTAGCACGTTCTGCATCTTCTATTGCACGTCTAGTTTCGGCTTCAATTTTATCGATACCAAATAATTTTTTAAAGATATTGTTCATTAAGTTCCCCACTCATTTTTAAATAACGGCACTTGTAAACGGTCGCTATAACGTAAGCCTGCGTTCATTGCCATAATGGCCACTGCCTTGTTGTTTAGTGCATAGACACTTTCTACACCACCCACTGGCATTAGATAAACGTGTCCTTTAAATCCTGCATCACGGAATTCTTTAGTTGCCTTCATTGCATCTGCAAAGTCTTGCTCTGTAGCTATAACAAACTTCAAATATGCTGTGCCGTAATTTTCGTAATCGCAAACAACTTCTGGCTTGATAGCATCATCCCACGGTTCTCCACTACAAGGTAGTTTTGCACTGACTGAGAAAGTAATTTCTCGTTCTAGATTCTCTGTAGTCCAAATACGTAGATAATTTTTAAATGCACTAGTCAGTCGCATTGTACCATTTGTTTCAAATGTGATTTCTTTTAACCCTACCATCTTGGGATGATCCAGTAAGTCTGGGTAAGCCTTCTGCCAACCCAACAACGGCTCACCACCCGTAATAACAAGATGAGCATCCCCCCATTCGTTGTTAGGAAGCATTTCTATAATGCGTTCTACAATTCCGTCAGCCTCAATCATTGGACTTAGATCTTTAAATGCAGGATGCCAACTTGCATAACTGTCACAACCTGTACTAACAAGAGGCAAAGACTTGTACTCTGTAAATGGAGTTATCATTGTATGCTGTGCCGCAATGTCTGTTGCTTCGTGACTTACCTCGCCTCGGGGCATGCCAAATCCTTGACAGGTAAAGTTACATCCGTATGTACGTAGAAATACAGAAGGCACGCCCATGTAGCGTCCTTCTCCTTGAATCGAATAGAATAATTCGCTTATTTTAATTTTGCTCATATATGTTTGACCATTGTTTTAATTTTTCGATCTTAGCAGCTTTTGCAACTTCTAAGTGTTCTAATGATATTACATTCTTTTCCAGCATGATGTCAATCATTGCCAGCATGTCGCCCAATTCTTCTTCAAGGTGTTCTCGATTAGTTTTGGGCTTGCCTGGCTTGAAGTTGTCAATGCCAAATCGACTAATCTTGCTCACCGCTTGAATTACTTCTGCACATTCTTCTTGTAGAATGTCCATTACTTCTTTTGTTTTACTATCCATTATTTGCTCTATCAGTTAGATATTTGTCGTTGTGGATCCATTTGTTATTAACAAGGAATCCCCATTCACGTCTTTGTGGTCCAGGCATGAACATTGTCCAGCAGTCTGTTCCTGCTTCAAGCTCAACACGGTGATAGCTAGTAGCAGGGCAAATGCGGAAGTGACCAGGCCCACGCCAATGCCGTGTCTCACCGATCTTGGCACCTTGTGAATTAAATTTAGGAGTCCATTCATAATAACCACCTTTAAGGATTAAAGTAGCGTAAGGCCATGGATGATCATGCACATCATCGGGGTCTGACTTAAGGAACTTGTGAAGAAAGATATTAAAGGGGAAGTGCTTTCTATCTTTAAGAAATAAGTAGTAGCGTTCGAGATACGGTTCATTTTCTTGCCTGTCCATTACAATTCGTTTACGACCAATTTGCTCTAAAAAGTTTAGGAACCATTTCATTTGCATGTCTCCAGCCAGTCGTTTAATCGATTCACTGCTTCGTCAAAGTCAACGCCGTAAACTTTGGCCTCTAATATATTATCTGCAATATTAATATCAAACGGTATTACTCCGTTAAATCTAAAGTCTTCCGGCACGTCGGTAGTAACAATAAATTCTTGCAGATGTCTTGCTCTGAAGATTAAGTTATTAGCCATATCTACTGAATTCATATTAACCGCCTTGTGTTGAGCCTTTAGTGAATGCCGCACGTACATCACGTAACAATGCTTCATCGTCCCACTCTAGTGTTGTTTTACCATCCGGATGAGTGGTAACAGTTAAGTGACTACCTTTGACAACTTTTGTTTCTGCAAAAACTATCTTAGCACCGCCGATTGTGCCGGGCATCTCTATTGTTGTTTCTTTCTTTTTACGTGTTGCCATAATTACCTCGGAGCAAAGTCTTGCTGTAGTTTGATGTTGTCAAAGAATTCTTTCTTTGTACTTTGGTCGTCTTTAAACGCACCTTTAAGCACAGTAGTCTGCGTCAATGAGCTATGTGCCATAATACCTCGATTCTCACAGCATCCATGCACTGCTTGAATGTAAACGCCTACGTCTTTGGCGTCAGTGGCTTTTTGGATTTCCCTAGCAATGTCATTAGCAAGTTCCTCCTGGAGAGTACCTCGACGGGCACACCACTGAGCGATCCTTGTATACTTGCTAAGTCCGATGAGTTTCTCAGCCGCAATAATACCAATATAAGCAACGCCACTAACGGGTTGGTGATGATGGCTACACATACTGCGAAGCTCGCTACGAACAACCAACATACCTTCGTAACGGTCCTCCGAATCATTTGGAAACGCTGTTGCGTCTGGTGCATCATCATATCTTCCTGCCATTATTTCGTTGTAGTACATTTTGGCCAGTCGACGTGCTGTGCCTTTACTATTTGGATCAGTTTCGCGATCAATAAGCAATGTATCTAGCACTTTTTCAAATGCGGTTGTCGCTTCGTTGATAAGGTCTATTTTATCCATGGGTTTGATATATTCTGAAATATTATCACCAGCCCAGAATCTTTTTCCGTTTGCTTTCATTTTATCGCGTATGGCTTGCGATAAGTTTTTACTTGTATCTGTCATTGTAGTTTTTCTCCGATGTTGAGGCAGTGGATTGCCATGTATATATTCTATACTATTATTTAGGTTCAGTCAACCGTAGTAGCAAATTTTTCTGCACGGCTGATGAAATTACATTTAGGTTAACATTATGTTCTTTGGCATAGTTTATTAGTGCTTCTGTATCTTTTGGAAAGCAGTATCCACCAAATCCTAAAGAACCATCTATACCCGGAACACGCATATGACTTTCACCAATACGTACATCTTGTTTAATTAAATTAACAATCACGTCATAATTTAATCCAGCTTTTTCAGCTAGTTGATAAAGTTCATTCATGAACACTACCTTAGTAGCAAGAAAGTTGTTAATAGCATATTTGGCCAAGGCAGCATCTCCAATATTACAGAACTTAACTGATTCTAAATTCGGCTGCGTCATTTTGATAATGCGTTCTGCTTCGTTTCGATATGCTCTAACATCACCGCCAATAATACACCACTTTGCGTTGGCATAATCTCTACTGGCATTAGCCGCGGTCAAAAATTCTGGACTGTGTACTAGATTAGGATAGACTTTATTAAGACGTTGATATACATTTGGCGGTGCAGTTACTTTAGAAATAATAACACCTCGAAAGTCTTTTAGTTTTTCTAAAACACTTTCTAAAATACTTGTATCACAACTTCCGTCATCATTCATTGGACTTGGGACACATATAAAGATGCCCTCACATGTCATCAACTCTGCGTAAGTTCCAACGTATCCTTTACGTACATCTGAGTCCACACATACAACATTATCTGGTACAAACTCGGTAGAAGATCGAACAGCTTCACCTACAAAGCCTAACCCTACAATTCCTATTCTGGGATAAAAAGAGTCATTCATTTTATATTCTCTAAAAGAATGTTAGCACTGAAAAACAAACTGGTTAGATCCTGTGCTTGTTTGTTTAATTGAGGAAGGAATTTATTATAATTTTCCATGTACTGCATTATCTTTTGACATATTTGCGGTCGATAGCCTTGATAGTTTTCCCAGTTACGAGTCCAGATTTCCGGATACTTAAATGTATCGAAATACATTTCAGAGTAGCTAAGACGATCTGGTACCATTGGAACGGCATCTACTAAGGCACCTTCGTAACAGCTAATGCCAAGAGTTTCCTGCAAGTTAGCACTGAACACTATTTTTGCTTCGCCTAACAAATTATGATATTCGTTTTTAGTCAGTTGTTGATCCTGACACACTACAAATTCATATTGTGGCAAGTGTTCTTTTAAGTCACGAAAGATTTCAACTTGCTTCTCGGGTGCAATACGATGCGGAAATAAAATTAAGTCACGCTTTGGCATACCCTTGTATGCGGTAAGTATATCATCCATATACTCCATGGGCCAGCCTGTGCGTACAACCTTGTTGTTGAATAACGTATCGTCAAATACAGTCTTATACATACTTGCTTTACGATCCGGATCTGGTTGGATCAAGTTTTCGTAAAACATGTGAATATGAAAGTCTGTGGCAAAGTAGTTGTGATCAAAAGCATGGTAGAAACTTTTTTCAGCGTGTCTGACCCAAGGCTTGTTGCCAACAAGACGTCCTAGGAAGTCTTGTGGATCATAACTGCCAGCATGCCAAAGACCGTGTGTTGTTACTGGAATACCCAGCAGTTCACTCATGTACTTGAGATTGATGATACCAGGGTGCCAAGCATCAGTAAATATAAAATGATCACCTGCATGAACGGCTCCGTCGCAAAATAGCCGACCCATCTGCTCAACCTGCCGAGCTTTGTAGATGTTTGTGCCGCCAAAATTAAGAAAAGCCCCAGGGGTAGTAGCACTAGGAATATCTGCGGGACCAGAGATAATTTGAACATTGTGTCCTGCCTTTCGTAAGAGATTAGGTACATGAGTCTTCCACTGACCCGTGTACCTAGTCTCAACTGATTCTAAATCAACGAGAAAAACTGTCATTTCTGTTGTATTGTGGACGAGGGTTTTTACCCTTGTATTCAGTGCGAGGCCGACGTTCACCTCCGCTGTTCCAACGCTGATAATTCTTGTATTCTGGAGAGCGATACAAGTCTGCTGGATTAAAATCCAACAAGTTGAAACGGCAATAATCAAGCCACTTATCGAGATCATCAAAGATCTTTTCAACTTCGGGTTTCATGAACAGGGTTTTTTGAATGTAATTTGGCTGTGCCATTTTTATAATACCTAATTAAAGGGTTGAAGGAAATTTAATGAAGCAGCCATTCTCGCCGTCTTCACTTACGTCAATCCAAATCTCACGACCTGGATATCTTGCAGAAATAGTTCCGTGAAGATCACGGCTTATCATTTCGCAGGATTTATGGTTAAGTTCGAGTGTGCCATCTGTGTAGCAGTGCTCTAACCAACGCTTAAACTGAATAAACTCAATATCACGATCATCGTGAAATACTTGAATATAGATTTTAAAATGGAAAATATGACGGTGCGGAGTACCAAGGAAGCTAACATCATACATGTCGCCTGTTTTAAGTTTAGGATCTGTGGCCGCTGCGGGATACAGATGAACACCTTCCTTGCGAAAGGTAACCCAAATCATATTAAGATCAGTCATTAACTAATTCCTTTGCAAGAGATTTAATCTCTGAATCGGTTAGGAAAAATTGATAGTTTGAAGTAAAGTCAACTTCACCATCTTTGTTAAAACATTCTTGAATAAACTGTACATGGTTTAAATCTGTAGGAGTAAGACATTTTTTACTTTGTACTCGAAGTCTAAACGCTTTATTTTCTTTAACTGTAAACTCTTTCATTTTGCTATTTCGTCCTCTTTATATTGATCCCAATCGGTAAACTTATTACTATCCAACAAGTCGTGCAACCTATGCGTCCAAACTCCTGCATTAGTTGCTTCAAAATCTTTGTCGTCTAGCTTTATTGTAGCATTATAATTGAACTGTGTCAAGTAGGGTAGCTTAACAGAAATCATCGAAATGAATTTTCTTTGCTCATTCAGTCCCGTTTCCAAAATATCTTCTGCATATTTGCAATCAAAATCTAGAGTACACCAAAAATCTTGTTTCAAAAGAGCCATAATCATTAGTTTCCAATTTTCGAGTTCTTCTGTACTTCTTGGTTTAAAACTTTGATTTGCTCCAAAGTATACATGTTTTACTTTTTCTTGTTTTGCAAGCAGTAATACTTCGGCTGGATTTTGGACACCTGTTACAAACAAAGTGTCCATTCCATATGCCGCAGTATGTTCAATTTCTTTTCCTGTAAAGAAAATTACCTGATCACTAGTGCCCGTTGCATAATCACGATTCATTAATAATTCCTTCTTCTAAAGAACGTAGGTCGTCATCGTCTGGATTTTCTAAATCTACTTCCGACGAAGTAGTAACTTCTTCAATTTCGAATAAGTTGTTAAACTTGTTTTGAGCAGGACCGCCTTGCAAGCGAGAACCTTCTAAACTCTTTAAGAAAGGCATAGCTTGTTCGATCATTGCAAATGCTTCTGCTTTATCCTTAGTATTGAATAGATCCTCTACAAAGGTATTAAAGTATAACACATTTCTAGGAACCCAGTCACTGTGTTCGTCGCTCATATCAGAGCCCTTAACTTTTTTCCAATGTGTCCAATGTAGCTTGCCGGAAGTCTTGGCAATCTCAATATCCATTAACTGTTGAGCACGTTGTACCGCAACAATATGACACTCAACATTATGACCCATCATCAATGCATAGGCAAAACTATCCCACGATGTTTTGTTTGGAATCTTACCTAGTTTATTAAGTCTCGGCACAGTGTTATAGTGAGCAGGATTTAAGTGATCAAACTTAGCACCATTTAATTCTGCGTCAGTCTTTCTCTCGCCTAGATCATAGTAGGCAATATCCTTCATTGTTAGTCTGCGACCGATTGACGATTCGAATGGGAACGGGATATCTGATCCTGAAAGTGCTTTGTTATCTGGGGCTTTGTCCATAATAACACTCCACCTTTTTGGCGTGTGGACTGCGTTTGTGTAGACAAGTCCGTGTGCTGTTGCGATGAACGGTGAGGCACAGTCAAAAGATATGGTAAGCTCTTCATTAATATGTTTCCTAATTTGTCGTTGAATCAAAGTTAAGTAACAACTCCAGTCGAGTTGTGCTGTACCCAAGAAGTGGATCCAGTTTTTGCCCTTCAGCAAACCATCTTCACGCAAGGTCATTAGACGCTTGAGTGTAATATCCATCTTGCACATATTGGCACCACCGAAGGCCCAACCTTCTGCTTCGCGACCTGCATACTTACCTTTAGGATCGCTGAATTCTTTTACACCTGCATACCACTTTTCAGCAGTGTCCCAATCTGAACCTTGTAAAACATTGAGCCATTTAGTTTGGCCTAATCGATTCATTAGGAAGTAATCGTTGTTGTAGCGAGTCTTGTCTAAACAGTCATCGAATGTTTTTAAGCCTGTCTTTGGACTATGGATGTGATCGCAAGCCCATGTAGGAACGTCTAACATCATTGACCAGTCGGCTGTGAGCTCGAGCCATTCTAAAATACTTTGGCGTGTCTTAGTAGCACTTTTACCTTCAAAGTCTAACCAGTCAAACTTTAGAACGCCCTTACCAATTTGGTATCCGCCGGAGTCTCCCAGAATCATTGTATTCCCGCGATCACGTTGTTGGATCATTGACTCCTGCGTTATACTCTTATTCAAGTCCAACTGTGCGTGACCCGCAGAGTATAGACCGTACTTGTATGTGAAATATCCTTGTTCAGGATTTAAAAAATTCATACCTTCAATACCACGATCAAATCCTGCCGGAACTCGAGCTTTAGGCACGAATTCTTCTAGTCGTTGTTTGGCAACATAGGTACTATAGAAACTACTAATAGCTGGCAAATAGACAGCATAGTCTTTCTGTAATGGTGTTAGGTTAACTTGTTGTTTCGTCATGTTCTTTACTTAATATTATTGTAGCATCTAATTGTATCTTGGCCTTCTTTAAATTGCCCAAGGCAATATTAATAGCAGGATGTTCTCGGGCCAATGCTTCAAGTTGCAATTCTTCGTCACGCTTCTTTCGAGCCCAGTCAAGCAATGCTACTGCTTCACTGGTCATTGATACACTAGCATAGCTGCTGGCTAACTCTTGCCACGATGAACCGTCATACACTTCTATATTATGATTAGAGGTATTATATCTCATCATACCTGCTGATTGGTTTCCGGAAGGAATGTAAGGATTCATTGGACTGCCTCCAGTTACCTGGAGGTATAGTCCACTGTGGGTTAACCCTTTTATCATGCCTGTGCTGGAATAATATATTTGTAAGTAGCTAGACCGCTATCTAATGTAATCTGCATAGCACCTTCATTGCTAAAACTAACTTTGGCATTGTTTGCATCGGCAATTTTAAGAATGCTCAATACACTTTGAACAGGCCATGTCCATCCTTTATTTAGGCTACCAGTAACACCTGTTGCAAAAATAAATTCACCACCGTGTGTACTTTGGTCACCAAATGTAAACTTTAAATTACCACCATCAGTCTTTGCAAGGAATGTAGTGTGCTCGTTGTTTGCAGCCGCCTGGAACTGAAAACGTTGTACACTTTGAACGCTGGGCTCGATCTCGACATCCCATCTAACTCCGCGAAACTTAACAGTCTTTAACTTTTCGTTAATGATGTCAGTGTTCATAAAACGGTAATCGTTCTTAAAATCCTTGGTCTTATTTTCAAAGTGCAAACCAGTTGGGATAGTATCGCCATTACGGTCTGCGGTAGTAACTTCAATCTTAGCATCTTCTTTATACTCAGGGCAATCTAGCAAATACTTGAGTTTGTTCATTTGTGGCATACCAAATACGCCAATCATATCTGGATATGGGTTAGCAGTTTCGGCGTACATGATAACTGAACGGTCATCTGCCATACTGTCAACGGAGGTCTTTTTATCGTCTCCAGTAATTTTCACAATGTTTAGGAAACCAAGGTTATGTGTGTGACCTACGATGTCTTGAAGAATGTCTTTCATTTTAAATCCTTTTGTTTAGTATATTTAGAAATTTGTATAATGTCAAATAAATTTTATTCAAAGCTGAATAAACTGCCGAATGTATTATTTTGTGTAGTGGATTCTAAATCCCACTCTAGTACTCCAATAAGGTTTTCTAGCTTATTGTTAATAATGGTTGCCTCCATCTCCCCATGATCAAACGGAAGTTCTTGGAACCATTTCGGTAAACGCATTTCGTCAACTGGATATGCAATTGAAGTGTATCCTAATGGATTGTCTTTCATCTTGCACACAATAACTTTCATGCCGTCTACAATACCCATCGAGTATTTGTCACCGTTCATACGTTTAAGAGTATTCCAATTAATACTAGCACGAACATGTCCGGGCATGTTGGTTCTACCCGCTTTGACTTCTTTGGCCTGATACTCTGCAATGTTATTTGCACGTTTAGGACTACCCTTCTCCCACCCAGGCCTCTGTTTGAATTCACTTCGGAACTCACCGATACGTTCTAGAATTTCTTCTTCTTGAGCATTGTTAAGAACTTTGGTTAAAATCTCGCTTAAAAAGTTTTGCATAAATTCAGGAGTATCACTACGTTTCAAATCTAAGCCCATGGCTTTGATTTTACCTGGCTTGCCATCTATATCTTGCCTCTTACCTTCCTTGTCAAAGTACAAGATAGCGTATCGCTTCTTGGTCATAAAGATGCCTTTGATAGCAACAAATTCTCGACCGGCCTTAATAACATCTCCTCGAGTTTTTGGGCAATGAAAATCGTCCAACATAAATTGTGGAAATGTTCCATTTACTTCTTCAGAGATAGTATCGTATAGTTGAACGACAACTTCTTTGTTCCAGGGAATTACCCCTTTATTGATATCATTTTTTAAAGTAGTGTATGCACTAAAATATACAGAGTCAGTATCACCGTATATCACACTCTTGCCGGTGTAGTTATAGTCTCCAGTAATAACTTCATTTACTTTCGAAGCCATATGCCTGGCGATCCGTCTACCAGTAAGAGTTGTGGATTGCCCAATACGATTATCAAAGAACCTACAACCAGCGTTAAGAATAGCACCGTATAAGCTATTAAGGTTAATCTTTTTAACCAGCTGTCTTTTATCCCAATATTCTTCTTCAACTTTATTCCCCGATGCAATACATTCTTTTAATTTTGCCTGCATTTCTTTACGTTCGGCATACCAACGTTTCAACAATCCAGGAATGATCCCTTCTTTCTCATAGGTAAAGATAGTACCGTTTGCTGAGATAACCCACGGCTGATTACTTTCAAAAATCAGTTCATAAATTTGAGCCCCACTTAGCACATCAACTCTGCCATCTTCCCAATCAACTGTGATATCAGTTACACGATCTTTTGCCATGACAAGTTCGTATTCGTTACTGCCGAACTTGCCTTCCCAAGAGGCTGCAAAGCTAGAACCCTTTGCTATCTTACCTTCAATTTCAGCTTTGGTATAAGATTGACGTAACTGCCCAACAATAGTTTCTGGTCCCATGTTTAATGCACGAATAGCTGACGGATACAATGAGTTAATGTCCATTGATCCAATCCAGTCATGCAATCCTTTCTTAGGATATGCAACATACGCACCAGCGGCTTGTGTTTCTAAATCATCATCACGTTTAGGACGACCCGGAACAATTAGTCCTCGATGATGAGCTTCATTTACAATGGCCTGCTCAGTTACAGCCACAGCACCCATTGTGGTCTGTAACAACACAGTACATTCATGTGCTAGTGTATTTGCTAGGTCAATAAATTTTAATTTATTATCTAGTTTATTCAGCAATGCAGTATCTTGCCTGTTGTATTCAATAAACTTGCGGAAGTCATTGTTGTACAATTGATCTAGGGTACCTTCGTACTGCGTCTTAGTTTCACCTACCTCCATCTCTCCAATTGCATCCAATCGGTATGTATGTCGCTCTTCATAGGTGTACTTGCGGTACAACTCGAGACTGTCCAAATGAACACGACCAACAAGATCATAAGTAATAGCCTTTTTTCCATACTTCTCGTACTCCCGTTTCTTGGGGAACTGGTCCCATAGACATAACCTACGGGTATCTTCTTTGCTAAGAACTTTAATGATGCGGTTGACAGTATAAGGCATATCGTATCCTTCACTGTTCCATCCGCTTAAAATATCTGCATCTTGAATCAAGCCCAGGAATGTTTCCAACATTTCGTATTCTGTTTCAAACAGCATTGTGTTAGGAAAGTCTTTTACCTGCTCTACTGCTTGCTCCATTGTCAGTGTCTTTGGGGGGACTGCAAGACATACTAATGTATCTAACCATTGTAGGTGGACAGAAATCGCAGTAATTGGCATGAACGCATCTTCAGGAGTACTGTAACCACGTTCTGGATCAAAGTCTACTTCAATGTCCCAAAATGCTACATTGAGCTTAGGAGCATCTTTGCCTAAATAGTTTTCTTCTAGGCATCGGAATACAGGATTAATATCATTTTCAAAGAGTTTCTTTCCTGAATGAATTCGGGTTTCTTTTTGGAACTCTTTGTAATTTTTGACAGAAACTTTGCTAAGAGGATCACCGTAAATTGAACGATATTTTCCTTTAGAGTCTGGGTAGTATAATACATATTTGGCAGGATAATCTTGAAAGATTCTGCCTTTTTTGGGATCACGCTCAACGACGCGAATAACGTCCTTGTCGCGATCCCACATTGAATCGACGTAGCTCATTTTTTTCTCCTTTGTAGTTTGTGGCCTACAAATACCAACATGATCATTTATGGCTGATCAAACCTTTCTCTTATATATTTAATAGTCTAACGTATCCAACAATGTCAATAGTGACTAATAGTAGATAGTTTGCAACCATGCCAGTACTCTTACGAGTCCAAGCAGCCCACCCGAATATTGCACATTGTAAAATGAATATAGGATATAGATAGAAAAATAAAGGATCAGTTGCTCCTGCGGCCAATGTTAAGGAACATCCGAGACTCATTAGCCAGGCAGCAATTTCTAATGAAAATCGAGTTGGCCACTCTCGATAATCAGTTCTCGCCCAATTATATATTTTTTGGACAAGGCCCATTAATCTTCCTTACGAAAACTGTGACCGCTAATATCAACAATAGTTTCCAAATCATCAAACTCACGGAACACTTGATCCCATGTATCTTTTTGTGCAATCTTGATAGCCTTCTTGATAACGCTTGGCTTGACTTCAAGTTCCTCTGCAACAGCTTTGATTGTTTCATTCAATCCTTCTGTTAAGTCTTGAATTTCCTGCATAACTGTCATACCTTCTGCGACAATCTGCTTAATCTTTGCTTGCTCTGGTGCACCGAATGCTTTTGACATAAATTAATCTCCTGTGAACATTAAGTATATACTAATGCAACCACAGTGTCAAACTTTTATTCGTAAGTTACTGTATCGGAGTCGCCCAATCGCCATTTGGGGTTTGTTTCTACAACCCATTTTTTTGTAGCAACTTTAAAATCTGGAAATAACATTTCTTTAGGGTTACTGGCTGCATCAAAGAATCTGCAACGATTATTGGGCTGTGCGGCATATTGTCCATTATCTAGTTGTATAAAGTTAAAACTTTTGTGATCTTCGGGCCACTCTGAGTAGCTAGTGTCTATAACATTGAGATCTGGACTAGCATTGTCTACGGTAAACATATAGTCGCCTTTGTGTAGCTGACGATCCTTGGCATAGAACTCGCAGGAAAGATTACGTAAGAACGCCTTTTGTATTACAGCAATATCATAGCTGAAGCAGTCCCATATTTGCAGTGTATCGAGTGGTACAAACTTGTCTGGCTCTAAATCGGTGTTTCTGCTTACATAGGCATGTAAAGGTAGTTTGTCGTACAGTGCTCCGTATCTGGGCAAATAGCTTTCTATACGGAATGCTTGACTACGCAGGCTTTTGATTGACACCCATATGCACGGTTCGTATTCGCCCTGTCCTGACTTAAAATCATACAAAAATTCTTTGCGTACAAAACAATGCACCGGAGGTAAGTTTGCAACTAAGAAACTCATTTTATTCTTCTAGATTAACAGCGTCGGTATTAAAAAATTCAGGGTTCGCTTTATTAAATTTACGCATCACAATACCAGCTAGTTCGTGTGCTTGATTTTCTTCAGGGCTACCGGTAGCACCCGCACCTGGCTTCAGTCCAGTTTCTTCGTTTTGTTTGTAATGTACCATCTCGTGTGCAAGAGTTCTTAAAATATCTAAAGGATGTCTATCTTCAATTGCAATATTGATTATTTTAGTTTCACTGTTAAAACTACCAAAACTAGGTTGATCATCTACGCTGCCAATACGTAAATGCATTTTAATTTTTGGAACAGATTTTAATTTAAGTTCATTGACTGCAAAGGGAAGAAACTCCTGAAGTATTTTCATAAAATCAGGTTTTGAATTTACATCCTCTAATAGGTCTATGATTTTCATTACTTGATAATTCTTCGATCTAATGCTGCCCATAGCTTAGATTCGTAAGCTGGCTCTTTAGCCTTGTGTTTTACATCACCTTGCTTTTGTGCTTTCTTTTTATCTTTGTGAGCACCTGCACCACTTTGTACTGCGTTCTTGGCAACAAAGTTTCTAGGCTTAACTGCATGTTTCACAGCACGTACACCTTTCTTGTTTTCTTCTACACTTTGTTCTTCTACTTTGCCGGCATTGTGTGCTTTCCATGCAGCACCGTATGCCTTGCTTTTTTCAGTTTTAGTTAACTTACCATCTTTAGCATATCCCTTTTTAATATGCTTGACCATGCGTTCGGCTTTGGCTCCCGGCGGTGCTACCTCCGCCACACCTTCATTGTTTTCATCTTCAGCATCAAAATCATATTTGTCGTATTGAATGTGACCGTCGTGTCCGATGCCAGACAGCACCACCATAACATAGTCGTCGCCATAATCGGGTTCCCATCCTAATGCTCTTAATTCATCTGCATTGTCGCCGTCAGTCCAGTATTGGTAAGCCAATGGAAATAATTTTGCCTTGTATTTTTCCATACTTGGCAAGTATGATGGATCAAGATCAACTGGTTCAAATTCTTGTGTCGGCCACATCTCGTCAGCATCGCCTGGAGTAATTTTTCCAGTCATTTTTCTCATTGATTTATCAAATTTTTCGTCACCTGTGGCCTCCGCCACACCTTGCTTTTTATTATCCAATTTGGTAAACGCTTTAACAAAATTAGGACCACTTTTCATGCGTTTTGTGTCACTGCGTTTTGTGGGATCCATTCTGTGTTTAAGATTATCTTTATCTAATTTTGTTAGATAACTGGTTAGCGTAGCATCACTAACCTCCGCCACACCTTGCTTGTATTGTGTATCTAAGTGACGCTTGATCTTTTCAGCCTTTTGACGAGCAGCCTCACGCTTTTGTGGGCTTGTTTCATTCTTGCTCCAATGCACTGCGGTGTCATGGTCTTTCTTTAGTTGAGCAATCTTATCTTCCTTGCCTTCCGCAGCGTTAGTTTCTTGAAACAACTTTCCACTATCCAATGCATTGTCAGTAGGTTTCTGACGTTTAATCATTCCCTTACTGCCTTTTGCAACTGTTGCTACTGATGCTGAGCTTGTGCCTCCAGTAGTTGCTGATTCTAAAAGTTGTTTAATTCTCATTTTGTTAGTTTCTTTCTATCTGGTACAGGCCCGTATATATTAGTCGAGTCTAACTCGCAACTATCCATATCGCCGTGATTCATATCTTCATAACTGGCACCGGCAGCTTTGTATGCTGCTTTGAGCATGTCTGCTTCCACTTGAGTGTAAGGATGTGCAGTCTTTTTCTTTCCTGCCCAACTCTTTGAATCGATGTCTAATTTATTTTTTCCATCGCTCATAGCTGCGGCCATGCCTACTCTAAAGCTAACATAACCGCTATCTGCTTTTTCGGCGTCTGAATAACGATGCAGACCCCTAGTAGATTGTTGCTGACGTTTTGTTATCTTACCTTCTTTTCTTTCAGCGATGAATTCTTTTGCTCTCATAATGTTATTTATTTTTTACCAAACCAAAGTTCGAACCAAGCCGGTGTACCCGGTTTAATTCCTTGTTCACGCATTATGCGAGCATTTTCATTACCGTGCTGACTATGCAAAGGTGTGTCTCTCTTTTTTAAGTATTCACGCATACGCTGTTCTGCACCTAACTCTCCTAACCAGTTACTAGATTGTAGTGCATGTATAGGATCATCTGGGCTTAGAGCACAGTCTGGATCAGTTGAAGTATCTACAGGAAATCCTGCTATTCGATATTGCTTCATTTATTACTTTCAAACAGCTTTAGAATAGCCAGGGTCATTTCAAGTTCGTAGGCTTCGCCAATTGGCACACACTTGTCTTTACCGTTCTTAGTACCTGCGTACTTATAACCTTTCCAACAGGCTTTGCCGTCTGCACCTTTAATCTTTTCTTTTAAGTTGCCCCATTCGTCTTTACTGGTTCGATCATTCTTAGCAATCTGTGTGCCCATGTACTGACTATCGCGTTTCTTATCACCAGCTGCTCTAAGTTTGGCTGTCATTCCATCTTTAGGATCAGTTAAGCGTTTAGATACAGTATCTATAGCATTGCTGCCAGCCTCCGCCATACCTTGCTCTCTATGCTTTTTAGCATCATTATCAAACTGCTTGTTAGTTGCTTTAACAATTCCTTTGAAACGTTTATGACCCTTAGCATAGTCGCCCGCTTTGTCTGCGGCAGTTGCTTGATCACCGGCGGCCTTTTTATATTGTCCTAATTTTTCATTGGACAACTCTGCGACAATCTGTCTTAAACTTTCTACAGCCTTGCTTTCGTTGATCTTAGGATCCATGCCCATTTCTTTTTGGCTTAACAAATAATCCCAGACACTGACCAACATCATTTCTGCTTTGGCAATCTTTTCTTGTCCCCATTCTGGCAAGTTATCGTTGCTCTTAATAGTTTTTAATAAACCATCAACTGCACGAGCCATTGTGCGTAGATTACTCTGTGCCATTCCTGCTTCGTCGTCGTATTCGCCGTTGAAGTCTTCATTCTTAGCTTTTGCTTTACCTGCTTTCATATTTGCCATCCAATGTGCTAATTGTCCTTTACGGCCGCCTTGTTTAGCTACTTTACGTAGATTGCTCACTGACGATTTTGTAGGAACGCCGTGACGTTTACTGTCGCCCTTGTCTTGTGGATTACGTCCATCCGCAAAGTTTTCTGCTACAGATCGATCTCCGCTCTGTAAAAGAGATACAATTTTAGGTGCTCTTCTACCAACTTGTGAATACCATGCACTATTTTTTAATGCATTTGCTGCTTGATCTATGTTTCCTGCTTGCATGGCTTTTGTAAAATTAGGCCAAGCCTTCCACCATCTTGGACCCATGTTAAATGTTAGATCAATTAGAGCAGCCTGTCCGTTCATGTTTAAATTACTAAATCCAGGAATTTTTTCTGCTGCCTGTTTATGATGCTGATAATCCTTTTTAAACAGATTCATTATTTCTGCGTCTGAAAATGTTCTTTTCCACTCTGAAGGGAGAGTCTTGCCATCACCAATTAAGTGACCTACTCCTACAGTCCATAATCCTTTTGTATCTTGGTATGGTTTATTTTTTACACCTTCATGATCTTTAACCATATTCATGATATCGTCTTCACTAGAAATTTTAGTAACAGCCGCTTTGGCCCTATCTCTTGCTGGTTGATCTATGTTTGTGTTAGGACCACTTCGAACTCCGGTTTGGGTTGGTTCGTCGGGCCGGACGGTTGCTGGATTAACGACCCCCCTGCCACCACCCATTTCTGGTTTTTGTTGACCAACAAATGCCTGTGCTTTATCTCTTGTCGTTTGATCTATGTTAGAGTTTGGACCTTGTTTAACTGAGGGTTGGGGCATTGGAGAAGATTGATCTTTCACTTGTCTTGCCGCAATTGTAGACAGGGTATCTCCAGGCATTACTTTATAAGTTGTGCCGTTAGGCAATTTTAACATCTGCCCTGCATTAATTTTGTTCACATCTTTAATATTGTTTAATGATGCAATTTTTAACATTTGCCGTTTACTGTTGCTGTTGTCTTGTGGATTACGACTATCAGCAAAGTTTTCTTGATTCATGCTCTCACCACCATCACTACCACCATCTCCACCGTTACCACTATAACCTGCATCAAATCCGTACCAACCATATGGCCCTGGACCCCATGCTGCACCTTTACTTTTTTTACGTTTACGTTCTTCAATAGTCTTTTCATTTACAATTTTTTTAGGACTCATTAGTGCATTAAACAATCTCATTTCACCTAGTGCAGGTTGTTGAACAGTCTGCGGAGTAGGTAGTACAGCAGGCTTCTTAACTGCTGGCTTTGGTTGAGGTGTGCTCATTCCGGTCTTTGACACATCCATTAAATGTTTAATCCATTGTGACGGTAATGGTTTTGCTCCATCCTGGCCGCCATTGAATGCATCATTCCACATTTGGAATGCTTGTTGCTCATCTCCAGTTTTTAACACGTTACGTAGCTTAGTAAAGCTCATGCCAGTTCCTCTAGGAGTAACTTCTAATTGTACCTTAACATGCTCGTATCCAGGAAACTTATTAACTGCCTTCATTAGGGCCTGTGCGATAGGCATCTTGGCCTGATCTTCACCTACCATAATAATAACATTATCGTAGCGTGGTGGCTTGCCTGGCAACGGGTTGATTAACTCGTGCTTGATCTTTTGCATCAAAGATCCGCCCTCTTGTGTTACAGCACTGATATTGCCTGCATACTCGGGATACAATTGTTTCCAAGTTTTAATTTTGTCAGCAACTGGAATAGGATCGTCTGCACCTACTGCACTGCCCATAAACAGATAAGGATCGCCGCTGACTTCTTTTGCCTTATTAATTGTAAGACCAAATAGCTGTTGATGACCTTTGTGTCCCACAAAGCTACCGATAGCAACTACCGCAGTTTTGTTTTCACCACGCGGCTGTTCTGCACGAGCGGCAGCTTTGGCAGCGTTCTTTTGGGTAATAATATCTTTTTGTTGTTGGCTAGTAACTTTGATAGGGCCAAGACGACTGTTGATAACAATACCTTCGTAGTCTTGACCTAATATATCTTTGCCAATAATGTTAGGATCTGCATCAATTGCCTTTTCCAGTGCAATCTTAACAGGCATTAATTTTTCTTCTACTTCGCGTCTTAGTTGCAAACTGGCACGATCTCTTTTGCCTGCTGTGTCAGATACAATTTGTTTTAGTTCTTCGATATTATCTAAAGGATTAATAATCTCAGTAACATCAAGTCCGTCTTTTTGTACTAGACTATTACTAAGGAATCTAACACTTCCTTGTCCGCCTAATTTGCTTAGACTTGTAACAACATCGTTAGCATCAGGTACATCTTCTCCGGAACTAGCATCTACTACACGGAACGGCACAAGAACTAATTCTACACCTGGAGGAAACTTATCGTATTGAATTCCTACAAATTTTAATTTGCCCTCTGACGTTTCGGCTGCAAACGGCAAGAACAATACTTCACAGGTGACCTGTTTATTAACAAGAAAGTCTGCACCTAGCTTGCTATCAACCAATTTGATAGCGTTCATCATTTCATTAAACAGTTCATCAAACTTTTCTGCACGACCTAAAATTTCAGGATCAGTTGTGCCCTTGTCTTGATGATATTGTACAAATCCTGCTTTATATCTTGGAGGAGTATTGCTGGTAGCCATAAAAGGCTTGCCTTCTGCATCCTTACCAAAACGTCCGCCAAATCCGTCAATCTTAACATTTAACGGAATGTTTTGTAATTTAAAATTACCATTACCATCGTGAATCTCGTCCAATAGATCTAAAAAGTCAATAGGCTTTAGATCACGTAGGTGTGGCATGTTCTTACGGAACTGTGCTTTAACTTCTGCTTCTTGCAAACTTTCAGCAGTAACTCTGTACGATGCCTTGTATTGCTGCTTCATCTGTTCAAGATCACTAGGTGTCTGAACTCCTAATTTATTGATCATTAAATCCAATGCAGCAGATTTTTCTGCACTATCACGCTCTGGATCGCCTTTGTAAAGACCTTGGGCACCCTTGCCAAATATTTTGTCAATAAATGCAGACAACACTGACTGCTTTTCTTCTGGAGTTACTAGCGTATTCATTGCATCAACTAAACCAGTAAAGCTCCAGTACTTGCTTTCTAATTGTGCAGCTTGTTTAGGATTTAATCTCGAACCAAAGATAGATCCAAAAATCTTTCCAATGTCTTGTTCGTAACCAGTTGCTGGTAATGCCTGCATAACTGGCATACCGTTACTAATTAAAGGCTGTCCGTTTGCATCTAATACTGGTTCGTATTTGGCACGTAGGCCGCCGCCTTCTTTACTGGATACTGCAAAGCTGACCATGTTATCAGTTGTAGGAACATCTTGTATTTCTTTGGCCTTGCCTCGTCCTACAGCTTTGCGTAGTAAGAAATCTTTTCTACTTAATGATGCTAGACTTTGAATTAAAAACTTGTGGAATACACCCTTAACTCCTGCGTTTAGATCATCCCAGCTGCTGCTATGACTAAATTTGCTCCATGGAGTGGGTTCGTCTTTGTCAAACTCTACAAATTCTAAGTCAATTTGCACTTTAATAGGTGGGTCTTGTAGCTCCCATAAACTGGAGAATTGTTCGTTGCCTCTTTGGAAACCTAAGAACTTGGCATTGCCTACCATCTTACCTTGACTAGCAGATAACCATTGTTCTAATTCTTGTTCGTTTTCTTTGTTGACCTGTGTGTCAATGTCGCCTACTTTTGGTTTCTTTTCTACAAATTGTTGGTCAGTAATACCTTTGGTATTAAAGAAGTGTAGACTACTTCCACTTAGAAATTGTTTACTCTGTAGTAGTTGCGGATTCCACAAAGGTTTTTTGTATTTTTTTGCAAAAGAACTGTTGATATTAATCAACAGTGTATCTAAAATTGGTACAATGTAGGAACGATTATGCACTTTAAGATCGATTTGCTGTGCATCGTGCCCGCCAGGTAGCGATAAATTTCCACCTTCTGACACAACTTTCTTTTTGTTACTAAACAGCTCATTTAAATTCATTTTATTTTCCTAATTGATATAGGCCTTTGAGAATGTCGCCGTTATAGTGTTCTGATAATCGAGTGCATAAAGACTCTCTAAACTCTTTAGAAAATAACTTTACAGGATCTTCTTTAAGATCAAATTTGTGATAAAATTTCATGCAGCCTTTGTTTGCCAATGGCATCCAAACTTTTGGAGTATGCTCATCAGTCGGTTTGTTTCCAATCTCTTCTGCGATTGGGAAGAAGACCTTTTTATGCAAATTGTCGTCATTTATGATATACTCTAGTATATCCTCTAACATCTGTGTTTCTTGAAGTTTGTCAGTTTCTTCATTTCTCGACGGCTTGTCGTTTTTGATGTTTAATCGTCCAAAGAATTCATTTAATAGCATATGTTTATAGGCCCTAATATAACCAATAGAGAGGCTAACGCTCTAGTAGAGTATTTAGCTGAAATGTTTGCTTAGTAATTGTAGCTGACTGAGGTCACAGCACCGGAATTTACAGCAAATATTGCACGTAACCATGCAAATTGTCCTGTAAAATTAAGGTGTTCTGTGCGAATAGGACCTTCAATGGCACCTACTCTAGCTGGAGGTATATAGCCCGGGCTATTTGTAGTATAGACAAACTCCGCATTGTCTATATTGAACCAGTCAGTATCCGCCGGACTCACTGCTAACGTAGCTTGGATAGTTGCTGTTCCTACAAATGTAGGAGTAGTATTCACTATAAGCGTGTGTAAACCTGAAGTAGTTCCATAATAACCTGCTCCGTGTTCCGGAACACTGGTAAAGACTTGAGTACCTGTGGTACCAATAGGATAAAGTGGGTATGCAACTGCTACACTGGTACCAGTTGATCCTATTCCTGTATATACGGTGAATTTAAAACTCTTACTTAGTGATGGCATATTACGGCTCTAAAGCTATATTTAGCCCTTAACTAATGTATCTCGAGGTATGTATTCGTACACTTTACGAATGTTATTACCTAAGAACAAATGAGTCATGGTTAACATCTTACTGTCCTTGACATAAAAGAACGGATCTTGTTTATAAGAGTATCTTCCAGTCATCCATTTTTCGGTTGTGGGACTAATTTTAATATTGTCGCCGTATTTTTTAGCCCACTCGTAGAATTGAAATTTCACATTAGATGCTACACTTCGCATAACAACTTTATAAGCGTATTTTTCATATGGAATAACATCACATAAAATTCGTTTGTTTTCGTTATCTAATAAGAATGTTAATTGGTCCGGAGTTTCTGGTTCGGATATTGTCCATACCCAAGGAGATAAGTCTTTTACAATACTGTCATAGACAGCAGGGTCTTTACAGAAAAGGCAGAACTTACTGCCCTCTGCTCTGACCTGTATTTCTTCTTTGCGACCTAGGTAAGATATAACTGCCTTGGTAAATTCACGAAGTTTATCCTTGTCAACTGCAATCTTTGAATATCCCAGATTAGCAACCTTACCGTCACAATAATCTAAAACAGTGTCAGCACCATATCGAACTATTCTACTAGAGGCCGATACAAGACATTCAATCTTGTAGGGCCACTTGTTGTAGAATAGCTTATCGACTTTCTGTCGCTTTATCAATTTCAACATTTTCTACTACGGGTAAAATTTCAGGATAAGTTAAGGTAAGATCATTACTGTTAGCACCTACTTCAACAACTCCACCGTTTACTAACCGACCAAATAAAATTTCCTTACTCAGCGGCTTCTTAATCATATCATCAATTGTACGTTGTAGTGGACGAGCACCCATCTTACGATTAAATCCTTTCTTGATTAACAATTCGGCAGCGTCAGCAGTTAACTTAACAGCAACATTCTTATCTTTCAACAAACTGTTTAGTTCGTCAATAAACTTCTTGACAATCTTAGCCATGGTATTGTGATCTAGTTTACCAAACTTGATAATACCGTCTAATCGATTGCGGAATTCTGGTTTAAAGAAACTGTTAATTGCACCATCAGTTTCGTCACCTCTTTCTAAACTACTAAATCCAACTGCATTACGATCGTTATCGGCAGCACCTAAATTACTAGTAAGGATAAGAATGGCATTTCGACCATCAGCCTTCTTACCATTAGATCCAGTAACATAACCATTGTCCATCATTTGTAGTAGTAAGTTAGCAACATCAGGATGAGCTTTCTCAATTTCATCAAACAGTAAAATAGCAGTTGGATGCTCTTGCAGTTTGGTAATCAACATACCTGCATTGTCTTCAAATCCAATATAGCCGGGGGGAGCACCAATAAACTTAGCAATTGAGTGTTTCTCTTGGAATTCACTCATATCAAAGCGAACTAGTTCTACTCCCATACTTGCAGCCAATACTTTTGCAGTTTCAGTCTTACCTACACCGGTTGGTCCTGTAAATAGGAAACTACCTACTGGTTTGTTTAAGCTCTTTAAACCTGCTTGTGCAATAAAGATTTTATCTAACAATATTTCAATTGCAGTTTCCTGACCAAACACTTTGTTACGCATGTTCTTGTCAAGGTCTTTAAGATTCTTGTTTTCTTTTTGTGCAATTTGATCTAAAGGTAAGCCAGTTAACTTTGACACTTCAAATAAAATTTCATCGTGATCAACAATGCCTGCTTCTTCGTCTCTGACTTTGAATCTAGCACATGCACAGTCAATTAGGTCAATTGCTTTATCTGGCAGCTTCTTATCAGTCATATACTTGATAGAATATTTTACGCTGTCAATAACTGCCTGATTAGTGATCTTAACACCGTGATGCTGTTCATAGTACTTCTTAAGACCTTTAAGGATTTTAATAGCAGTAGCTTCATCTGGCTCGTTAACTACAACACGTTGGAATCGACGCATCAGGGCACGATCCTTTTCAAAGTGCTTACGGAATTCTTCCCATGTAGTCGATGCCACAACTTTGATAGTACCTTTACCTAATGCTGGTTTCAACATATTTGCCATGTCATTAGATCCGCCACTTGCTGATCCAGCACCGTTCATCATATGTGCTTCGTCGATGAACAAGATACAGTTCTTTTTCTTTTCAAGTGCAGTAATAACCATCTTTAAGCGTTCTTCAAAGTCGCCACGATACTTACTGCCTGCTAGTAATGCACTGATATCTAGACTGTAAACAGTATGACCTTGAATAAACTTAGGAACCTTGCCTTCTTCAATCTTGCGAGCAAGGCCCTCTGCAATAGCAGTTTTACCTACACCTGGGTCGCCGATCAACATAACATTTGATTTTTGACGGCGTGCTAGTGCAAGTTGAATTTCTTCAATTTCTTTCTCACGACCGATAACAGGATCAATCTTTTTCTGCTTGACCCTATTAGTTAAGTTTGCACAGTATTGAACAATCATTTTTTCTAGTTGATTGCTACCTACTTCGCTAGCCTCACCGTCTTCGTTTAACGCACTGTTATGTAGAAATTCAATAAACTTGTCTTTATCAATTTTAGCCTTGCGTAGAAAGAAGTTAGCAAAGCTCTTCTTTTCACTAAAAATACTAATAAAGCAGTCAATTGGTTCAATTACTGTACGGCCGCTAAACAACACTTGTGTAAAAGCACGATTCAACATACGCTCTACAGTGTTTGTTTTCTTTGGACGATAATTTTCTTTGTCAGTTTTAATATCGTTAAGATCATCTCGAATAAACTTTTCGAGACTCTTCTTTAACAACTCAACTTCGGCACCAAAATCTTTTAGCATCCCTTTGAAGTTTTCATCAGTTATCATACTGTACAAAAAATGTTCCAGCGTGATATACTCATGTTTATGTTTAGCGGCAACTTCGATCGCACGTTCAAACATTCCTTCGAGATCGTTATTTGGTTCCAGCATTATTTGTATTTCCTTTTGATTGATTTCTTTACTGCCAACGCCCACTTGAGAGCACTTGTTCTATTTTGAAATGTGATTCCTTCTAGATGATCAAATTCATGTAAAAAGCATCGACACTCGTAACCAAAAAATTCAGCTTCTTGGGTCTCACCTTTTGAGTTTTGAAACCTAACAAGAATTCCTCTTGGTCTTTTTATTTTAGCATAAATGTTGGGAAAACTCAAGCATCCTTCCTCTTCTTCGAGCAAGTCGTCTGTTACTCTCGCAATGATTGGATTGAAAAATGCCTGTGCATGATCTCGATATTTCTGATGTCCCATAACAAACATACGAGTTCTAACACCTATTTGATTAGCAGATAATCCAATGCCGCCATTGGCAAGCATAGCTTCAATCATGTCTTTTTCAAGTTGAACAGGATCGGTTAGTGGATTTTCAAAATCAAATTCTGGCATTCTTTCAGCCAATATTGGGTCTGGATTTTTTATAATTGTCAACATAGTAATATTTAAGATGCAATTGATCTCAGTGTATTCTTTTGATACTCTGTAAGGTTATTAGGAATTGATACTTTAATCAGTATCATATGATTGCCTTTAATACCGGGATTATTCATTACTGGCATTCCGTAGCCTTGTATTCGTAGGAACGAATCTGGTTGAGTGCCTTCTTTTATTTGAACAGTTAGTTTATCTCCTCCAACTGTAATTACTTCAAGGTCTTTGCCTAACATTGCATCCCAGGCAGTGATATTAATCTGTTCAACAAGATCATTTCCATTTCTCTGAAATCTTGAGTGAGGGCGAATTCTTACTGACAGCATAGCATCACCGGGAGGCATACCTGCAAATGAATTATCTCCTGCACCTGCAATCCTTAGTACTATTCCATCATTAATACCAGCAGGAATTTTAACTTCAAACGTTCTTTCTTGATGATTTATTAAACGATAGCTTGCAATAATTTCTTTACCAGCAAATGCTTCTTCTAGACTAATAACTGTTTCAAGATTTATATTTTTATTACGCTGAGGCCTTCTGCCAAACACTGCACCCAGGTCTGGACCAAAGTGATGAAAGAATTGTTCAAATCCTTGCGGAACTCCGCCGGTATTTGCCTGTTGCCATCCTCCAAATGGATCTTGTCCAAACGGACTGGGATTATCATATGCTGCTCGTTTTTCTGGATCTCCCAGTGTAGCATATGCTTCTTGAATTTTTTGAAAAGAGGCAGTATCACCTCCCTTATCTGGGTGATGTTTTGAAGCTAGACTACGAAACGCTTTTTTAATTTCGTCTTGTGTTGCTTCTTTTGAAATGCCTAAAGTTTTGTAATGGTCCATAAGAAAAGGTATAGTTTATTATACTATACCTTTTTCTAATTGTCAACTAAGATTATTTCTTAGGTGCTTTTTCTGGAACTTTTGTTCCTTCGTGCTTTTCGTGTATTTTTACAGTTTTGCACTTTTCAACTTCTTTCTGAGTCTTTGCATCTGTGGTTTTAACACACACTTTTTTAGTTTCTGGTTTAGCTTCTTCAGCCTGGGCTCCTGTAGCTAATGCTAATGCTAGACCTGCGACAAAAATAATATTTTTCATAGTTTTTCCTTTTATAGTTCTGGATCTGGGCCCTGCATAGGACCCGGCTTACCGCTGCTTGAAACAAATGTTGAGCTAGGAGTAAACGATGGTTGAGTTACTGGTGACCTTGCTGCTGGTGCTCCAAAACTTGGGCCTGCTGCCGGTGCTCCGAAACTCGGTGTTGCTGCTGGTGAACCAAAGCTACTGGGTGTGCCGAAGCCTCCTGCTGACGGCGAGCCAAATGCTGGACCGTTAGTTGATGGTACGGAGATGCCTCCATTGTTTGCTCCATTTAATTTCTCCTGAGTTCGACCAAATGCCGCAATACCTAAAACAGCACCCATTGCAATATGGAATAATCCAGCACCTTGCAGGGTTAACGGATTCCATTGTGTGATTTGTGTGCCTGTTGTAGTTTGTAATAAACTCCACAGAATTGGAAATATAACCATGTCCATAGTACAGACAACCATATACATCCATCCCATCATTGGACGCCACTTACTGTTCATCCAATCTTCTTTTTTCTTTTCGCTTTCGCTTTGTTTAACTTCTTCTGTCATGATCGCCCCTTATAGTGATAGTGGTAGCCACAGCCACAGGCCCTGACTTAGTAGTAGAGAACCAAATGCACCTACTGCAATACTGCCCCAAAACATGGGCATACTGACAGCTAGAATACTTGCACTTAACAACACGATTCCTAGTTGGAAAGCCATGCCAGCAAATGTTAGCCACGGTGTATGTTGTTTAGCCTGATCTCGTTCTGCTTCGATGCTGATAGCTTTGGCCATCAGTTCTTTCTTTCCTTCACCTGACTTAGGATCACTTTCGTATCGATCAATTTTAGCCTGTAGTGTGGCCTTACGTTGGGTATCATTAGTAGCTTCTAATTGACCTTCTGCAATACTTTGCTTGATACTTTTTGCCTGATAAAAGTTCCAAGTATCGTTAGCTTTAATAGTATTACCTAAAATTTTGCTACTAAATCCGCTAGCAACATATGTGTTGCCTGCTAGTAACAGAGCAATGACGGTAATGACCCATCCTGCTTTGTCTTTAATCTTTGCTTCACGCTCTGAACGTGATAGTGGTTTCACTTCTGACATTGTCGCTCCTAATAAGTGTAGTGTTAATTATTTATTTGAATTATCAAATATTCGTTTTTGCTCAGTGTACCATTCATTCCAACCTTCTACCTTCAAACTGCATTGATAATACAGTCCGTAATTTTCTACTACAGTTTTTAGCAAATCTGTTATAGCAGGCTTTGAAGGGTCTGCTTTTTGCAAAGCCTGGCACTTGTCTAAAAGTTCTTTAGGTGCCTCGGGCCATTTTTGTTTTACGGGTACCGCAGTAGAACACGCTGCTAGAAAAAATACAAGTGCTAAAATACTGTATTTCATTTCTTTGCTCCTTCTGCGGCTTTGTTCATTTCAGTAGCAGCATTATGTAGCTCAATAATTTCTTTTGGAACTGGACAAGTTTCGATATATTTGACAATTTCTTCTTTCTTGATAATTTCTTTATCAATATATCTTGTAATATATTCAGTTTTGCCTTTGACAAATTCTTTTTGTTTTACAATCTTTTCTTGTATAACAGTATTTGTCTGTTTGCTTTCTTGTTCGGCTATTACTAACTTAGCTTCTAATTCTTTTACTCGTGCTTCCCACTTTGCTTCATTGGCAATTACTCCTTGAAAGTAAACTCCCACTAACAAAGCTAAAATACCGCCAACCTGTAAAGGCAAGCGGTATGTAGAAACAAAAGGAATGAACTTGAGAACAAATGATGCTAGCACCGCCAGCACTCCTGCTATTAATACTAATGCCCAAAACCAATCAGGTAATAGACCTAGCATCCAAGTTAATTGCCACATTTTAGTGTGCTCCTAGAACATGCAATGCGTGATTGTAATGCTTAATACGATCTTCTAAACCAATAAAACCGCCGTTGATTTTTTTGGTCATTGTTTTAATATCGCCAGCATCTGCTTCTTTATTCAATCCAGTGCTTTCCCAGAACCAACACGCTGATTGTACAGCACCTTCAAATGTTGCCAAGTATTCAGGAACCTCTTCGACAGACATTTCTAAACTAGCAGCAAACCAAGAATAGTTTTCTTTACCAGTTAACTGAATTAATCCACGACCACAATAACGGAATCCGTCTCCGCTTGCTTCGCTACCGTTGCCCATACGATTCGCATAAACTCTGTTAGCAATTGCTTCTTGCTTGTTAGCGTATTGTGCGGCCATTTCATCACTTGTGAAATATTTAGGAAATACTTTCCTTAATGTCACTGCACGGTAGTTTAAGTTTTCTTTAAGTGCTCTAAAGCCGCCACTTTCGTGAGCACATTGAGCAACAAATGCTGCTACACGTTCTGGTGTGTTGATCTGGTATTCTGGCAAAATTGCATATAATGCATCATACCATTGATCCACATACGGATTGCCGTGAATCATTTCTTCTAGATGTTCTTTTTTAAAATCAAATGTAAAGCTCATTATTACCTCTTATGTTTTCCGCCGCATTTAGGGCATTCTTCTTGATCCATTACCATCGTTCCTTTTTAAAAACTAACGCTGTATCTCCATTACGAACTAAAAATTTATCATTAATTTTATGTATTTCGTAAGGACCTAAATATTTTTCTAAAAAATTAACCTGACTTTGGCTAGCTTCGTCTAACTGAATAGCACCTTGTAAGCTGTCTTGTATTTCTTGATACGGCCCCATTGCTAATAGTTCTAAATTAACAGATCCTGAAAATGGCTTAGAAATAGTAACGCTGTGATTCTCGTCAATTTTTACAGAATCAAACGGAGTTCTATCAAAGAATTCTTTAATAGCGTCTCCTTTAATTTCTAGCATTTTATTTTTGTAATCTTCTTCAGACAACGGAATGTCTTCTTGGATTGCCTGTTCGCTAAACGCTCTGCTTTTTCCGCCTTTATGGTATCGGTATCTCCAATCAACACTGTCGACCAGTTGACCAACGCCACTTAACAAATCTCTAATTTGTCCAGGCAAATGTTTAGTTCTTTGTATTTCTACAAACACTTGATATTTGCCATCTCTCTCTTCTCCGCTGCTCATGTCAGCATCGAGTACAAAAGGATAGCCCTTTTCAATAAACTCCATCAAATCGATAGCAGGATGCTTATCGTTAACTTTAAATCCTAAGACTAGTACATCGGAGTCTTGCCCCATCTTGCTAGTATATTGATCAATAGTAAAAGTTGTATCTACAAATCCTTGCAGATCACCTCTCCTAAGACCTTCAAACAACTGGTGCTTCATTAGGTGCTCCTCCTGCAACTTGGCCGCCTGCTGCGGCTTCTTCTCCACCTCCAGCAACAGCTGATTGATTTGCCTGCTGTAACTGTTCGTATTTTAGTGAATCTGCCAACGCACTATTCTCTCGATCTTCGTATCCTTGGAAGATATCCTGCATTAATTTTTTAGGAATAGTGATAGTCACAATCCAAACAGGATGTGCATCTAGTTTTCCTTTTTTAGTATTAGGTCTAAAATCATCTGGACTATATACTTTTCTAGGAACGAGTAGATTGTCTTTCTGATAAGTGATTTTGCAACCATAGTCTAACAATCTTTCGCCGCCACTAGGATCAGGCATCTCTTCACGAGGCCACATAAACTTGCAGGTAACTGAATACCTGTTTACAGTAGGACCTTCGATAAGTTCACCGTCTTCCCAGTTTTTAAACACATAGATATCTAACTCGTCGATTACACGTTCAAAATCTTTTAGGATTTGAAATGCAGTGTCGTTAGAGCTTAGAGTCTGTACGTTTTTAATAATATCTACAATATCGTGCATAGGGGTTCTCTTTGTAATATTTATACGATTCGAAAGAACCCTATTTGATTAGCTTTTTTATACTCTTGAGTAAATATCTATGCAGGTCGCTCACAAAGGAGGCATAATTTGTCTAGAGCAAAACGTAAGGAAAGAGTAATGGCTCGTCCCGAACAAGGTCAAAATCTGATTCAAATGAATCAATATCTGCGTAAAAAAACACAGGTCAATATAGTTCCGCGAAATCTTTCGCAGGAAACATACTTAGAACTGCTGAAAAATCCTCGAAAATACATTGTTTTTGCTATTGGTCCAGCCGGCACGGGTAAAACTATGCTAGCCGTTCAAATGGCCATTAAGTTGTTTAAAGAGGGTGCAATCAGTAAGATCATTGTAACCAGACCTGCGGTTAGCGTAGATGAGGAACACGGTTTTTTACCGGGTGATTTGAATGCTAAGATGGCACCTTGGACAAGGCCCATTTTCGATGTATTTGAAGAGTATTACCATCCAAAAGAAATAGCAGAAATGCTAGAGGATGGAGCGATTGAAATATCGCCGTTAGCTTATATGCGAGGCAGAACCTTTAAGAACGCCTTTGTCATTGCTGACGAAATGCAAAACGCCACACCGTCACAGATGAAAATGTTATTAACTAGATTAGGCGACGGCAGTCGCATGGTAGTCACAGGAGATTTGAATCAAGCGGACCGTCCTAGAGAGAACGGCTTGCTAGAATTTTGCAGTTTATACGCCCAAGGAGGTGAGTATCGTATGATTGCGATGGCAAGGTTTGAAACAAAAGACGTTGAACGTCACCCTGTAGTTCGAGAAGTATTAAAGATCTATAAGGAATCAGATAACGAATAAACACCACATTCGCTAAACATAAATCGTACGATCAGGTAGTGTAACCGTTTATCCGGCCTGCACACTACCTGATTTTTTTATTGTATTCTAGCTAATTTAATTATAGTTGCTGCCAGATTAATTTCTGGATCTGCAATAATAGTGTGGTCAACTAGTCCTTGTTTGATAATAAGGATAGCAGCATCCTTAGTATCTTCGTCAGTGCTGAACAAGTCTAGGTTATCATATAGCCATCTAAAGATTTCATCAATCTCCTCAGGTCTAGCTTTACTACATACTAGTGTTCTTGCTTCTTTAAACTTTTTCTTTTTAAAGAGATCAACCATATCAATCTTCCAATCTGATGTAGTGGAAGTTTCTGACGTTGGCTTAACTAATTGTCCGCCCTGCACATGTTGTTGTACGGTATTAATACATTTACGCAAGTCCGGGTATGTTGCTTTGACGAAAGTATCAAGATCGTCTAATTCAAATTCAATATTCTCTTCTACCAGGATGACCGCAACTCGTCCGGTGAACTCGGTTTGATCGACTCTGTCGATGTGGAATCCTTGACATCTACTGTGGATAGCAGGGATAATACGAGCAGGATAATTGCAAGTAAGTATGAAACGAGCGGTCGAAGCAAACTGCTCCATAACTCCGCGGAGGGCAGCTTGTGCATTAGGTGTAAGATAATCTGCTTCATCAAGTAGTACAACTTTAAAAGGTCCAAAAGGAATCATTGAAACAAAGTTTGTGATTTTGTCTCGAACATCTTCAACTGAGTTAGTACGACTGGCGTTGATTTCCAACACATCAAATTCTTCAATGCCTAACTCGTTAATTAATAATTTAGCCATAGTAGTCTTGCCGATTCCGGCAGTACCACTGAGCAACAGATGAGGGATACTCTTGTCCTTAATCCATGTATTGACCTGCCTGCGTTGCTGTGCATCTTTGAACACATAGCCGTCAACTGTCTTTGGTCTGTATTTTTCTACCCAGAGTTCTTTGCTCATGATTTTAAATGTTCCATAGTAATAATCTTATCAATCTCTTTACCAAAATCTGCATCGTTGTTAATGACGTACAAACCGTTTGTATTGCGGTCTGTCTTCTTGTCATAGCGGCGTGTCTCAATAACTCTACCACCATTAGCATTATACACAGTGAATTGAATTGCACGTTCTGGCTGATCAATATTTGGAGGGCCTACACTAATTAAAGAACCAGATAATCGACTTATTTTCTGTGCTGATTCACGTTCTTGATTCTGACGCTTTTCAAAATCGGCACCTTCTACCAACTTCTTCATGAGCCATCGAGAAAAGAATCCTGGCTTTTTAACTTTCTTTTTTTGTAGTGCAGATTCGATTCTGTACTCTACATCTGTTTCTTCTGCGTATTTTGCCGACGCTATTGCTGCACCGTAGTTCATTATTGATATTCCTTATCTAAGGTAGTGTTGGTAAGTCCGGCAATAACTTGGAAGTTATCCCACGCTTTCTTAGCGGCTGGATTTGTTTCCAGTTCACTACTTGGCAAGACTGCTTCTAGCCAAATTTCAGGACGGCGGCGGGGATGAGCTCCAAACTGTCGAGGTTGATGCATCTTGCCATCTGCGTAAAGCATAATGCTGACGCTACGGAATTTGTCCTCGTCATCTTTACTATGAAAATCGTAATCACTCCATTCGGGATTGCTCAGCCCGCCATAGCAATATCCAGACCAAATTCCTGCCCATTGTTCGTCATCACGTGGATCAAAATTTGTACGAGTAATTAAAACTAGTACATCTTCTATGCCAACTCGACCTTCTACAATGTCCAGGACACACCGGCTGTAACTTAATCCGATTTTCATTTCTTTTCTCTCAGTAGTTCTTGCTTCATTCTATCCCGCCACCTAACTGCGTCTTCTTCGTAGTCAAAATGCGGGCTCAATTCTAAGTCTTCATTTAGGTCGTCAACCCAAACATATATTTCTTTATAGTCGTCACAGAGTAATTTCATTCTGCAAACCTTGCTTTACGTTTAGCTTCGTATTCTTCAAAATGTTTATCACATACATTCTTAATCCAACCCGATGTCTGTTTAGTAGCAGGTGAACCGCAATCTTCGCAAGATCTTTGTGCCCAGCTTTCTGCCATTCTAACCATTCCGCTAATTTCGTCGTCACCACCATCGTAGTAGAAACGTAGTCCGCCAAATTTTTCTTTAATTTGACGAACTACAACTTGTTCTACTTCGTCTGGAATATCGTGATTATACGGATTGTCTTCTAATAATTGAGCACGAGTCTTATTCTTCCAATCAATATGGCCCTGAATATTAACACACAATGCTTCAAGAATAGGCCACCAGCCTTCACCGCAGGCAAATCCACCGTATCCTTCTTCGAACATTTTTGGAAAGCGAGTTTCCATTTGTTCAGCAAACACCTCATAAGGTTCTAGTTCTTCATCACCCATTTTACACCTCAAAAATAAAGTTATCATCAAATTCTATTTCGCCAGGATAACCTCTAGGGTTGCATACAACTCTAGTGTCCCCTACCATATAGTCAAACTTCTGATGCATGTGGCCGTGTGTCCATACTTTGATTCTAGGATGATCTAATATAAACTCACTCAGATTACTTGCATAACCACCGTTCATCAATGTGTCATCTTTGTACTGCTCTCCGATACTGAGGAAAGTAGGTGCATGATGTGTACATACAACTACTTTAGCATCTTGAGGTAGTCCTTGTATAACTGTTTGAAGGTATTGCTTGGTCTTAATATGTTCAACTACTGCTCGCTTGGGCAAGAACTTTTTAAAGTTTTCGTTAGCAATGCGAATAATTCGGAAGTCGTTCATCATATTCTCAATATGATACAAAGTAAGTGCATCATGATTGTTCATGTCAGTCCACAAGGTTCCCCCAATGAAATGAACTCCGTCAATTTCTTTAGTGTTGTTGTCTAACAGATGAACATTGTCCAAACCCATACTAGTGAATTCGTCCCTCAAATAGGTTGCACTACGATCAAACTTACCATGATAGTGTTCGTGATTACCCATCACGTAGATAACATGAGAGAATTGAAAACTAACACGCTTGAAGAAGTCTCGGAATCTTTGTGCTTTACCTGCTTGACGTTTAAGGTCTTCTAATGCTCCGGGGCTCCACGGATCAAACTGAGCCGCAGGATGATCATGAAGATCCTGTGCTGTGCAAATGTCGCCAGACAGCACCAGTACATCTGCACCGTTTTGGTTTTGGAGATTCAAATCATGAAACTCTAGATGTAAATCTGACGCTAATTGGATCTTCATTTTTTACTTTCTGCTTCTGCCACACGTTTGCGTAGGCTGGATGAACTAAAACTGTGATCTCTACCGTTAAAAACTAAGTTAATGCCTCTTTGTAAGCAAATAGCTTTACCAGTAAATTCCTTCTTTTCGTACTCTATACCTAATATTCTAACATCAATTGGCAAAATGAGCAAGAGATCTTCAAGGTCTTTTTCAGTATTATACACCACAATTTCGTCCACGTACCGAGTTGCAGCCAATTGTATTTGTCGTTCTACAATACTTTGAATGGGCTCATTCTTTTCTGGACGATCCCACTTGGCATTGTTTTGCAAACCTGCAATCAGGTAATCGCAATGGTTGCGGGCCTCACTTAACATGGCAATGTGTCCTGCATGTAACATATCAAATTGGCTAAAGGTAATGCCAATCTTCATTCCTTGCTTTTTAAGTTCTTGTATTTTGTTGAAGATCATACCACTTCCTCAACAATGCCTAGAATTTCTGCTAGAATAAGCAAAGCACCGCACACAACTAATGACCCCATAATAAGGGCTGCACCTGCGGCAATACGTACTGCACTCTTACAAATGCTGACATAAAAATGTCCCTTGCTAGTATCTTTTGGTTGTACTTCAATTTCCACGTTTGAAAAATCCTTTAATAGTTTGTATTAGATTGTAAAATCTAAAATGATAATTTGTCAGCATAGGCTCACGATAGGGGCAGCGGCCCTGATTATAGTCGCAATCTGGTGCGATTTCTTTCCTACAAAAATTACACTTCATTCTTCTTCCTTTAACATTTTGTCAACAATTACATCTTCTCCAGGGAAGGTAGTAACATGATATTCTGTCTCACCAATTATATAGTACTCTGTAAAACTGTGCTGATTGTTAGTAGCCTTGAACGGCTCCATTAATGCTAACAACAATAAAACATTGTCCTTTTCTTTACCTTCCAACGTAATATGAGGCAGCCCCATAATTTTACGCAAAAATGTTTTTAACCGTGCAGGGTCTTTTTGCAGTTCATCTGTAAATTCTTTATACAGGTTTATCTGTGCTAAGGATGTTAATGATCCGTTTTTGCTCTTGCTCATGTAACCATTCCTCTTCCGGACTAAATGTTGGACATTCTTTTAATAATTTGTCCAACTGCCATTTCAGTTGATACAGGTCTTGTTTAACACCCCAGGCAACAAATCCGTCATTGCGTGGATTACTACACTCACGTGCCGCAGCACGTATTTGGTTAGTGGCTTCGATAATATCGTATGAATGTTTATATCCCATACAAATATTGTAGAGATTAAAAAAGGGTCTGTCAAGACCCTTTGGTGTTATTTTACAAACGGTTTTAAATCCGGCGGCGTCCAACCTATTGGCTTGAGAACCTTACCATCTTCACGTTTGCGAACCTTGCCAGTTTCTTTGTCAATCTTGGCAAAGTTTGTGTTCATGACTTCTTTCCATGCACCTTCGGCATCATAACCTGCACTGTGAATAGTACCAATAGTAACAACTAGAATGTCAATCAATGCATCTAGCGTTTCTAATTGATCATGATTATTAATAGCTTCTTTGAGTTCTTTATACTCTTCTTCAATTAATCCGAGATACATTTTAAATTGTTCTTGGTTAAACTCTTCGACCGTTTGGTCACAGGCCCGCATAAACTTTTCTTGATCACGAAATGGGTTGGTCATTGTTTTCCTACATTAGAAGTATTTTCAGCCGGTGCTCCTACTTGGAATGCAAATAATGCATCGTTAGGAACTTCGTCAGCTGACATTAGTATAGCAGCATTATCTACCATACGCAACTCGATCATCTCGCCATCTTCAAGTTCATATTCGATACTTCTGGTCCAACGGCCGTGCTCTACTAAAATCCATTCGCCTACTTTTACTTCTTTTTGTTCAGGACCGACTGCAAAGACCTTAGCCCATCGTGGATGAATGCCTTGCACCTTACCGTTGTCACTAGGAATGATAATACCTGAAAAAGTTTTCTGACTGTCAAAATTCATGTCCGACACAAGTACCTTGTCTCGAATAGGAACAATCTTTCCTATGACTTTCATTTTTTACCTTTATTCATAGTGGCGTTTGGATTACTTTCGTAATACGAATTAATAGTGTCTTCACGCTTCTTAACAATCCTGCCGCCTGGTCCTAATTCATCTCCACGAGCATTCATTCGCACATTGCCTACTGCTGGCATTAGTTGATTTTTTTCTAGAAGTTGGTCCATGTCAACTTCTTTGCCCTTCATTGTTCTATATACTTTACGTGTCATTTTTGACTCCTTATTTTAAAAACTCATGTATATCGAGTTTGTATTTGATACTATCTACTTTATGGATACCTATTAGGTACAGCACATAACTGGCCACACTACTGCCTCTGCCTACACCCCAAATTAGTTGATGTTCACGCATAGTGTCTACCAAGTATTTAAGGTAATACAATAGGTCCAGCATGCCATGCTGAATAAACAGTTCTAGTTCTGAACTTACTCTATCTCTTTGTTCGTCAGTTTTGCACATTCCGTAAATTTGTTGTATCAAATCCGGGCAGTAATTGTCGGGCATAAACCAATTACTTTGATTAGTTTTGTCAAATAGCTCTACAGAATCAACATCTGCAGGTTGTTGGTAAATCTTTAAAAGGGCAGTATGTTCAAAGTTTTCCTTGACGGCAGCATTGAATTGTTTAATTTCTGCGGTATCGTCAAATAAAATCTTATCAAGACTTTTGATTTTACCAGAATACAATGCCTTAAATGCATCGTCTGTGTTTAATATTAACTGTCCGTAGTTGTCAGATCTCATTTAACAAGTTTAACATATTAATCTACGTTAATCAAGTCGTCAATATTGCCATTATTCTTCTTAGTTGCACCCTGTAATGCTGCTTGATTCCGTTTGGCCATTTCTTCTCTATAGGTATTAAGCACAACAATAATTTGTGGTAATACCTGATTCATTCCTGTTCTTGCTGCAATACCGTACTTTCTAGAGAGATCTAAAATTCTTTGTTCTAGTTCTGCATCTTTTAAATCAGCAGGATTTGCCAGCAACGGGTTAAACATTAGTATATGTGCCGATAAACTTTATGAATACAGTGTCTCCTGCATCAGCAGTTGACATTTCAAATATGTGAGATACTTCTGTATTAGTTCCTAAAACGTGCGGTAATGTTAAACTTGCTTCCTTCTTTAACACATTACTACCTTGTGTAAAACTGATAGTTCCTGTTAACGTAGTTGCGTTTAAGATTTCAAACCTTACTGTTGAATATATGTTGCTATCAGATGGCCAGTTGATCACTGTTAAGGTTGCAGCACCGTCTACAGTAACTTTATGATATCCACCTAGTTGATAGTTTATTTGAGTACTTGATGATATGTCATCAATAACTGTTCCTGCAATACCTGTTGCTTTGAGCACTCCTCGATATATGCTGCCTTCGTATCCGTAGTCATTTACATCGTTTAGTTTTACAGAAGTTAATTCTAGTTGAGTTAATTCTTGGGCCGCAGATTGCAGTGCATTTTTGATGCTGGCAAAGTTATCTCGAAATCCCTGAGTATCGTTATCTACTCCTGGCACAGGATATAAAACATTGATATTGTTACTAAAATTGGTTACGGTGCTTGACATATGTTTCTCTCTAAGAACAGTAGATATTTATCCGAAGATTGTGAGGGGTGTTGCAGAATTAAAAACCTGATACAATGCTTTAGCTGAGCCACCTTGTAAGCTGCCCCAGTTAGTGTAGCCAGAACCGCCGTAATAACTTTCGTTAACTTTCCATGTGCTGCCTGTAGAAGTTGTCCAATTTAAACACTGTTGTTGAGTCATCTGTGGTCTTGCCTGTAACACATTGGCCAATACACCCACTACCTGTGGACATGCTTGACTGGTTCCGGATACGGCATTTAGATAGTAATTAGAATTTCTAGGATCCGCTACCGCAGGATATGCATATGCACTATTTGCATATGCACCCATAATATAATCTCCTGGGGCCCATATATCTACCCCGGGTCCTGTGCAGCTAAAATCTCGTTTATGTTCGGGATTAACCGCAGCAGTTGCATAGGCTGCAATTGCACCGACACAGATTACTCCATTAGTACCTGCAGGAGTTGATCCTCTATGGTAATAATAAGTAAAGCCCGTATATTCAGTCCAATAGTTGTTATAATCGAGACCACCGCTGACATCAATTTTATGACGATCGTTACCGGCAGCAGCTACTACAATAACTCCGGCATTGATACAACTTTCTATTTCAGCATTTAATGCAGGATAGAAATATCCGTGTACACCTATGCCACCTTCGGGAATTCCGATAGTTCCGTATGCCGCAGTAGTAGTTGATACGGCATAGTTAGTACTACGATATCTAATACCTGTTACTCTTGTGTAGCTATAAAAGAAACCAAAACTGCAATTAACAATAGTAGGTCTCTTGTAACCAGTTGTGGGATCTACAGACTTAGCTACATGAAATGCTCTGATAGTTTGCCAAACTTCAAAGTCATCTAACAGTCCTAATTCTCTGCCATCTGTTATATCGTATTCTGTTGCCGCACCTGAACCAACTGAACGTAGACTATAGATATTTGCACCCGGTGCCCAACCCTGTGTATTGCCTGCCGCAATGCTGGCACAGTTGCTGCCATGTCCATCGCAGTCCCCTAAGAACCCGCCTGTGGGTGCAGATGTAATAATTCCGTGCTGTGTCCAGTCGTAATCTACAACTCTGCTACCTCCAGTACCGTCTGCATTAACTGCAAATTCTGGATGGTTAGGCTCGACACCTGTATCGATAATAATTATATCAACTCCTGAACCATTTAGATTAAAAGTAAATGGACCAGTACTAGACCCAAACCCTGTTGGAAAATTAGTCACTGTGCTTAGGCATCTAATCAAACCCCAATTTTTTGAAGTCTGAAAAGGCTCAACTGATTTGTTAAAAACACCAGTTCTAATACCTGTTGTTCTTTTCTTAACGCCCATTTCAACAGGATCTCTATGAACTTCTTTGATCCTAAGATCGGACATCAGTGCCGCCGCTTCTTCGTCAGTTAGCATCACAGTAGAATTGTGCTCACTGTGCAGCATTGGGTTAATGATTTCTACGGCACGTTCTGGAATGGCTTCGTCTGAATAATCCGTAGTCAAATCTGCATGAACGCCGGGCTTGTCATTTGGATTTTCAACTACGACATAATATTTTCGTAACATTGACATTCCTTACGATATCACTGTTCTATCAGTGAATAGTCTCCAATTGGCTCCGTCATAGAAACAAGGTTGCCCACCGCCCGCAGCATCTACTACATAAAGTATTGCACCTTGTCGTGTAATTGCACCTAACGCAGATAATTGTGCAGTAGTTGCAGTAGTTAATACAAAAGGACTGTTAACAGTAATTTGTCCAGCAGCCCGTAAATTAAGATCGTTGCCTGATTGAATAGTTGCAGCAGTGCTTACTCCGGTAACAGTTAGCGTTGAGATGTAAAGAGTCTGCACAGTGTAAGTATTGCCCACTACTGTAACAGCCCCAGTTGCTCCTAGATTACCTGTTGCACCAGTTAGTCCAGTTGAGCCAGTTAGGCCTATTTGACCCGTTGCACCAGTAATACCAGTAGCACCTGTTGCCCCTCTTAGACCAGTAGCACCAGTAGAACCGTCATTGCCAGTACCAGTAGCACCGGACGAACCAATTGCACCCGTAGCACCTGTGGCACCTTGACCAGTAGCTCCTTGTGGTCCGGTTGCCCCTTGAGGGCCAGTAGCACCTGTGCTGCCCTGTGCTGCCGCAGTTCCGGGGATTCCTTGCAATCCGGTAGCACCACCCGGTCCTGTTGATCCACTTTGCCCAGTTGCACCAGTAGCACCTGCAAACGCTACAGTTCCGTCTAATCCTCTAGGACCTGTGGCACCCGGCATACCAGTTGCACCTGTGGCACCTCTAGGTAATGGGCCTGCAACCCATGCTGTTGATGTGCTGTTATAAACCCAAAGACTGCCGTTGTAAGTGTAAACTTGACCAGCTATCGGGCTTGATGGAAATTGAATTGCCATTGTGTATTCCTATATTTCTAATTACGCACCACGCATCATGCAGCCGTTAAACCATGTAATGTTTCCGCCAGCAACGGTAATATCTTTACTGCTGCCGCTAGTCTGTTGAATATAGACTTCAAAATAATCTCCAGTTCCGTTAGCATAAGCTATAGTGCTTACGCCCATGCTAAAGAAACTAGCACCTACTTCTGTGCCACTTGCATTCCAACCACGCTTATACTCTGATCCATTTTTCCAAATAACTAACATGCTTTCACCAGTACCCATAGTACCGCTTATGCGAACTGCGGCATTTAGTTGATAATAACCTGCAACAGTGGGCGTAAATCTTGAACTGGCAAAATTTCCATTAGTGTCAAAATCTTCAAGTTGGAACAACACTTTTTGTTGTGTTCCAGAAGTAATTGTCTGCGTTACTCCCGAGTCTGGATAAACTGAGAATGCAGGGCCGTTTACAGCCTGACTATTATTGACTGAAATATTTCCGCCAACATGTAAGTTTCCGCCAATGCCAGCACCACCTACAACTTGTAGAGCACCAGAGTTTGTTGAAGTTGCACTGGTAGTATTTGTAATTGTAAAGACGCTACTTAATGGATTTGCAATTGCACCTGTTGCACCAGCAGGACCAGTGGCACCTGTAAATCCTTGAAATCCTCTTGCACCAGTAAGACTAATAGACCAATCTTTAAATGTTCCCGGCCCGTTAATGGTATATGGAGCAATACCTATATTAGTGCCAGTATACCATTCAACGTAGCCGTCAATAACTGTGCTAAATGCAGTACTGGTAAATGCCACTGCACGAACACGAGTTGATGTTGTATACGCATTAGTTCCGTATGCTTTATCAACTTGAAATACAAAAGTCGAAGTACTGGTAGTTATAACTAAGGTAGTTGATGTAGAAATTAGTTGTAGGTATCCAGGTCCAGTTGATCCTGTTGGACCAGTGGCACCAGTAGATCCCCATAGACCAGTAGCACCAGTAGATCCCCATTGCCCTGTAGCCCCAGTAGACCCAAACTGTCCGGCTGCACCTGTAGCACCGGTAGAACCACTACCAGTAGCACCTGCTGGGCCAGTAGCCCCTGTTGATCCTCTAGTTCCAGTCGGTCCTGTAGCACCTGTTGCTCCAAACGCTCCGGTAGTGCCTTGAATACCTGTAGCACCTGTACTACCGAACTCACCAACGGCACCTGTAGCACCGATGAATCCAGTTGCACCAGTTGAACCTGTGGCACCCAGACCAGTTGAACCTGTTAATCCGGTTGCTCCTGTTGATCCTTGATCACCTTGCGGTCCAGTTGAACCTGAAGCACCTTGACCGGTGGCACCGTTTTGTCCCTGTGGGCCTGTAGCACCCTGTGCACCGGTTGCACCTGTAGCACCAGATCCTGTAGCACCTGCTGGACCAGTAGCACCAGTAGCACCTGTTGCTCCAATAGCACCTGTCGCTCCAGTTGCACCTGCTCCGGTTGCACCAGTTGATCCCTGAGCACCAGTAGCACCAATATTTCCTTCAGATCCTTGAGGTCCAGTAGAACCTGTGCCGCCTTGCAATCCAGTTGCACCAGTAGATCCAATTTCTCCCTGAGCACCTGTTGCTCCTTGACCTGCAAACGTTCCAGGAATGCCTTGGGGCCCAGTAGCACCTTGAGGACCAGTAGCACCTGTAGCACCTGTAGCACCTGTTGAACCAACTGGCCCAGTTGCACCTGTAGCACCTGTAGCACCAGTTGATCCAATATTTCCTGTAGCACCTGTACTACCACTACCTGTTGCCCCTTGAAGTCCAGTAGCACCGGTAGCACCAGTAGATCCAATTTCTCCCTGAGCACCTGTAGCACCTGCACCAGTAGCACCTTGAGGTCCAGTAGCACCGGTAGCACCAGTAGATCCAATACCCGTTGCTCCGGTAGCACCATCCGGTCCTGTAGAACCTCTAGCACCTTGTCCGCCGACTAATGTTATAGTCCATGCTTGGAATGTTCCTGCACCAAAGCTAGTTAACGGTCTAATAGTGAGCTGATCTCCAATAAAACTTTCAACAATGCCGTCAAAGTTTGATAAAATATCAGCGTCCGCAGTAGCCCTTACTCTAGAACTTACTGTATACGCTACAGTACTAGACGATAAATGAGTTACGAAAGTTACAGTGTTTAAACTGATAGTTGCAGTAGTTTGAGAATACAAAGGAATGAAACCAACTCCGGTTGCACCTGTGCTACCACTACCAGTTGCACCAGTTGCACCGTCTACGCCCGGCAATCCGCTTGCACCAGTAGACCCTTGACCTGCAAATGTGCCAGGAATGCCTTGGGCACCAGTTGCACCGGTTAAGCCTGTAGCACCTGGCCCGCCAGTAAATCCGGTAGCACCGGTGGCACCCTGATACCCAGTTGCACCCGTAGCACCGACTGAACCAGTTGCTCCCGTTTCTCCAACAGCACCACCAGGACTTGCTGATACCCAAACAGAACCGTTGTAAGTAAACAGTTGTCCTGTTTCTTGAGTATCAAGCCACATGTCCCCAGCCGCTGCCACCGATGGTCTTGAAGTTGAAATTACTGCGGTCAGTCTAGGACCAGTTGCACCAGTCGATCCTCTAGTGCCAGTTGCACCCCGAGCACCAGTTGCACCCATTGAAACTACATTGACTACACCTTCAACAATTTCTAAACCGTCGCCTACTATAATTGTTCCTAGAGTAGAAGTAGTTGCAGTAGTAGCAACAGTTGTTACATTTAAAAATCCTTCTTGGTCAATATTTAAACCATCGCCAATTTTAATTCCGCCAATAGTGCTAGTAGTTGCCGTTGACACATTGAATGTGACTAATTCATTATTAATGAATTCGCCTAACTGCCCTACAGTCATCTGTTTAGTTAGGTTGCCGTCAGCAACAGGCATACTAGTTGCCGTTGTTATTGAACCAATAACGGGTAGATTACTAATGGTACTCATTTAACTAAACACTCCACAATGCCTGAACCGTTTTCTAATGCAAATGCAAATGGTTGTCGGCCATTGCTAGTTGTACTGCCTTTGCCATCCATGTACGGCCAAATAGGTTCGCCTTTTAACACGTACCCTTCTACTTTAACTGGTACACGACCAGTTAACGCAATATATGTTCCGCCTTCTAATTCACTATTCATCATATATGCAGGCTTACCGGAGACTACACCGATAACATAACAGTCACTAGTTGTTACCGCGGTAACTTCTGCAATGCCACCAACTGTCATCACAGTACCGACTGAGTATTCTCGGTCTGTTAGATATTTTTCTGCCAAGTCAGCATACACTGCAACAGTAGCAGTTCCTCTAAAGAACGATCCTCTAATATCACCTAGGTCATCTCTTGCAACAATAGTAGCAGTAATATTATCTTCATATCCTTTAGCATAGTATGTAAATCCGCCTGCATAAGGCACAATTTCTAAAGCTGCGGCCTGTGCATTACTCGAACCAGTAGCACCAGTTAATCCAGTGGCACCAGTTGATCCTTGAGCACCAGTTGCACCCGATGATCCTTGAGCACCTGTGGCACCTGTGGCACCATCATATCCAGCAGGCCCAGTAGACCCCCACAAACCAGTTGATCCTGTACTTCCTGGAAGTCCGATATCTCCTTGTGGACCAGTTGCTCCCATTGATCCAGTTGCACCAGTTGCTCCGGTCGCACCTGTTGATCCTATTCCAGTAGCACCAGTAGCACCCATTACACCTTCTGCTCCAGTTGCACCTGTAGCCCCACTAGGACCAGTAGCACCGGTTATTGGACCAACACTTATTACGGAAGCATCGCTTAATGTAAATTCAATTATTGTATTGCTAGAAGTTAATGTAGCAGTGGTAATATATTTGCCTTGAGGACCAGTTGCACCAGTAGCACCAGATGCTCCTTCACTGCCTTGTAAACCGACTGCTCCGGTAGCCCCAGCCGGCCCTGTCGCACCTGTCGCACCTGTAGTTCCCGGTATACTTGGACCTTCTGAACCAGTAGCACCTGCAGGACCAGTAGCACCGGTTGCACCGGTTGCACCTGTAGTTCCTAACGGGCCAGTTGCACCTGTGCTGCCTTGTAATCCAGTAGCACCTGTTGCACCTGTTGCTCCAATGGCACCTGTTGCACCTGTAGCACCTTGTCCTGTAGCACCTGTAGCACCCGGCTCTCCTTGGTTACCAGTAGCACCTGTGGCACCAGTTGAACCAATGCCTGTAGCACCAGTTGAGCCTAACTCGCCTTGAATACCAGTTGCACCGGTAGCACCGTCACCGCCAATTGGTCCAGTTGAACCAGTAGCACCGTCTGGACCGGTAGCACCGTCTGCTCCGGTTGCACCTGTAGCACCTAATCCAGTTGATCCTTGCGGACCAGTTGCACCTGTAGCACCTCGGAGTCCGGTAGCACCAGTAGCACCAAAGTTACCTGTAGCACCTGTTGATCCTAACGGACCAGTTGCACCTGTTGTACCTAAGTCGCCAGTCGGTCCTTGAATGCCAGTAGCACCAGTTGCACCAAAATTGCCAGTAGCCCCAGTTCCGCCAACTGGTCCAGTAGCACCCGGACTGCCTATACCAGTTGCACCTGTAGTTCCTTGTCCAGTAGCACCAGTTGCACCTGCACCGCCAAATGGTGCACCTGCACTCCAGTTACCATCTCCGTTTTGTTTAATGTATAATGTTCCGGTACCTAGTTCTAAAAATGCAAAACCAAACGGACGATCATCATATTGACTTCGTTCGTCGTACGGAGTTGGCCAATACCCTACAGCATCAATAACAAATGGCTGACCAATTTCCCCTGTTGCACCTGTAGCACCTTCGCCTGTAGCACCAGTTGAACCAATTGGTCCAGTTGAACCCGTACCGCCTTGACCTGCAAATGTTCCAGCAATACCAGTAGCACCTTGGGGTCCTGTAGAACCTGTTGATCCTTGAGCACCAGTTGCACCTGTACCGCCTTGGCCGGGAATACCTTGTTGACCAGTGGAACCAGTACCGCCTTGGAATGCTGCTATTCCGGGAATACCCTGGAGACCGGTTGCACCTTGTTCACCGGTTGCACCTTGGGCACCTGTAGAACCAGTAGCACCGCTACCAGTAGCACCTGCACTACCTGTAGCACCTGCACTACCAGCAGGCCCTTGACTTCCGGTTGCACCAGTTGCACCCATAAATGCAGCAGTACCTGGGATACCTTGCGGACCAGTAGCACCAGTTCCTCCGGGATAGCCAATATCACCTTTTGGACCAGTAGATCCAGTTGAACCACCTTGCCCCGTAGCACCAGTTGATCCGCTGCCTGTGGCACCTCGTAGACCAATCGGTCCAGTGGCTCCGCTAGCACCTACCGCAGTTTCTCTACTAAAAAATGTTCCTAATGTTTCTACAGTTACATAGTATGTTTGTCTGGTAGAAGTATCCGCTACTGGTATCAGAACAGCATTGGTTAGTGTGTTTAACGGTGGTAAATTACTTATTGTGCTCATCTTTTATTCAACTAGTAGTGCGTTTCCATCAGAGTCAGTAATAATGATACCGTCTGGACCAGCCAGCACATTTAATGGTTGTACATCATCAACATTCTTAATTGGGAACTTGAGATATTTATCGCCACTGTAATCTAGTGTTTGATCAATAATTAATCTATCAACTTCGAAATCAATTAACTTAAAGTCAAATCCATTAAGCTCAATCTTTCTTTTAATTTTATAGCCTTCGCCGGGTAATGCATAACAAATTGGCATCGCTTTAATAAATCCTAAAGGTGCTCCAGTTGCCTGTTGAATAGTACTCATAAATCTAGGACGTAAATATTCGTCTACTTTAATAGTTTCGCCGTATATTTGAACGCTTTCTAGACTCTTTTGCCAGTTTTCAACGCTATTACTGTATAAATTAACCAGTCCCTGATTAATCAAGAAACTGATATTATCCGGACTTTTCCCTAATGTATTACTTTGGCTGTCAATAATGTCAACGTAGACAAAGTCGTAAACATAATTTCCTTGAGCGTCTTCTGCAGGAATTGTCTTGACATCTCCAAAATAGAATCTCTTATTGTAGAAATAATTCTGTAGCCCTAAAACGTATTCAGCTAAGTTTAATCGCTCAATGCCGTACTCTAAAGTCATTCGAATATCTTTTTGTAGCCCGAATGCTGGATCCGATGGTCGGTATAATACCTTTGGATCGAATACATCTCTATTGTTAATAAAATCTCTATAGACTTTTCTTCTATGTCGTGCCATGAACGGTCTCATGTACACGCTGCTAAACGGAGTTGGATCGTTGTCTCCAATAAGAATTGTAAACTCTTGATCAATTGTTGCCAGTCGATAGGCATTAGTAGCTTCTACTGTAAACGTATATGCACGGTCAAATGTAGTTCCGCCACCATCGATGGTAAATTCTGTAGGTTGGTAGTAATCAACTTCAGTAGTTCCACCATAAGGAATTTTCCCCACAATACTTCCGTCATTCTTAAATTCTAAACCTGCAGGTAATTCACCTTGTACAAATCTGTATTGAATTCCTAAGTCGGGTAAATTTTCATGTTGTGCTACTACTGATAGCTCACTTTGATATCCTGCTGCAATTGTTCCTACGGTAGAGGTAGTAATCCATTGTAAATCAGTGTTTACACTGCCTTGTAGTCTTAATTGAAATACTCTATCGCTTTTACTTTGATCTCCGGTCTTAGGATCAGTTTTAATCATCCTAATAGTAAATTTGTAATCTTCACTATATGCAGGTATGTACGGAATTTGTCCGTATAGGTCTCCAGACGTTTCATTTAAATTAAATCCGGGCGGCTTTTGACTCTCACTTCCAACGAATAGAATAGTATTATCTGGAATGTCGTCTCTTAGTGTAGTGTCATATACTACCGTATCGCCTACAAGTACTGGACTATGTTTAATACCAACTACACAAGTTGAAGTAGTTCCTGTCACTGAACTGATTGTATAAGTAGTATCGTATATTGCATCGGGCACATATGTGTCCAATCTAAGCAATTGTCCAACTTGAGGCAAGCTAGACAAGCTCTTTAAATGCACCTCACTCATACCAGCACGGTTATACTTAGGTAAGAAGTCTGCACTTTCCCAATCCGTTCCGTTCCACACATAGCTAACAGTTTCATCTACTACATTGTACAAATCACCGATGGTATTAACTAACGGTAACTCAGCAAACGTATCAACTACACCTCTTACAGTTACAGGTAAGCCACTTGGTCCTGTATTGTACTGAGTATCAGCAATAGCTCGTACTTCCGGATTTACACTAATATTATCCCAGATCCAATTAACTGCACCTAGTTCAGGGTGCGGATCATATGTTTGTATTCTAACAATTTGATAGTTCGCGGCACGACGAATACCCAAGTTCGCCGGACTTAGCCAAGCAGGTGCATACAAGTAACTGTCGCCTGCTTGAAAACATCTTGCATCTGCTGAAATATACCCAGTGTCTGCACGTAAGCTGTTTACATCAACAACTTGCAATTTAAATAATTTACGACTGCTATTAAAACTGTCAGTGGCAGTTACATAGAATTGATAAATTTTCTTAATGTATTTTGGACGATTAGTTTTATTTTCAATAATGAAAGCACTATCATACGGATAACGGTCATATTTTTCAGTGTCGTATCCGTTGCCTGAAACTCCAACCGGCTCTTCTTGCACAGTTATTTCATCAATAACGCCAGTTAATCTACCGTCTTCAGTTAATTTAATCCCTTTGGGTAGTTGCCCGTCTCCGTCTGCAATGTAATATCTTAGTTTCATATTTTCAAACAAGACATTAGCTACAGCAGACAATTGATAATCTACAATATGTTCGTTTACTGCAAAACACTCACCACTGGTTCCTACTGCTAGGAATCCGCTAGGAGTTACCCATACTGGATCTTGATTGCTAGTTACATCTACTGAAAACGTACGGTCAGCTACACCCTGTGCATTTTTTGCACGAACTACAAATTGACTTCTAATTGTAGAAGGCACGCTCATAGGGTTTCCAATAATAAACCCAGTTGTAGTAGTCGACGTAGCAGTAGTTACTAATTGTAAAACCATTCCGTCCGGAAGCTTCCCGCTTATAACACTGAATGTAGATCCAGTGCCTTCAACTGAAAATGGTATATTAATAGCAGTTCGTTCTGTTAACGTGCCCAGGAACCCCGCATTGGTAATCCATACTGGTGCTGTCATATTATAACCTAAACAAACTTACTTGAGCACGCCAAGAAATTACATTAGTAGCAGTTAGTCCGGAAACATTATAGGCCTGTACTCTCACTCGATTGTCATAGATTGATGTATCTACAATGTCCCAGTTGGCATTATTGGTGCTACCGTTTTCAAATAAGCTCACAATTCCTGTACCTAACACATGACTGGTAGTGCTATTCCAGGTTACCATATAGCTACTTCCGGAATCCTGTGTATCAGTAGTTTGGTTCTCTGCTAGAATATCTATGCTAGCACCTCTATATATTCTTTTATCAAATTCAAAAAGTTGCACAGCCGTAGAGTTGTCGCCCGGTAAGGTAAATGTGCCACCAAATGATTGTAGTTCAATTGCAGGCACTTCACCACTATCGCTGATAACAACAGATGACGTACTGGAACTTTGAACTTGTGAAAAGTTTTGATTAATTTTGTGGAATGCTACTCGGAGACTATCACCGTCTCCTTTGTTTGCACTTGTTCCAGTGTTGATGTATTGTAATGCCATTAAATTCTCCCTACTACAACTTCAATGACGCCAATTGTTTGACTATCATAATCTTCTAATGCTTTGCCAATTACTGAACCCATTGCAGGATTCTTTTCAGCAGTTGCAACACCCGGAGCACCACTAGAAATTAACATATCGCCTTTGCGTACTTTACCTACAACTTTACATGGAACACGACCAGTAAGTGCAATAAAGACGCCACCTTCTAGTTCGGCATTCATTTTGAACGCCGGATTAGTTGCAACCACGCCGGCGATCCTGCGGTCCATGAATTCTACCGCAGCAGTAACTTCTTTTGCACCGCCAAATACTACAACAGTACCTGGCTCATAATGTGCATCTGGCAAATATTTTTCTGCCAAGTCACCGTATTTTGCATAGTAAGCAGTGCCATAAACTGTTCCAAACAAGTTATCACTTTGACCAATGTCGCCAGTTCCGTTAGTGCCGCTCTTTGTGATGCTCGGAACAGTCGGAGTACCGGTTATGTTACCGCTAAATGTTGCAGTAACGGTCCCTGCACTAAAATTGCCACTACCGTCTCTAAAGACCAGTGTACTTGCACTATTAGAACTTGTACCGTTTGAAGTAACGGTGAATGTTTGAGTTTCTCCTGTTGTGCTACCGCTTAGACCATATCCGCTAGTTGCACCAGTAGATACATAATCTCCAGTTGTATCAGTACCTAATGCAACACTATTGTTTGATATAGTAGTCACAATGTTGATACCACCTGCACCAGAGAAACTAGCACTACCAGTAACATCACCGCTAAGTTGAATAGTTACCGCAGCATCTAAGCTCTGTGCAGTAGTTGCAGTACCTTGGAATCTGTTCGCATAGACATTAACGTATCGCTTGCCATTTTCACCAATGTCGTATGTTAAGTTAGCACTAGGTTCTAACTTTTGAGTAACTAACGTACCTACCATAGTGTCGCCACTGGTATTGATATAGTTTAGGTTAGCCCATTGTCTGTTAACAGCATCTTTATCAGCTGCTGGATCGGCCATATTAACAATACGGTTGTCGCCCATCTTGATAGTATCGAGCATTTCTAAAACGCCGCCACGATCTAAGAATCCATTACCGATTGGACTGACACCTGCGGTAGTATTGTTTCTGTTTAGGCCTAATCTACTATTAACATATGTTTGTATAGCACGTTCAGTTGGAACGCTGTTATTACTGTTGCCGCCTAACGTACCGTCTACGCTAAACACCTGTACAAGAGTCTGCCCACGTTTAAAGCTAATGCCATCAACGTTAGTTAAACTAATCGGAGCACTGATACTCACAGTACCGCGACCTTGGTCTACGCTGAAGAACTTACCAACTTTAAAGTTACCGTCTTGGTCAGTAGTGGCATAGTATACACGACCTTTTCCTACCTCTTGAGTTTCTAATGCCGAGTCTGGAGGATTGCTTGGAGGGCCGTATAAATCGTTTGGATACTTACTGTCAGCATAGCCTCCTGTACCTACGTTCAACATGTCGTGTCCGGTAACACGCATTGTAGAAATACGTACAGTAATATCACCCGGTTGATTAGATGTAATACCTGCTTTTAATGCTGTAGCCAAAACTTGATGTTGTAATGTAGCACCATCACTAACTCTCTCAACAACAATTTCTCCCCATTCATTATAAGTTTCGTCGCTGTTAATATAATCTGTAATTTTATACAAATTACCTGCATGACCAAATATATAATAGTAAGGAGTACTTGCAGTTAATCCCGCACCTATCCTTGCCTGATCATCTGCGTCAAGGTCTACAACTTTGATCCTGTTATTACCAGTTTCGCCATCTGGGTAAGCTGTTACAGTAGCTGTGGCAGATCCTCCAGTAATCGTGATATTACTAACACTGGTTCCGGCGTAGCCTGCACCCTGATTAGTTAAAATAACTTTAAAAATTTGTCCACTGCTGTTAGCCTTGCCGTAACCAACTGCCTGTGTTCCGGAGAATGTTAGGCCAGTACTGTTAGGCCATGTCCATGTTCGGTCAACTCTAATCTGTGTAGAACTAGAATTAACCCAAGTTACATAAGTTGCAGCACCGTTAGGATCAGCACCACCAGATGTTAAAGTTACACGACTACCTATCATTATAGTGCCGCTTGCACCACTGATAGTAATTAAATCAGTATCTGTTGCAGTGCCATTAACTGATGCAGTTCCTGCGGTACTTGGTGCAGGAATTGTTGCAGTATAGTTTGTGGTAGTCGAACCAAATCCAGCACCGCCGCTGGTAATTGTTAATTTGCCTAAGCCTTGTCTGTATAAACCGTTACTCTCAGTCCACGGAGTTAGGTTAATATAGTTGTAAGGAGTATCACTTTCTGCAAGTGCAGTATCTCCGCCAAGGTCTGAATATTTTAATACACGATATACGTATGTTGGATCTTCGTCTAAAGTCAATACAGTACTAGGACGGCTTAATGTTGCTGCATTTACATCTAATAATTCTTGATTGTAGTATATGCGTAACGTGGCTTTCTCACCGTTTGCAATAGCTGCCCTTAGTCCCTGTCCTTGCCCGTCATCTAATGATAGAGAATACACGGTACTATCAAATGTATCTTGTACTGCACTCTTGACATTATAAAGGACAACAGTTCCACTATGGTTAACTTCAAGTTGACTTTGTGCAATAGGTGCATAAGACAACCCAGTTACATACAAGGTTGCATCTTCAGCTTTGTTTGTGTATGTGCCTGCTGCGGTAATTGTGGCAATCTGGCTAGTAGAACGTTTGTTTCTAACTGCAATTGGAACCTCTGTTGGATCGCTCCCCTCTGACTTAAGACCATTTAGACCGTAGGAAGTAGAACCAGCAATACTACGACATTGAGCACCATTTAAAGAATAGTACGCACTATAGCAGTAGTAAGTAAACATGGAAACGTTTTCTACTAAACCGCCGTTAGTTGCAAAAATACCGTAGCCTAAGTCGTTGATCTGTGTGAAGTCGTTAGCCAACATACTTCTATTACCAGCTGTGATTAATGTGATCTCGCTTGGTAAAGGATGTGCTGCGGTAACAATGAATCCAGGTTTAACTGTGGCCACATATGCTAACCCAGTACCAAATGTTACTGCCGGATCTGAATTATAGCCGCTGCCTGCTGTTCCAATAGTAATTGCAGTAATTGTACCATTGCCGTCTACACTGGCCACTGTTGCGGCAGCACTTGTACCACCGGAACTTGGGAAATTAATAACTGTGCCAACTGCGTATCCAACACCACCGTCGATAATTTCGTAACCAGTAATTGCACCTGAACTATTTCTAGTCCAACTAATTCGAGCACCACCAATAACAATATTTGGGCAACCTTGAGTAGTTCCGAACGTGAATAATCCGTTTGTATACCCTGATCCTGGGAAGGATACAGAAACACTAGATACATTACCCGAAACTCCAATCACCGCAGTACCTGTTGCATTTAGACCACCTGCCTGTGTCGGAGCACTGAATCTTACAGGTACTGTTCCTGCGTTAGCTTTAAATCCTGTAGCAATGTTTCCTGCATTAGTAATAGTGGCAATACCACCTGGACGTAACGGATTTAAGTTTAAACTACCTGTACCGTTTGTTGGATTAAAGTTACTAACAAAGCTGACTTCGTATGTAACACCGCTATGAACAAAGAAGCAAGGCACTTGGGGACGAATATATCCTTCACCAGGCACAACACTCGGACGTCCAATGCTGCCAGTAGTCAATGCTGAATTAATTCTTACTGGATAGCCTGTTCCTGATGCAGTAGTAATGCTAGCAGGAGTCATCTTAGTATTGCCGGAGAATCCGTCAATAAACATACCACCTGCAAATACGTGCCTGTTCTTGCTCTTAGAGAAGCTAGAAGCAGTTTGAGTATATGGGGACTTGGCAAGAATTTGACCGTCTGGGTCAAGTACTTTCATGAAGCCGCCGTGTCCTTGACAACTAATATATCGATTAATTGTTGCATCGTTCATCAAGAACACATCCATTTGATCGTTATACTTGGGAGGATTAAAATCAGGATCGTTGTTGACAATGCGTGAGCAGGCCTGCACTAAGTCTGCTAAGATTAAATCAGACCCACTACTAACTAGTGTACCACCAACTGGGTCAGTGAACACTTGATCTTCGACCGCTTGATAAGAAGTAACAGGTTGTTGATTCTTAATAATTCGTTGACCAATAGTGTTAATATAGTTAATAGCCGCAACAGTCTCTGCTAGTTGGGATCCTTTAACTACTGCAACATTTCGATAGCTATCGCCTGCATTAATAGTTCTATTATTTCCACCGTTAGTTAAATCGTATGCAATTGAATCAACAATAATACCGATGTCTCTTGCACATTTATCTTCATCAAATACAAAACTAGGGTATGTAGCATTTAGGAAGCCAATACATTCTGCTTTGATAAATTCTCGGTTGTCTAGTAGAATAGAACCGGCATTATTATAACCACCACTGTTAGTCTGAGTAGTTAATGTGTTAACTGGACGACTAGCATCTCTTAGGTAATGATATCCGTATTTGAACGGTTCATATATATGCCATGCACCGTAAGCAATAGTATTGCCTACTGTATAATTGTAAGCACTCTTTTCAAAATTAACTTCGTTCTGTGCTAGAGAAACTGCAAAAGTATTGCTACTTACGGCTCGAACTTCACCTTGTGCAGAAACTGCACCGGTAGTTTTGAAAATCTTTCCAATCCAATTGGTGCTAACAACTCCTGCATCTACAGTAACAGTAACAGTTTGTGTAACTGAGTCATTATCAGTTGAGCTGATAGTAATACCTGCTGCACTTGCATAATCAGTTGCAGTGTTTAATTGTGTTACAATAATACCGTCAATTTGGGCATCTCTAAAGAAGTATGTATTAGCCCATTTAGAACTACTAATACCTGGAAGTCTTGTACCTTCTAAAGGTGCAGGTTTAATAACACTTCGGCGGAATTCATCACCACGGATAGAACAGTTTTCCGGAACCTTAATTGGGTATTGATCGTTATGCTCACCCGACTCTACCATAATAGTAGATTGATTCTTGTTCTGTTTTTGGCCCCATTGTAGCTCTTCGTTTAATTCAAAGTCGGCAGCATAGACGTGCCACTTATCATAGTCAACAACATCGCCATTTTGTAATCCGAGACCATCTCTAAACTCAACAACAATAGTGTCTCTAACGTTTTGATCGTCGTCTAGTTCTTGAATAATTCGAGAAATATATCCATAGCTTATGACACCGTAACTAGAATTAGTGATGACAAATTTGTAACCAATCCAAAAATCTGGAATGTCAATGCTGTCTGCTACGTCTAATAAGAACGCTACTTCGGTAATTTCACCACCACTGGTTACATACGCATTATAGCTGAACGGCTCTGGTTCAACTGCCATACGATATGGTTTAGCGTAATCAACTGGAGTAATATCATAGTATTCATAGCCATTCACGTCATCGAGTGTAATAGCTTCAACTAGACCTACTGCTTCACTGCTTGCACCAATGATGTAGTTTCCTGGGAAAATACTTTTATTAATAAAGGGATCTGATCCAATATTAAAACTAGCTGGATCTAGTGTTAATCTTAAGCGGATACCAAAAGAGCTAGTGTCTAGCAATGTACTAGTGGTTATGTTAGTAACAACAGGATTTGCTGTGCCGTTACTCATCGAAACAGTTTTTTGGTACGGTCCTAGTACAATTTGACTTGCTGCAATAAATTGTTCTGCTGCTTCTGCGGCACGATTAACAGTTTTAAATGCATAGGCAAAGGCCCGCCCACGTTTATAGCTAGGTAAAGAATACTGATGATCGTCACCACTTAAACTAACAAAGAAGTTTTGGCGACTTGCAAAACCACTGTTGTCAACAAGTTCGTCAACATATCCTTTGTTAACAATGTGAGTAGAACTTGTAGGACTTACTAATAATTCAACATTATCCCGAATCGTACTCATTCCGTCATATATGCTCTCACTTACACTAGTGTTATCATATCTAGTAATACCGTCACGGTTAACAAAGTTCTCATAAACCCACTTACGACTAACTGCATCCCAATCTGCATGTGGACCTGTGTTATCCATGTTAATGATACTAAATGCATTCTCACCGCTGATGTCTGCTGCTAGTGTTGGATTCTTATCACTTGATAGGCTAGATGCAGTATTAACGATCCTGATTTCAGTTGAACTTGTAACAAAGTCAATGTTAATACCTGTGCCAGCTACTAAAATTTTATTAAGAAATTTATTACCTTCTGCGTTAACTTGTAAAATAGCATTGGGTCTTAATGTGCTAGGAGCTTCCTTTAGTCTTAAAAAGCTGAATCCAGCACCAAAACCTAACAATGTATAGATGTCTGTAAAGTTAGAGTTAACTTTCTGAAAAGCTGCATAGACGCTGTCGCCTGTTCCATCGTTTGGTTCGCTACCGATATTGATAATCTGTTGATTTAGTGGCATAATTTCCTCTGTACTACACCATATTTATTCTGGTAAAATTCTGTCAAAATAACAGCAGGTAGTATTCTACAAGTATTTATTTTAAGTTACTCAAAGGGTGTTAAATGAAATTCCTGTAATAGTAAATAAAGTATCGAGTTAATACTTTTAAGGAGATATCGATGTTTAAAACAATTAAAGAATTCTTCCTAGGCAAGCCAGTTGAAACACCGGCAGCACCCAAGGTTGAAGAAACAAAGCCTGTACATGCAAATGATGTGGTACTACAACCGGTAGTTGAGGAAGTGCAACCAGTAGTAGAAGCTAAGGTTGATCCGGTTTCAGTCGCATTAGATTTAGAACCAATGGATTTTGCAACCGCTACTACTCCGGTAACTGCTAAGACGCCGCGTAAACCACGTGCTCCTAAAGCTGTGGTTGCAACTCCGGCAAAAGCCACAAAGCCTAAAGCAGAAAAAACTGCACCAAAAAAGGTAGCAGTAATTAAAGCAAAGAAGGTAAAATAAAAAAGGGCTCCGAGAGCCCTTTTTTAATTGGTTAAACTGTAATCGTACAGTGTTTTAGAAGCTAGGTTTTTAGCTTTAGACTCGCACATAATGTCAAAGTCTTTTCTAAAAGTCAATGCCCAATCATTAACAGACTTGTTCCAATAGAAGTTGCTGTGTGCTCGCATCTTCTGTTTTTTGTAGCCGTTCTCTAGCAATAATGCATGATCAGGTAACGTAATTGGACAATGCCCTATTAACACATCTTCTCGGCTGACTGAATAATGAATAACAGGACGAACGCCACGCCACGATTCAATCACACGCTGACATCTATCGTCGGTGGCTTGAATGTAGTCTCCTGTACGGATCCAGTGGTGGTGTATATCAAGTACGAGGGCACAATGTTTTGCGAGTTCGATACTTGAGTCGATTCCCCAACAGTTTTCGTCGTTTTCGATTGTGATGCAGTTTCTTGCTTCTGGGGATAACTTTCCCAATGCGTCAATGATGCCTTCGGGGCCGCGTTTACCCGAGATGTGAACATTGATTTTAAGATCTTGGAAGGTCTTACCGAATCCCATCCAGCGGGCCATATCCACATGATATTCAAACTCCTCAATTGAACGTTCTACAATGCCGGGATTTTCACTAGCCAGCACAGTAAACTGACCAGGATGAAATGACAAGCGAACGTTATTAGTGCGAGCCAAAGCACCCACTTGGGCGAAGTGCTTTTCCGCATAAGCACGAACGTCTGGTAGACGCCAAAAGTAGCTATAATCAGGTTGGGTATAGACAGGAAGTATATCACTGCTAATACGTACCATTCGGAGAGATTCATCAAGTGTGCCTACTTTTTCTACTAGTTTGCGTACAGCTTCAATGTTGCCTTTCATTAGGTCCCACAGTTTTTCTTCTGCTACCTGTTGGCTTTGACGTTTGAGCCATGCCACAGTAGTAGAACCTGTGTTGTATTGTTTAGCATCGTCTGTAGGCTTAATACCGTCAATTTGTGCAGGATTATCAATCCATTTACATGCAAACCCAATCTTACCCATTTTATTCTTTCTTAGAAAGTGAAAAACCACTGTCGTTATAATCTTTCCAAACTAGTACATCACCGTAGTCCCACCCCATTTGAGCCAATAGATCAGGAGGGAAAGGCATCATTAATTTTCCAGGATGCTCCGGATCTCCCTCTAGAGTAACAACCTGGCTAGTATCAGTCATTTACTTGTTCTTTCCAAGTTGTAAAAAAGTTTTTGATTTTTGTATCTTCATCCCAAGAAGTACCATAGTCGTTGTCTTTATCGCACAACGCCAGTGCTTCTTCCTTAGTAACAACACGATGAGACACAATTTGTTCGCCGATATGTTCTTGGCTAAATTCTTTAGCTTCGTTCATTGTTACAGTATCTAATGCCCATAGAGTTTTATCTTTACCGTACTGGTCTACACCTACTGGCACTTCAACCATATAGCGTTCACGAAATGTGCTAACACATTCAACTAGCACCCATTGAGTTGGTTCTTTCTTTTTAAGTTCCCAAGAACCGTCTTTACGATCAATCCACTCTATCGTGTCCCCTTCTTTCCATCCTGCCTTCTCTAGCAGTTCTGGAGGGAACATTAGGATAGCATCTCCTGTTGCGGGATCTTCTTCTATATTAAGTGTCCAGTGTTTCTGTTCCATGATCTATTAATTTAACGGTTAGTACACGCATAGTTTTGAAACTACGCCATTCTTGTTTGTCTGTATCAAAAACCGGAACGGTTTCTAAATCTAGCAGACGGGTTTGATGATGTTCGCGAATTGCTTCACTAGGCATCCAATCTTTATGAAGCGTACACTTCATGACTCGAAGCTCGCCACTTACTTTAGTAAACTCAACTTCACAAACACCTTGATAGAGGATGTCTTTAATAACTTGATACTGTGTTTCCACAGGGTTAGAGGTACCTGCAAAGTCAATCACATTCTCACCTTTGAAAATTTATAGTTAACGTATACAAGAGCAAAGTTAACAAGTGCCCAAATGTAGTTACCGCGAGCAATACTATCAATGCCGGCAAAAGTCAGCCATCCAATAATAAACCAAGTAATTTGATCTTGATTATAAATGTACCAATTACGAAATGAATTCCACATAAACACCTTTCTAGTAATATCTTATTGTACAGGATTTATGTAGCATTGTCAATCACCAATGTCTAATAACACCAGCAATAATGAACAAATTGGTTATCATGTACACAGATACAATTAGTGTACGAATAAGGGCAATACGATCAGCTTCTCGATCAGTATCGCCCATTTTTTCACCTAGGGCCTTGGCCCAAAGTCTCCATACTTTACGCAAATAGATCTTCATTCCATTCACGATGACCTTCACGGAATGCCATGTTACTTTGGGTTTCACGTACTTCTACACGATAACACCAAAGACGTTTGCTTTCACCGTCACCCCACATGTCTGGAATGTAAACACCATTCACATACTTGTACAGCATATCGCTCAGTGCTTCGCAACCTAATGCTGGCAGTATTGTTAGCTTTGCTAACTTACGGCGTTCCATCTCTTTATAGAATTCTAGTTCTGGATCGTCGGCACTAACTAGGGTAGTGTGATCAAATTGATCTTCTAAGATTTTTTTAAGTTCTTTTAAGCCACCGTAGTCAGCCGCCCAATTACGAACGTCTAGGTCGTTAGTTCCAAAATAGAACTTCATTGAAAAACTGTATCCGTGATTTAGGTTACAGTGACTATCGGCTCTCCATTGGCGATATGCACATGGAAAAGCATCGTGATACTCTTTTGTCGAGGTGTACTTATATTGTACGGGTTGTAGATTTGCCATCTCTAGTCTCCTTTGTAAGGTAGCAAGTTTGACGACATGCAGAATTTATAAAGCGGGGTGAAAGTCGTTAAAGACCGCTAGTAACTATTATATAGGCAGATATTTATTCTGTCAAGTGTTTAAGCTCTAATTTCACCAAAATTCTTCCAAGTGCCCGGAGTGCCAGATCTGACACAGACCCAACCAATGAAGCCCTGTGGTAGAGGATTGTCATTCCATACAATGTCTCCTTGTTGGTAAGCACCTTGTGTTGGAGGTTCAACTCCACGCATCTGTAGCTTTCCGCCAATTCGAACATTCCCACCAACTTCAAATGCTTCAGTTGGATTCTTCACGTTGATGGCCAGTTTACCGTATGCACGAATAACTGTGCTGTCACGGAGTTCATGTCCAAATGTAATATGGCCCTGTTCATCAATACTTACGCGAACTTGGTCATCTGTAATAATGTCCAGTGCCTTGGTATTCAGAGTACCGATGCGGCCACGGCCTCGATCGTCTGAATCAATAACTACTTCAACATTATTTGGATAATCGTAAACTGTAAACAATGCAGTAGGAGCATCTTGTCCTAGGCTGAATCTATTAGCAATGGGGTTGTAAAAAACAAAGTCGTTAAAGTTTACAGCACCACTTACATTTAAGTCACGGAGTGTTCCTACAGTTTTTAAACTGGAATTAACAATGCTACTGCCCAGGCTTTCGCTAGTAAGTACACTGGCACCACCAATAAGATAGTTTCTGCCTTTGGCAATTTCGATGCTTTCTGTACTAAAGAATCGATCAGGACCAGCCATCAACACCAATTGTTTATTGTAAGGGGCACCTGGCCATAACAATCCTGTACCTACGTTTGTACCGCTTTCTCCGTGTGCAAACTCTAGATATTGCTTTTCATAAATCTGATTTGTGATAATTTCTGTAGTACGAACAAATCCTGCATCTAGTACACCATAGATTTTAACATCCCCTCGGAATGTAGTGTTACCTTCGATGTTCTTTACATTCAGTGTCTGTACTGTAATTTTATCATCTTCTACAACTAACGTCTGTTTTGTAGCAAGATCTTTAATACCTGTGCTACCAAAATTGGTAATTGTTCCGCCATCAATAACATCGCCGCTAAAATCGTTTTCTACAATTAATAAGCTGCCGCGTGGAATATTTTCTAGATTACCTGCATCAAATGTCTTTACCATGGTGTTGTTCCGTAAATGTGAGAAGCCCCTAAGTGCTTTTGTGTATTTAGCACATAGGGGCTCTACAGTTTAGGAACGAT